GAACCAGATAACAACAACTCAGATTTCTTAACGGGCCTAGATCTCATCGTTGACGATAAGGCCAGCCGAATCACACCCCCTTGGGTTATCGGCGCGACTCGTGCCTACCTAGCAGAACAAGAGAACGGCGGGCCGAAGTCCGCGAAACGGGCCCCTGCCTCTCAACCACATAGATGTCGGATCATTAAACAAGACGGCTTGAGATGTCTACTCTGGAGTAGCGGGCGTCCGAAAGATGACGGCTTGTGTCGTATCCACCTTCGTACCAATAGACGGCCTGGAGCAGATGTCGAACGGGCCCGTCAGAAGTTGTTGCAATCTGCACCCTACGCAGTTGATGTCCTTGAGGAACTAATGGAGTCTGCCCAATCAGAACCCGTCAGATTAAAAGCATCGACGGAGATCCTTGACCGAGCTGGAGTCCGAGGCGGCGTGGAGTTAGATGTCGGCGTGGATGTAACGGTCCGTAGTCCACATGAGGTTATTAAAGAACGGCTTGCCCGATTGGCCGCTGGTGCACAGCACATGATTGAACTAGAGATGGATAAAGACGGTGCCTATATAGCACCCGTTGAGAAAAAGGATGAAGCGGCAAGCTCAGAAGAAACCTACTCATGAGTATAAACAACTTAGAAGAACTAGCGGCTCGCCTGGCAAAGCGGCTTGAGGAGGACATAGTTCTGTGCTCAACTCGTGCTGAACACATACGGGTAACGGCTCGAGCTAACGAAGCTGTCGAACTTCTAAACAATATCAAGATGTTGACAAGCGGCTTGGCCATTGAGAGCAAAAAGTAAAAAGCGGCATGGGGTATAGGAGGTAACGCTGTGGACATGGAACGGATAGTGACGGTGTGCTACTTCTGTAAGGAGTCGTACGAGAGTGCAGAGTTAGACGGTGCTCATAGATGTAAAACGCAAACGGAAGAGGATGTCTAAGCGTCAGGGATTCAACGGATTCGTACAGCCTTAATTCTAACTGTGTATAGATGCTACGGTCTGGAGATCTGCGGCTGTAGAAACTAAAGTTGTTCGTAGTGTGCAAATGCGGGTTCTTCCTGGAGCTCCACGCTCAGAAAATTAAATAGAAGCCGCACATCAAGAAATTGTTCTCATCTTTCTAGCTCGGCGGAGCTCTGGATAGCAAAAAGTAAAAAAGCGGCCTGGTACAGCAGCTGTGAGGACAATCTACAGAAGTTGTTTACATCTCTACCTGGTTAGCTCAACGGGCTCGACGGCTTGACAGTACTGGTAGGGTAGCTTTTGGCAGCACTGCCAAAAGTTAAAAACAGAAAATTGTTTAGATGTTATTTAATCGGCAAGCGGCTTGGTACAGCGGTTGTTGACAAACGGCTTGAGCCATTGCTACCATAACGGCATGCCTATGGAACCCGTCTTCAATCCGAACGATGCATTAGTGCCGTCTGCCCGTAACTGGTCCTGGCAAGATAAAGCGCTGTGCAAAAGTAACGGCGTGGACGCGACGGTGTTCTTTAATGATGACATGCTTCGCGGTGTTGAGAAGCAGGCACGGGAGAGTGCCGCTAAAAAAATATGTACGGCATGCCCTATCAAGACGGAGTGCTTAGAGCACGCATTAGCGGTGCCCGAGAACTTCGGTGTGTGGGGTGGCTTGACAGAAGACGAACGGATGGTTATTGTTAAGTTTAAGAGATCAATTGACAGAGCAGAGAAAGCGGGGATTAAAGCGGATGCTACTTCTTGGGTACATAGCGTACAAAGTGAATCAGATACAGAAACAACTATTAATCCCGTCCGAGTCGGATCATAGAATCGCTGACACATTAAATCGCTGGATAAATAATCGTTTAGATAAAGCAGATCCTGATAGATGTTGCACCCATGATGGTCATGAGAACTATTGTGTCTGTTGTATGAATGAACACGAGAAATGCCGTATCGAAGATTGATTTGACAAACGTTTGATCGTGTGATTATAATATTTCTATGACAAACGAATACAAAGCAGTAAACTCGAAAACTCTAAAAAGGCTGATCGATACCGCAAAAATGCTCAACTTCAATCAGTATCCCGAGAAGTCGCACAACTTCAGTACTAATGGCATCCATGTTTTAGAAATGGTTGTCCAAGACCACAAAGGTCATACGAACAAAGACATCATTCATCACAGAGCGTCTGTGCTGGCTAGTGTTGGTGGAAGTTCTGAACCAATGGAATTCTTACTTGACATTAGAGATGAAGACTGGAATAATCTAGTTGATGCCAAAGCAATGGCAGATAGCGCAAGGGAACTAAATGTCTAAGGAAGTAAGGGTGGCTAATTTACCTAACTGCGATTTTTGCGGACAGGTTGCAAATTATGATGGACAGACAATACTTGGCTCAGCGTGGGCAAATATGTGTCAGTCTTGTTTTGAAAGTCTTGGCAAGGGGCTGGGATTAGGACTAGGACAAAGATTGGTATTAAGCAAATGACAAAAAATAAAATTATACTTATAGTAGTTGCGATATCAGCAACTCTACTTCCAACTCAAACTGCGAGTGCAGTTGGAGAAAAAACTTTAGTAATTATTGACTCAGGCATAAATACAGATTTGGCTTGGGCTAAAAGTGCGGTCATAGATGAGGCATGCTTCGTTGAGTTTAATAGATGTCCAAATGGCTTCTCACAAATGATTGGTGCTGGTGCATCAAAGATTACTCCTGCTATGACAACTGCTGGTTCATTTAGTCATGGAACTCAAATGGCTTCAGTTGCGGTTGCGGTTGATCCAAATGTAAAAATTGTTTCTATCCGAGTTGCTGGTATGACTGCTAAGGGCGTTCCTAATCCTTACACAGCCAAAGCAATTTCTTGGGCGTTAGATTATGTGGAAGCAAATAAGGCACGACTAAATGTTGGTGCGGTTTCTATTTCGCTAGGTAACTCTTACAAATCAACTGAGTGTCCGATAGTTGGAAACCTACAAACACAAATTACTAACTTAATGGCTTCAGGAATACCTGTTGCTATTGCGGTTGGTAATGGTGGCTCTACCAAGATTGACTACCCTGCTTGTATCCCACAAGCGATTGCGGTGGGCGCAACTGAGGATAGGTATGCCATGAAAGAGGTGTCAGGTTGGGTGTATCCAATTATGGCTATTTCTAACTACAACTCTGATGTTGATTATTTTGTAAATGGTAAATACACAACATCTGATCTTTCAGATAATAAAAAGGTTTCTTTTGGAACTTCTAACTCAACTGTGGCTTTTGCTACTTACCTAACTAAAAGATTATCTGCGGGTGAAAACCTAACTGCGGTTTTGGCTAGCGTTAATGCTTCTCTAGTCAATGCTTACAAAACTACGACACTCTTTTATCCTAAGCAGTTTAACTTGACAAACAGTTAAAAACTGTTAAGATAAAGATAACTAGAAAGGGGTAGCCAAATGGCTAAGTATCAAATGCTGATTTCTTTCGAGACAGATAAAGAACTTTCATCTGACGAGCAAGATAATTTAATAGGGCATGTAGCACCACAAATTGAAGAACCTATTACAAGTGAGGGAGATGATGAGGAATACTCAACATCAAACTTACAAATCTCACTAGAGGAGATTAAGTAATGGGTCAAACAGTAATTTGTGAATGCGGTTATCGATTATCTACAAAGGCTAGAACTTGCTTTAATTGTGATCAAATGTTTAATGAGGAGTTAGAAGCCTATATTGAAGCAATTGAAATTAGAGGAGATTAAGTAATGAGTCAAGCAATTTGGCAACATACCATTACACAAGACATGGTCGCTAAGTTAGATGACAATCAACTAAGCCTATTTATAGATTCTTTAGAGAACTCTATAGATGAAATATATTCAAACTTTGATGTAGTTTCTACGACAGAAAAGGGGCAATAATAAAATGGGTCAATATCATGTTCTAGTAAACCTAGACAAAAAAGAAGTTGTAACACCACACGGGCTCGGCATGGGATTAAAGCAATGGGAACATATCGGGGGAACTGCTTCACTAGCAGATGCTCAGTATATTTTAACCATGACTTCTCCAAACCGAGGCGGGGGAGATTTACCCGAAACAGGCATCTCAGGTCGCTGGGCTGGCGACAGGGTTGTAGTGCTTGGTGATTACACAACGGATGCGGATCTACCTAATATCCCTAATGCTGGCTCGCTCTGGGGCGAAACGGATAAGTGGGTAGATATAACGGACTTTGTTGCTACCGCCTTTGAAGCGGTATTCAATATAAAAATAACTGGCGAGGGTTGGAAAACTAGAGCAACTGTGTAATACTCTCAACTTACTTAGGCGTGTCTTTTAAGCCCGTATAGAAATGCGGCAAAGGCACGCCTTTTGTATTTTCAAAAAGACCCCCCATTCTTCCTAGACAAAAAAAATGTAAAATGCATCTATAAAAGTTGTTCATACACTACTCCGCAAGTTGGAAGACTCCTTAGCAAAAAGTAAAAAACAGGCTCAGCGGGCAAGCAAAAAGTAAAAAATTGCCGCTGCTAATTTAACTGAGCAGATGCCGAAGTTATTGTGATGTGGTGCTATTCCAGCGTTTGTCATCTGAACGAGTGGCAAGGGTGTTTGACAAAAAGATGCGGTTCTTATATGATGTCGTTTCGCACCGCTTATATGAGCGATTTGTGAGGGTGGGTTAGTCCGCTACTTGCGAACACGGACTACAAAATAATAAGGGGGAAATATGAAAGACGATATACAAGAACGCTGGAACGAAGGATATTACTCTGCTCTAAATGGGGCAAAGATTATTCGTTTTCTTGGCACTGTTCCTGAAGAGTTTGGTGGAACTGGTTTTCCACAGTTTCTAGTAAAACTCTCAACAGGGGAAATTATAGAGATGGAAGTTTCTAAAGACCCTGAAGGTAATGATGGCGGATTTTTATTTGGACTTCCTGATTTTACTTTACCTGAGTTTCGTGAAAATTTATTAGGGAGGAAAAATGCCTAACTGGGTATATAACTATTTAACAGTAGAAGGTTCTAAAGAAGACATAGCAAAATTAAAAGCGCAGGTTGGCGCAACTGTCAAAACAAAATATAAAAGCGCAGATGAGATAAATGAAGAAGTAGATAGAGAACCTATCTTTTCTTTTATGAACATACTTCCACCACCAGAAGATAAGTTAGATGAGTATCACGCTGTTCATGGATACGCCAATGGAGAAAAAACAGGCGATACTGAATACAACTGGTATAACTTTAATGTTCGTGAGTGGGGAACTAAGTGGGATGCTCGTGATGTAGAACTTACAGAAGAACATGAAACATGTCTTCGCTATAAGTTTGATACTGCTTGGTCGCCACCAACTCCAGTAATAGAAAAACTGGCACAACAAAATCCTAATCTAAACATTAACTTGGAATATCGTGAAGAACAGGGTTGGGGTGGAGAGATTGTTTTTAATGGTTCTACTGCTGAAGTTATTAAAGAGTGGGACATACCAGAAACTCATGCCGAAGAAATAGAAGCCAATTATGGCGATTGCTGGAGATGTGAAAACTTTGATGGCGATTTTAGCGACCTTTATCAAGATTGTCCTGAAAATCTAAAGCCAATAGAAATCCACGCCAAACAAGAACTGGTATTGACAAAAGAAAAATAATTTGATAAAGTTCTATCAAGCCTAAAGAAAAGGGGAAATAAAATGGGTGACCGCATGGTAGTTGGGTTTCAGGCAAAATCTGCCGACCCAATAATTTATATCTACTCCCAATGGGGTGGAGAAGCACAAAAAGAAATCCTAGTAAATGCTTTACAAAAATCAGAAAGTCGTTGGACAGATGCCGACTACGCAACTCGTATTTGTATTTCACAAATTGTTGGTGATAGTTGGAACGATACTTTGGGACATGGCATCTCAGTAAATACTTTCTGCTCACCTGACTACGACACAATTCAGGTAGTTGAGTGGCATAAAGGAAAAGTATCTATTCGGGAAACAAGTAATCCTGAAAATGTTCTAGGGGAAATAAACCTAGAAACTTTCTGCCAAGACGAAACGCTGGTAAAAGAGCAATTTGACAAAATAGTCAAAGGTATGCAATAATAACTACACCTAGCAAGAAACCTTAACCTAGAAAGGAAAAGAAATGCTGGATAAAGAAAAGAAAGTTCAGGGAGTTGCGGTGTATGCCGAGTTCCGAAAGCCGGGACAAGTCATGCAGATACTTGTAACACCTGACGCATATAACACTTCGGGAAGCCTAGTTCCAATGTCTTTCCACCGCAGAATAGTTACACCTGCGACACCTAAGAAACAATGGAGAACTACTTCCATTAACTCTAAAGAAGTAAAAGATTTGATTGATAATAGTCAAGTCTTACCTGATAGTGCTAAAGATGATTTTACGGAAAATCGTATGCGCTATACAACTTCCTATTTTGACAACCTTATTTCTCATGGTTGGACTATGGAGAAAACTCCTATCCTTACTGAAATCTCTCGTCATGACGCAGATGATATTGGTAAGAGCAAAACACCTAACAAGGTTATTTATCGTATTCATATTTCTAGGAAAGCACTCGCCTTTCCTGAATTGGTATAAGGGGAAAGGGGATAAACTATGACTACTCTAAAAGAGAAATACAAAGAACTAAGTCCTAATCTTTCACCGACTTATTGGGAAATGATTATAGATGTAGCAACGCAAGGAGTAAATGAAAATGCGTCAAAGCAATTATCTACCAATGTGCTTCCGCAAGGACGCTATGTTGAGAGAGCGATTGGCTCTGACAGAAAAGCACGCAAAACAAAGGCAGACGCTCTCGTGAGTGTTGAGGCTTTGGGTGGCGAAAGTATTTACTTGCGTCCTAATGGTTCTGCCTACCATGCTCGTATATGGGGTCAAAACAAAGATGTAGAAGTTTTACGCAAAGCAAGAGAAGCAACAAAGCAATCAGTTCTAACTGGTGTTGGACAACCAATGTTCGCCATGCTTTATGGAGTTCCCGGAACAGGTAAAACTGCGCTGGTTGAGGCTTCTTTTGGCGAAGGTGTTCGCACACTACTTGGAAATGGTGATGTAGAAGTTGCCGACCTAATTGGTTCTTATGTCCAAACTCCAAGTGGAAACTTTGAGTGGGTTGATGGCGACCTAGTTAAGTCAGCAGAAAATGGGGAAGTTTATTTCATAGATGAGATTGGTCTGATTGACCCTAAGGTTCTTTCAGTTATTTACAATCTTATGGACGGAAAAAGAGAGATAACAATTACTGCTAATCCTGAAAGAGGAACAGTAAAATCTCACCCTGATTTTTATGTAGTTGCCGCAACTAATCCAAAGGCTCCGGGTGTAAGACTTAGCGAAGCATTACTATCTCGCTTTGTTGTCCAAGCAGAAATGACAACTGATTGGAACTTGGCTCGCAGTTTAGGAGTGCCAACACAAATGGTAACTTGCGCACAAAACTTGTATCGCAAAGTTCTGAATAAAGAAAGAATAAGTTGGTCGCCACAAATGCGAGAACTTCTCGCCTTTCGTGATATAGCAACAACTTTCGGAACTGAGTTTGCTATTGCCAACATGATTGCGTCAGCCCCAACTGACGATAGGGCAGTAGTCGCAGATGTTCTAACCCGAGCGTATGGGGTAGAAGCAAAGCCTGCCAAAATCTAATTTATTAGATTGGCTGGGTAGGGTCGAGAGCGTGTTTCTCTAGGTGAAACTCGCTCTCCCCTATTAACTTGACAATAAATACCTAGTATGCAATAATTAGATTAACAAAGGGGGTAGTAAAAATGGCTCATATAAAAATGAGTGAAACTCGTGCCGAAGCCACACCTAAAGAGTGGTTAGGGATTGGTAGAGATGTTGGGCAGTTAGCAAACAAATGGTCGCTTCGTGAGGACTTGGTTGCTTATGTTGGTCCGGGTGCTGGTGGCTCTGCGCCTGCGTGTTACAACCCAATGACAGCAGAAGTAGAAGTAAATGTTGATGTCGCTTTCGGAAAAGGAGTTACTCCACTAGAGATTGGTGATATTTCTAATCGCTCTACTCAGTATGAGTTTCCTAAAGCAACTGGCGCAATTATTCATGAAGCCTTTCATGCTCGCTTCTCAGGTTGGTCTATGCCTAAAGCGTATGAGGAATTAGAAAAAGATGAATACAAAGCCTTAATTTTATTAGAGGAAAGTCGTATTGAGTATCAGGGTGTTGTTGCTAATCCAAAGGCTCGTGCCTTCCTTCGCTCTTGCGCTATGGAAATTGTTATTGGTGATACAAAAGATATGGAAAATGAAACACAAACGCAATCGCTAACTAATCTTGTTGGACTTGTTCATGCTCGTATTGACGCTGGTATCTTAGATGAACATGAAGTAAAAGATGTAACTACAATTATTGAGAAGCAACTTGGTCTTGATGTTATTTCTAAATTAAGAGAAGTAGTTCGTAAAGCACAACTTCATGATAACCACAGGGACGCAACAGAACTTTATCCACTAGCAAAAGAGTGGGCAAAGATTGTTCGTGATACTGCTAAAGAGCGTGGAGATGAAAACGCTGGTGAAGGTATGAAAATGCCTAAAGAACTTCTTAAAGCAATCATGGGCGCACTTGGAGAAGCAAGTGGTTCAGTAGAACTAAATAACTTTGGCGAACTTGCCGAGCAAGAACAATCTGAGGATTGGAAAGAGGAAGTTAAGGCTAAGGCTTCTGACGCTAATGAGCAGAAAGAAAATGAAGTGGTGGCTCAGAAAGTATTCAGTAAGAGTTCAGGTCCGGGTCAATCAGATACTAACAGCACTTTAATTGAGAGTAGAGAACCTACCTTTGAGGAATTGCGTGCTTCTTTAATTATTGGTGAAGCGTTAGAAAAAGCCAAGTATCGTGAGAGAGATGAATTACAAGTTTCTAGTTCCGTTCCACCCGGACGACTTCGCTCTCGTGCTATTGTCCAAAATACTGCTTATCGTGCTAGAGGACAAATGGCACAAGCAAAACCTTTCCGTAGAACAGTTCGCAAACACACAGACGAACCAACTCTTAATGTTGGTGTAATGGTTGATATTTCAGGTTCTATGGGAAGTGCTATGAACCCAATGGCTACAACTGCGTGGGTAATGAGTGAAGCAGTAAATCGTATTCAGGGAAACTGCGCTATGGTTTATTACGGAAATGATGTATTCCCAACTTTATCTGCTGGACAAAGATTAAGTAAAGTAAATGTTTATTCTGCTTCGGACGGAACTGAAAAGTTTCAGAAAGCCTTCCAAGCACTAGACGGCTCACTAAACTTACTTCACGGAACTGGCGCAAGACTTCTAGTAATTGTTTCTGACGGCGAATACACTCCTGAGGAAAACAAAAGAGCAAGAGAAGTTATGGAAAAATGTAAAGCGTCAGGCGTTGCGGTTTTATGGTTGCCCTTTGATGAAGGCAGAAGTGCGAAAGATATTGGTGGAGATTACGCCGAGATTGTTCTAAATATAAATCAACCTGCTGAAACTGCCGAAGTTATTGGCAGGTCAGCGCAAGCAGTTATGACAAGAATTGGTGAGCGTGAAAGTGCTTAACCAAAAAGAACGAGTGGAACTCCTTCCACCCCTTTGGGGTTTCACTCTGCTAGTTATTTGCGGCAGCGGCGAAAGCAAAAAGTAAAAAATATGGAAAGAGATGAAAGCAAGTTTGTTATTAAATACGCATCTCACATGTTGCCTTCGGCTGGACTTAAAACTTATGGCATCACAAGATTTGATGCTTGTTTCTATGCTGGTGAAGGTCATATAGCCACAGTTTTATATGAAGGCTTTGCCGTTGATATTTATTGCGACGGAGATACAAAAATATATAACCGAAGCACAGATCAGTATTACACGGGCGGTGCGGATTTAATATTAGGCGGCTTTGATACGGACACTAAGTTTCATAAAGCAACTGAGGACGAGAGCCTAGTTATGGATATGAACTCTTGGTTTGACCTTTACTGCTACGGAGAACACTTTGATATGCCAAGTCACATGTTGAACGAGGCTATTGATATGGCAAAAGAGTATGTCTATGCGGAGTATTTCAATGCGGAGACACTTCTTGGCATGCCTGACATGCTTGACAAATAAAGACTATTATGAAATAATATATTTAAAGCGAAAGGGGAAAAAGTAAAAAATGCATACATGTCAGATTATGTTAGTAGAGGCTGATAGCGCAGAGGAGGCTCTGAGTTATGTAAGAGGCACGATTACCCATGCGGAAACTCCTTACCCTGCTTGGTCTGATTGGCACGGAGGTTTAGGTGAGGGTTTGGCTGGACGCTGGTCTGGATTGTTTCTAGGCTGGGAAGAGAACCGAGATGTTCTTTGCTACGCCGAGAATAAAGTTTTAGCAGATGACATTATTAAAGAGTTTGTTTCTTACCGAATAACTGAAGCCAAAAACCTTTGGGACGAAATGAAAAAAGGAATTGGGTTTGATGTAGAGAAATCAATATCTGAATATAATCCTTACGAACAAAGATTTGACGATAGTGGTATGAATATGTGGCGACTACAAAGAATTTCCAAGATACTAAATAATGATTGGTGTTCTGATACTGGCGTATATGACTTACAAGAGCATACGGCTAACTTGCAATACTTTAAGGATAGGCTTGACAAAAATCCTGAAAAGCAATATCTTGTTCCAGTAGACTTTCACTTTTAAGATAAGGGGTAATGATGACAAGTAATACAACAGTTTTAATGCGGACACCAACATGTTTAATGTGTAGTGCTGGTGGGTTTGTAGAAGTTTTTTCTGAAGGATATATGAAATACAAAAGAGGTGCGGCAATACAAGAGGCTTTTCCTGAACTAGACAAATCTTTAAGAGAACAAATTATTTCGGGAACTCACCCAAAGTGCTGGGAGAGTATGACAGCCGGATTGGAGAACGAGTAATGATAACTTGCCAAAGTTGCGGTTGGGAGATTACAACTGATTTTGATTTGTGGATAGACAGTATGGGCGGTGCGGTTTGCTTCTGGGACAAAGGAGTAGAAAAACCACACTACCCACGAGTATTGGTTTCAGCGTAAAAGCAAAAAGTAAAAATCAGGTGGTTGTTGCTGCTTGACTTTTTATTTTAAACTGATATTATTAGATCAACAGTAAGAAAAGGGGAAAAATGGAAAAGCAAAAAGCAGTAATCATTTCAACAGAAGGACACAAGTCCGTCGTTGAGTTTGAGTTTCAAAAGTCTTATCAACTACTTAGTGATGCCGTAGGTGGCATGATTGAGTGTGTTAGTTTAAAAGATGCGGACTTATGGTGCAATGAAAATGGCATCGCTGAAGGTCTGGAGTTAAACATGATTGCTTCGGCTATCTACTCAGATGCTTTCAATGCGAGTAATCCAATTCTAGGTAATGTAATTATTACTGGAAGCGTTGATGCTGAGGGTGAGACTTTAGGTCTTACTGACGAGCAAGTCGCTTACTGGCTGGGCTATGACAAAAAAGTTATACCTACCGCCTATCTAATGAGTAGCATGTATAGATAATAAACTTCCCACAAAAGAAGATCTGGCTAACGCTGGATCTTCTTTTTTTTTGTAAAAGTTGTTTGGAAGTCTGCGGCCCTGGCGGCTCTAACATAGCAAAAAGTAAAAAAATCACTTGGCTGCCGCTGCCAGGTCCATAAAAATATTTTAGACTTTCCTGACTTTTAGACTTGACTTTCCTAGAACAAGGGCGTATTGTGCGTTATGTAAGTGAGAAACTCTCTCTTACAAAAACGAAAGGAAAAAAGACACAATGACTAATAAAGTCAAAGGTGTTGTAGATACAGTAGTAGCAATTCGCTCTACAACTACAACTATCAAGAACGATACAAAAGTAATCGCTCTTGACGAAACTAATGCTAAAGAACTTCTAGCGAAGTTCGAGGCAAACAAGGCAGACAAGGCAACCTTAGAAGCCCAATACAAAGAACTACAATCCGAAATCTACTCACTTCTTGGATACAAGAAGGTAGGCGATAAATGGATAGGTGTCGCAGAGGAAGGCACTATTGACGGAGTTTCCGTTATCAAAGTAGGAACACAAACTCGCACGAACTTTGATAAAGAAAAGTTTTTACAGGAAAATCCTGAACTTCTACCACTTGTTGAGGCTTTCACTTCACAAAGCACCAACACAATTCTAAAAACAACTCGGTAATAATTAAAAAGAAGCCCCCGCTTAATTGCGGGGGTTTCCCAACAACAAGGGGAAAAATGACTACAAAGACAATAACAATAGGTGAAGCAGTAAAATCTTTTAACTTTCTTGCCACTAACTTTATGGAAACAAATGAGTTAGACAAAGAAGCGTTAGAAATATCTAGTAAAGCATTAAGTAAAAATTTACTACTTCGTGATTACTTTATGGGTATGCCGAAAGACTTTGGACTACCTTTTATGATTTCTCTATGTAAAAAAATGATAAGTGAAGTGGATAGTTCAGAACTTCTTGACCTATACGCAATTTATTCAGCGTTTTTATATGAGAACGAGGAAAGCGAACTTGCTTTAGATAACCTAAATAAAGCGTTAGAGATAGATGATAAACACCCACTAACAAAACTTTTAGTTCGTGTTTATGAAACCGCTTGGGAAGCAAGTGCTTTCTCCGAGATGAGAAGTGCTATCCACAGTAAAGTAATTGCCGACACAAAGAAACACGCAGAAAAAGAAATCTAAAATAAAAGGAGAAGCCCCGCTTGAGTGCGGGGTTTTTCTTTATGCGGTAATAGCAAAAAGTAAAAATTTACCAAGATGCCCAGTGCGACACGACTAAGAACAACTTGCCAAAGTAGGACATGTCTGTTAGTATCTGCTTTATGAAAATAAATAAAACACCAAGATTGATGTCGAGAGGCATAGCCGACCCGGTTAAAGCGTTTGGTCAATGCTTGTGGCAATCAAAACTTTATGCAAAAAAACATAATCAAGGTTTAATTAGAATTACTGGTGCAAATTATGGAAAAAGAGAGCATTGGGCTATCTACACCGATATAGGTCAAGAGGGTAATGAAAGATTTTTATACAGTTATGGATTAAGCGGAGTGATAATTGATTTAACCGCTAGACAATTTGATGAAACTCTTCCCGCAAGATACGAAGATGAAGCCTCTGAATGGATGGATAAGGCTTGTTTATGGTTGGGCGATAACTTAAATTATGAGTTGTATTTAACATTTGATTCTCAAGCAGAGCCAATTAGTTGGGGCTGTTGGGAATTAGACAACGACGGAATTGAATTATCTAGAAAAATGATGGGTCAATGGAATATATAGTTATTAGGTAGTTTGACTTATTGACTAAAGTATGTAATAATACGGATATCAGGGAAAGGGGAAACAAATGAACTCTGAGGTATTAGAACTAAAGTTAAACGAAGAGGAAGCGGGCTTCGTAAATATGGGTTTGGCATTGCTATTAGAAATGCTTGGCTCTGATATAGATGGCTGGAAAAATAAAAAGGATACTTCTATGGATAAATTATTCTTTCTAATGGATACCAAAATTGGAGTTGCTAACCTTTGGCGCAAGGTGCTTATCACCGCTGGGGCTGACCCCGAAACAATTGCTGAACATTTAAGAGAGCAGGAGTAATCATGGCTGGGCACATTACAGTTAGAGAGTTGATTGACAACTTGATGAAGGTAGAGAATTTAGACTCGCCTGTTATCTATCAGTATTATATTGGCGAACACTTTGAGGTTTCGGATAAAGTATTTGCTGAAGTTGCTAACGAGTATGAGTCTGTAATTCCATGTCTAACAAATTCTTACGACATGATTTATCAGACAGTTAAGGAAAGGGTGTAATAACTATGATTAAAGAAGTAGAGTTGGAATACACAGTAGATACTCTTGCTAAGTTGGTAAGAGATAACTACGGAAAGAACGCTGTTGAGTATCTAGTTGGTAGATTAACTAGTGTGATAACTGAGAAACAACTCAAGGCTTTGATTGACTATGAAAAGGGAATAGATGGATAACATACTTCCAAGCCGAACAGTAATGTTTGTTGGTGATTTTTTTACGCTAATGACTACTGTAGTCTTAGATGAGAAACTAAGAAATGAGGGCGAAGTAGATAATGACTTTGCGGTTCGTGTTGCGTCTGTATTCATGAACGAATACTACGGCTTTGATGTAGCGTCAGTTGCTAATAGTATTGGGGTTGTAGATGAAGAAGGGGTAGAAGTATGAGCGAAACAAAACAAAGCATATCAATAAGGTCGCAAACAAAGGCACAATTAACAAGACCTGCTAAAGACGAATACGACAGATTTGGAAAACTTTCTAAGAAAGAAAGGATACTTGAAATGATTAAGTATCACACAGAATTTTTGATTGCGGACAACTTTGACAAGAAGAGAAGCAGGTATCACATAATAAAATTAGAAATCTTAAAAGTGATGTTAGAAGAGGAGATGAAAATAAAAGATGATTAAGACTTCCATAGACTTGTTTGATGAAACCTGTAATGCCGTTTCTAGAGGAGAACTAGACAAACAACTAGTTCCCCTTAAAAAACTTATAGAGGAGCGATTAAGTATCGTGAGGGCAGATGCGGATATAAAGGATTTTGTAGTTGGAGATAGGATTGTTCTAAATAGTAGTTGCGGAACTAAGTCTTTGATAGGAGATGAGGGAACTGTGGTTGCTATTAGGAGAAGTAAAATCACTATTACTTTTGATAAACCTAAAGGTAGGTTCGCTAGAACAAACTCGAAGGGGGAGATTTACTCTGCCAATGCCGTAGTCCCTATATCCATAGTTGATAAGATTTAAGAGCACCTGAGCAAATAAAAAGTAAAAAATCAGGCTAAACTAATTCTCACCTTGGGTAGCGGTTAATCCCCTTTTCCGTCCCGAGTTGAGAGCAGAAAACACCCCTTCTTGCTCCGCCGACCCCCCACCGATCTGGGGGGTTTGGTGTTTAATCCAACAAAATCACCCTTTCGAGAGTAGGGTATTTTTTAACCATGGAGATTGTAGATAAGTATTACCACTCAAATGGTTCTGCCGTTCCCTTTATTGCCGCCCTTGTTGATGATCCCGCTGATGGAGATACAAAAATTGTTATCATGTTTGACGAGAGGGACTTTACTGCTGTTCTTTCGCTAGACTCTCTACTTAGAGATGAAGATATTTCTGCAAGAAACAATGGATATCACGGAGATAAGTATGAAAAACTTAGAGAAGACTTGTGGGACGGGTTTTTAGACTAAGCAAAAAGTAAAAAACAATTGGGGAAAAGACTATGACAACTATTGCAGCGATACAGGGAGAGAACTGGGCTGCCATAGGGTATGACGCAAGACTGACTGAAGACAATAGCAAGATCTATACGCTGCCTAAAGACAATGGAAAAGTAAATAGAAACGGTCCATACTTAATTGGCGCGGCTGGAGATATGCGTGCCATTAACATACTTACACATGTTTTTAAGCCACCTGCCATAAATCCAAACCTTTACGGGGCAAAGTTAGACAAGTTTATCTCCTCAGTCTTTATCCAAGATATGAAACACTGCTTCGAGGAAAACTCTTACAGCAAAGATGGAGAGCATGACTCTCAAGTAATGGTTGCGGTTAATGGAACTATCTACGAAATTGGTGATGACTATTCTTGGGCACATGATGAAACAGGCGTATATGCCATAGGTTCTGGTGGTGGATACGCAATGGGAGCAATGCTGGCAAGCCTAGACAGCAAAAAGAAAACCTTAGGCACAGCCAAGAATGTTATTAGACAAGCAATAACTATCGCTGCCAAGTTAGATCCAAGCACAGGGCTGCCGATCAATATTGCGGTACAGCACTTCGGATCTTAAAAAGTTGTTTCGATCTGACTCAACTGACACCTGAAGATATATTTTTTTACTTTTTGCTAGGAAGAAACACCAGAGCAACATACTTGCCAACAACTTATTAACATGATAGTATCTGTATTGAAAGAGGGGGAAATAAAATGGCGAACTTCGACCTAGTAAAAGAAAGAGTTGGCGATGCTAAGGCTATCGCTTGGGATAGTTGCCACAAGATTTACTTGCTAATGGACGATGAGCAGGTAGAAACAATGCGTGGCTACGAGTATGACCCACTAATTAGAAGCACATATTGCACACCTGAAGAAATGCTAACAACCTTGCAAAACTGGTATTCAAATTCTTGCGGGCTTAGATTTATTCAAGCGGTTACTACTAACCACATAGATCCAAACGCTGGCTTCGAAATCCTAATAGGACAGGGTGAACATGAAGAATACGAGGGGAACTAATGATAAATCTACTAACAATAAAGTGCGTAGAGTGCTCACAAACAATGACTCGTGAGGAATACGCCTACGGACACGACTGCGAATCTGCCTAACATAAAATCAAACTAACTCCTTGCCTTACGGCAGGGAGTTTTTTTATTGTAAAAACCTTTACATTTTTTTCGTCTAGGCGGTATGCAGATCCAAAAGTTGTTTGTAAATCTGGACTGACAACAGCATGGTCATAGCAAAAAGTAAAAAAATACAGCAGCCTGGCTATTTGCCGCTGCGTAAGTTGTTTGTAGATTTCAAAGCGGGCTCAAAGTGAGCGTAGGAAGTCAGCGCTTTTTCTGAAGGTCAACTATGGAAATTGTTGCCTTCTTGACAAAAAGTCAGGAAGGTGCTAATCTTACGAAACAAGGTAGGAGAAAGGGGGACTCAATGAGAGGCTTACCTGATAGTGCGATAGTAGGAACTTATGGTCGTATTAAACACATGAGGCACAAAAGACGCCGTAGTGCTAAGGAGTATCAAGCAACTGCTGATTTCTTAAACAATATAATAAACAAGGCAATACAAAAACAATTAGATAAAAAAAGTAATTTGACAAAAGTCTAATTATTTACTAAAATACAAAAAGAAAGGGGGGAACTAAATGTTTTCTTTACAAGATGAAGCAATAGAACTATTAGAAACAAAAATAGCACCACGCTCTTATACGATTGACTATCCAAAAGAGTTATGGTCAGAGGTTCTTCCCGGCTTATGGCAGGGTGGAACTGATGATGATGACATACACGACCAACTAGCAACTCCAGCAATTACTAAGAAGGATTTTGATTTGGTAATTACGGCATACGCTTGGGCTAATCCTGTTGATTGGTTTGTCAAAGAAATCCGTTTCGGATTTTATGACAGCGACATGGCAGACTTTGACCCAAATGACCTACAAGGAATTGTTCGCATGGCACATGAGGATTGGAAGCGTGGTCAGCGTGTCTTAATTCGTTGCCAAGCAGGTATGAACCGCTCAGGTTTAATCATGGCTCTAGTTCTTATTCGTGAAGGTTATACGGCAGATGAAGCCATTAACTTGATTAGAACCAAGAGAAGCAAGCACGCCCTATTTAATGGTCGCTTTGAGAAGTGGCTTAAAGAGGCAAGCGTTGAGGCTTGGAGAAACTAATAGGCGACACGCCGAAAGTCAGGAAGGTTGATTTTGTCAGGAAAGTCTGTATAATTATCTTATTGGCAAATTGTCAATAGGACTAAGGGGACCTAAATGAAAACGAAGGCAAAGTATATTAGACGCAGAGTGGTAGTAGCACTTGTGGTAGTTGGTCTTATTGTTTGGGCTAACAACGCAACTACACCTGATATGTGTAAAGTGCCGACAGAGCAGATGAACCAATTCTGCCTAGATTTGCTCTATCCGTGAATATAGAGCCAAAGAAATTTCAACCGGGTGTAGCGGCACAAAGTTTTGCAAGGGTAGAACTAATCAAGCGCCACCGTGCTGAATATGATGAAATATACCGAGCAAAAATGATTGAGTTAGGTGGCACTCCAAAGCCGACTACTCAAGAAAAGATAGAACTGTTAAAACAAGAAATAGAAAAATTGCAGTCAGAAATGAAGGCAAACTAATGTCTGATACGCATAATCACCTTGAAAAACTAACTGAGAAATGGAACGAAGTTCCTAACTGGACAGTTCTTGAGTCTTGGAAAGGGAAAGGGAAAGAAAGTAATAAGTTCTATTTTAAGATTTATGAAGATAGAACAGGAGAGCATGCACCGTTCTATTGCTTAGAGGAAAACAAAGAAAGTAGGACTTTTATCTACTGCGCCACGAGGAAAAAAGACAGAGAAGGGTATATCTTTCACCTAGAGGAAATAGATATAGCCCCACAACTAGTAGGAAGTGAGAAATAATATGATACTTGACACGGGAACAATGGTCGCTATTATTATTGCGCTTGCTTGTTCATGCTTTGTAATGGTGCTCTCTATCGTAAAGTATGGTGCTTTATTTAGAGAGAACCAAGAACTAACCGAGAAACTACAGAAGGGTAAAAAGTAAAAATGGAACAATTTCCAGAGTGCAACACCTTCAGATGTCAGTTCGAGTGGATTGATTTATCTAGCAACTTCTTTGATATCTCTGTTTATACTCCCGCGGCACTTGTAGTGTTGTTTGGAGTCCTGATTTACAGAGCAGTTAAGAGAAAACAGGGATCTGGTTTTAATGGCAAAAAGTAAAAAACTAGAAAGTCAGGCTGCAGAACTGTATACATCTGGTCTGGCTATCGATAGTGTTGCGGCTGAACTAGGAGTTTGTTATAGAACTGCTAGGAAGGCTATCCGTAATGGTGGAGTGCAATTAAGAGATCCTTCTTCTCGTTTGAGAGGTCGGACTAAACCTAACAAAACGAAGGGCAAGAAATGAATAACTTAAACATAGTATGGACTGCCGTAGGAACAATAGTCTTAGGACTTGCGACCCTACTGTCAGCATGGCAGGGTGATATGACTTATGTAGTGGCATTTGGTCTTTTATCAATTGCTTCTGCTACTTTGGCTAGTCGAGAGAAGTAAGCCAAAAAGATAGGTTTAACAAGAGCCCCCTAGAAATGGTTGCTACTAGGGGGTTTTTTGCTGTATCGGCGTGTCTTTGACTATTTGTCAGGAAGGTGATACTATTTGACCTAAAGGGGGATATTTAGATGAAAACGATCAAAAAGCAAATCATTTACATTTCTTGCTGGAAATGTGGCAAATCTATGGCTGTAGCGGAGATTGACTACCGAAATGGGCTCATTTGCGAGAGTTGCTGACCCAAAACCTGACTTTCCTGCACTATTTATGGTAATCTAATACCTATAAAGACCGAACGACTTACGGACGCATTAGAAAGGTAGTTGTAATACCTGTCTCCCCAAAGCGGGTGGCACGGGTTGGCTAGTTAAGCAACCTTGTCTCTGTCCCCTAACAAAGGAAAATCAATGCACAAACCCAGTAATAGAGTTGTCGAACAAATAGCAAGCATACTAATTGCGGTGATGTTTGTTTCGATCTTCTCTACTTATATTCAGTCATCTGTTGCACAGCAAGCAATACAAACAAAAGATGCAGTAAAAATCCAGATTGACAAAGAAATAGAAGAGCATAAAGTAAAAATTAAGACTCTAGAGTTAAAGAAGTTCTCTCAACAGAAGGGTTCTTTCTCTGACGAAGAGTTAGTCAAGATGTTAAGCGCAGTTGGGTTCGAAGGTAAGGCACTCAAAGTAGCGTGGGCAGTTGTGAAGAAAGAATCAAATGGACGCCCCCTAGCCTTTAATGGCAATGTTAAAACAGGAGATAACTCATACGGCATATTCCAAATCAACATGATTGGTGGATTAGGCGTAGCACGGCGTGATAAGTTTGGTCTTGACTCTAATAAAGACTTATTCGACCCAGTTGTTAATGCCCAGATTGCTTACTACATGAGCAACGAAGGAAGCGATTGGTCATCATGGGGGGTAGGTAAGTTCCCTTATAATGGTGATACCGACCAAGCCATGTATAACTTATGGATTACCAAGTTCCCAGAAGGAGCAATCTAGTGAGCGATGAATTAAATCAAGAAGCCCCACTCAGTTGGGAAGCACCTGCCGAGGCTGAAGCCCCTGCGGTTGTTGAAGTTGTTTATACTCCACCAGAGCCAGAGCCAGAGCCAGAGCCAGTTGTAGTTCCAGAGCCAGAGCCAGTTGTTGAAGTTGTTGCTACTCCAGAGCCTGCGGCTGAAGTTGAAACACCTGCGGCTGAAGAAGCAAAAAGTAAAAAATTTACAACAGCAGCCAGTTATCAAGATGGAGAAGTTGTTGTCTTGTCTAAGTTAATTCTTAGCAACAAAGAAAGAAACTCTAGGTCAGTTGCTTTAGTTCAAGAGCAATTGATATCAAAAGGATATGCCGATGCCGATATAGATAAACGAGGTTGGTATAAGGAAAATACCCATAAGGCATTATTAGAGTTCTGCGGTAGTGAAGGTATTAACCAAGCCACATTAAAGAAGTTGTTTGCTAATACAAAGGTAGCAATAGCCTACTAGAATTAAAAAAGCCCCCCTATGCGGGGGGCTTTTATCAAGCCTTTTTAGGCTAGAGATAAGGCTGTTTTTGGGTGATTGAGAACAATAGCCAAGATTTCCTCAGCGTTTAGCATACGGGCTTCCTTGCCGTAGCCTTCCTCCATAACAATAACCTCAGAGATGGGTGCGGTGGTGTCAAGTAGTAATTCTCTAACCTGTGCGGTGGTATCTACTACAAAGTTGTAGTGGTGTCCTTCTGTTGTGATACTCACTCCATGTTGTGTCATTTGTTTCCCTTTCGTATTCCTAAGCACCCCTTGTGCTTATAAGCATAAAGATATTACACATATTTTTAGTTGTCAAGTATCTAATATAGGCGTGTCTTAATCAGGCAAATATTCTAAGAATATCTAGAGTAAAGGTTGATAGTTAGACTTAAAGGCAAGAGCAGTCAAACCATAAACATTGGCTTTGGTGCATTCAACATTAGAACAATTTTTTTAGTTGTGAAACATCTAAGCCCTGATATATCTAGGCTAACCAAACTTGATCCACCTTGACTCAACCTTGACTACAAGCCTATACCTATAGAACAATACTAAACATAGATATAAAAAATAAAAGTATTTCTTGCCTTAAAACCTAAAAAAGTAAAAAAGCCTAGTGTCATTAAAAAACTTTCCGGAAACGATTTAGAAAATGTCGAAATGCATGCAGAGCCTTCTCACAGGCCAAAAGCAAATAATGGAAACCTTCATATTTTTGTCTTTTCGTCCAATAAGCAATGCCCTCTTCCTGTACGACATTTAAAAACAATGTAAAATAAAGGAGTGAAAAACAAACCAAAACTACCTAAAGAAGAGATTAAGTTTTTACTCTCTCTTTCCCAAGATGCCTTTACTGCTCGCCTTCGCTCCCTCTGGGAAGCAGGCTGGTCACTTGGGATTATCGCTGAGTCTTTTACTCCGCCTAGACCAAAATCAACTGTTCATTTCTGGGTTAAAAATGCTACTCAGCAGGAACAAATAAAACCTATCCCAGAAACTCCATCCAAGTCTTTAACGGTTCTTTCCCCTATTGCTGATACGCCTAGACTTCGTTCTATATCTCTTGGTGTACCTCCTGAGATTAGAGCACGTTTAAAACACCTTTCTAGCCTTTCTAGACGCTATAGATCAAAGAGCGCAGCAAATAGTGAACCAGCCTTAGCAAATGTTGCTTTAACTGAACTTGCAAGGAGTCTGCATAATCAAGGAGTTTCAACCGCCGCTATCGCTGAATCCGCTGGCGTTACATATCGAGCCATGGCTAGAAGAATAAGCAATGGCTAAAACATATAAGAACTCTTCTGGAACATACTTAGATAAAGACCTAGTTGTTGCCATATGGCTAAACCCAGAGAAGCAAGGTGCTAGACCAAACGCTAGACGTCTAGAAACAATTACTTCCAAGGAATCTCCTAATCCAATTGCTTTTCCATTAAATCTTCTTAAGAAAAATAAAGTCTGGGCTCTATGCCCCGTTGTAGTTAAAGTAGAGGACATAGATGTATGGTTAACTCCTAAAGGTGCTTCCAGAGAAAAACCTCTTCTAGTACCTCTAACAATCGCTAAATCATATTTCGGCTGGGAAGATTTTCACATACCTTCCGAGTATAAGGAGGTTGTGTGAACGTGGTAGCTGATGTATTTCCAGCGATGGTCGCCTTAGCCTTACCAGGATCTTTAGAGGATATAAATGAACTTCTACCTAAGGGCGCATCTCCTGCAGGCACTAGGCATGTAGATAGATGTAGAGCAATCTTGCTGAATAATAAACTCTTAATTGCTGTAGATACCCCTACAGGAGCCAATGTAGTCTTCAATGAAACTTATGTTTCTCATAGCAAAATAGATAGAGTCCATAGGGTTACCACCGAGTCTGGAAAACTTATTGCATTTACTAAAGACGATAACTGCGGATGTGGCTCTAGGCTTAGGTCTTGGAACCCATACGGGTCAATAATTACTGTTGGAGGGGAAGAGTAAATGGATAACTTATTTGAGTTATCAGTGGCTGGTCTTGCGACCTATAGAATAGCAAGGCTTATTGTTAAAGACGAGATATTCTCTAAATTAAGAAATGCAATTTGGAAAAAGTTTCCTCCAGAGAGATCTAAGTTTGGTTATCTATTTACCTGTATGTGGTGTACTGCAATTTGGGTCGCATCACTACTTGAAATATCACGTATCATTATCCCTAATGTAGTACATCCAGTAGAGGTTGTTCTAGCAATCTCTGCTATTGCTGGTTTGTTGGCTGCGTATGAAGAAAAGTGATAGTTCTTCTACTCCGCCACAGAGACGAGGAGTTTCAAGGGTGAGTGTTTTTAAACACCAAGAGCCGATAGAGCCTACCCCTATTGTTGCGTCTGAAATTGCTCCAAAGAAAATTAGAAAAAGAAAAAAGTCTACTACTCGTTCAACTCAGATAGTTAGAAACATTAAACCAAAACTTACAGGCGCTGCTGGAATATTTATTTCCTCTAATGCTCAATCAGTTTCCTACTCAACACCTAGAACTTTAACTGCTGCTGCAGTACAAATTAAAATTAATGATAAAGGCGAGTTTGAACAATTCAAACAACGTCGCTCTGCTGGATCTAGCGCATGGCAATCCGAAGCGTGGGAATATTATGATGCCATCGGAGAAATCAAATACGCATTTAACTTAGTTGCCTCCGTTGTTTCTCGTATTCGTATTTACGCTGCTGCTGTTGACAACGCTGCAGAAGCACCAGCACCAGTTGCGCTATCTAGTGTTATTGATCCACGTTTAGCAGCGGCAGCCGAGCGAGCACTTGCTCGTTTAGATTCCGCGTACGGTGGACAAGCAGGACTTCTTCGCGATGCTGCATTAAACATTTCAGTTGCTGGTGAATGTTACTTAGTTCAAATGCCAGAACGTGCTGGTTCAGGAATTCCAGAGTCTTGGGATATTAAATCCGTAGATGAGATTATGACTGACACTCGTGGTGGATTTAATGTTGTTGGTCGTAGAGAACAAAGTATTGGTGGAAATATGACAGCCAATAATAAACTTTCTAAGAGTGCATTTGTAGGACGCATTTGGCGTTCACATCCTCGTTACTCAGATGAAGCAGATTCATCTCTTCGTGGCTTACTAGATCTTTGCGCAGAACTTTTACTTCTTAATAGAACATTCCGTGCTACAGCACGTTCACGTCTAAACGCTGGTGCACTTTATTTACCAGACGGCTTGTCAGTTGCAGCAGGTGGCGACCCAGATTATCCATATGACACAGATAGCGAAGCAAACCCAGGATTTACTGCAGAAGAAGCAGAGGATGAGTTTGAAGAACAATTAATTGACGCTATGACAACTCCTATTCGTGATGAGGAGTCTGCTAGCGCAGTAGTTCCACTTATTATTCGCGGTCCTGCCGAACTTGGCGACAAGATTAAACAATTTAAGTTTGAGCGTTCATTTGATCCAGCACTTGCTTCTCGCGCCGACAGAGTGTTAGAGCGAATCCTTCAAGGACTAGATGTTCCTAAGGATGTTGTTACTGGTCTAGCAAACGTTAAGTATTCAAATGCACTTCAAATCGATGAGTCACTATATAAGGCACATATCGAACCATTAATGCTATTAATTGCTGATGCTTTAACAGTTGTTTACTTACGTCCATACCTTAAGGCACAAGGATTTACTGAATCAGAGGTAGATCGAATTGTTGTTTGGTATGACCCTTCAGCAGTTGCTACTAGAAATGATAAAGCAGCCGATGCTGACTCAGGATTTGATCGTGGTGCTATTTCTTACGACTCATGGAGACGTGCTCATGGATTCTCATCTATGGATGCGCCAACACCGAATGAACTTGCTATCCGTATGCTTTCCGAGAAGGGCTCAATTGGTCCAGAGTTAACAGAAGCAATGTTGAACACTGTTGCTCCAGAAATGATGAATGCAGTTAGAGATACACAGCAAGAAAATTCTGTTGCTCCTCTGCCACCAGAGGTAGAACAAGTTTTACAACAAGCAACACAACCCCCCACTGAGCAACAAGGAGTTACACAATGAACGTAGAAAAACCAGAACTAGTTAATGCTCTAGCAGTTGGTCTTAGTGATGCTGTAGTACTTTCTCATAAAGTGCAAGGAGCGCACTGGAATGTTATGGGATCTGACTTCCCAGAGTTTCATGAGTTCTTTGGTGAAATATATGAAGACATTGATGGATCTATAGATCCTTTTGCTGAAAACATAAGAAAACTTGGAGCCATATCTCCATATCGATTAGTTGAGTTTGCTCGTATGTCAAACATTGAAGACACAGATGTAGGTTATATGTGTTTAGATCTTGCTAGAGACATTCTTATCTATAATGCTGTAATGCTTAACGATTTAAGAAAAGCATTTGATATAGCAAACCAAGCAAATGAGCAAGGTATTGCAAACTTTATTGCAGAGCGTATTGATATGCATGCCAAATGGGATTGGCAATTAAAAGCAACCACTAATCAAGGAATGTAATAAATGTCAAAGCAGATTAATCCATTAGATTGGGTAAAAGATGAAAATAGGGACTACATCCCTTTTTCAGGTATTTCTGCTGCTGGTAAAGGTCCATGTTGGGATGGTTATAAGCAGGTTGGAATGAAAAAAGGTAAGAATGGAAATATGGTACCCAACTGCGTTCCTATCGATGCTTCAGATGATTCAGAGTTTGCAGCAAAAAATAAAAGAACAATTTCTCAGACTCCTGCTCCTAAGAAAGATCAAGTTAAGGGTTCTAGTAAAAATAAAAAAGGATCTGCATCAGGTTCTCGTAAAGTTGTTTTTTCTAAAGCAGTAGAGAACTCTCTTAAAGAGAAAGTCTCTAATCATAACGAGAAAAGTCCTAAAGGAAGAAGAGCAACTTTAGGTATGTTAAAAGCAGTTTATCGTCGTGGCGCTGGAGCATTTTCTGTTTCTCATCGTCCTGGTATGAACCGTAATCAGTGGGCAATGGGAAGAGTAAATGCTTTTCTAAAACTACTTAAGTCTGGCAGACCAACAAATGCTGCTTATAAGTCAGACAATGATTTGCTACCATCTTCTCATCCTCGTAGCACTAAAAAATCAAACTCTATTACTGCAGCAGGTTTAGTTCCTGAAGAACAAGATTTAGCAAATGCATTGATTGAGATCTCGCAGAAGTATGGAAAATTTAATGAAGACGAAGAAGGTATTTGGGCAGGCTACACGCCGCCAGCGGAAAATGAAGTTGCTTCTATTGGTGTTACTTGCGCCAATTGCGTTCTATATGCTGGGGGTTCGAATTGTAAAATCATTGCTCTCCCAGTTGAGCCAACAGGAAAATGTAGATTTGCCGTAATACCTGACGGAGTTGTTAATGTAGAAGGCAGTAAAAATCTAACTGAAGTAAAAGATGAATTAGATGAGTACGTAATAGATCAAGAGTTAAATGTTCTACTAAAGAACAAAGAAGATTATGAAACTGTAGAAGATGCAATTTTTGCTATGACTGAGTATCTAGGTTATGGATATGAAGCAGAGCCTGCAATTAGAGCAAGTTGGTTAAGAGCAGTTAAAAATGGAGAAGATCCATTCTTAAGAGCATCACTTCTTGCTTCACTAGGAAAAGGTAGTTTAGATGCAGATTTGCTTCCAGTACTAGAAGAGGAGGATCAATCATGAGTAGAATAAGAAGAATTAGTTATGCCATCACTCCTGAAGGTCGTCGTGCTGTTGCTATTAAGCAAGCAGTAGATTTAAGAGATAAAGTTTTGTCAGTTGTAGATAATGCTAACTTTTCAACATCTACTGCAAGAAAGATTACTAAAAAAGCTGCTTTTTCTGTAGTTATGCGCTCTCTAGAAGAGAGCAAAGGATTGCCACTATCTCTCCGCGAGCACTTAGCAATGAAAGAACTTAATAAGTACATATCACTTGCTAAACATAATAAAAGTGATTTTTTCTACGCAACTAATACAGATTTATTACCAATCTCTCACCCACGCTCAACTCGCGAGCATTCAATGACTGCTAGTGCATTAAGAATTGCACGCTCTCGTTGGTTTGCTGCTGATCCAAGGATTACAGATGAAAGAGCAAAAGCAGTTCTTGCTTCAGCATTTGAATCTATACCAGGGTCTGTGGAGCATCTTTACTACACTTCAATACTACTTTCACTTCCTCAAGGAATGATTCCAGGCGAGGCTTTAATTGCAGCATCTGATGGAAACTCTTTTGAGTCACGTAGTGCTCGTGCTAGACGTCAACGTCGTGATCGTAAAGGAAGATTTGCTTATGAAGGTGGAGGCATTCGTGCTCTCATTCGACGCCTTGACGGAAATGTATTTAGTCTTAGTGGAAGAGTAGTTGCCAACGCTAAAAATAGTAAAGATGTAGAAGTAGAGTTTCCAGATGGAAAAATCGCTGAAATAAATCCTGCTAAAGGTGAATATATAAAAGCAGTTCTACCTACTCCAGATGGCTACTCTCCTGAACCTATAATTCCAAGCGTAACTGATGAAGTTATAAATGAAAAAGATTTAGTATTTCTTGATGCCCCTAACGGCTGGGAAAAAGATGAAAAATATAAAGAGTTTGGCGATAAAGTAGAGAGATATGTAGATTCTAACAAAGAATTTGTAGTTTTTGTGTCTAAACAAGATGACGGTACAAAAGATTATCAAATACTAAACGCTAAGTCCGCTGAGCAAATTGGTGTAGTAAAGACTTGGGCAGATGTTCAAGATAAATTAGAAGGAAATGAAGATAAACTATTAAATCCAAAAGCAAATCTTCCATTTAGACAAGGCTTAATTCCTGCTGAAGATAGACCAGGGCCAAATGCATATGAAAAACTTATGGCTGAGAAAAAGGATAAAGAAAACGCTCTTGCAAATCGTAAAGCAGAGTTAAAGAAGAATGCTGATGACAGAGTAGATGCTTTAGATCGCACTGTTCCTGAAGGCTGGGATATTGAAGAGAAGAACAATGCTCTTATGTTACGCAGAGCAACAGAGCCAGCAGATTTAGAGAACGTATACAAGCAAGATAACTTTGTAGCAAGAGTTGTAGAGCAAGGCGAGATTTCAGTTAAAGATGTAAACAATCTTTTAGAAGATAAGGTTTATCAGAACTGGGCTTATGTAGATAAAGATAAAGATGCTAGAGCTACAGAGTATGCTCAAAAGGCTCGTGAAGAGATTAAAAACTTTGCTCCTGCTTATGGGTATAAAGAAGAAGATCTAAACAAGATTGATGCAATGTCTGCTGATGAGATTGCTAGTTTCTTTTTAGATGAAAAACTTCAACCAGAAGGATTTGCTAGTGCATTAGATGACTACATGAACTCAGCTATGGTAGATGCTCCATCTAAGCAACAAGAAGAAAAGTGGAAGAGTTTTGGTCAAAAATTAAAAATTATAAATGATGCTGGAGATTTCCCTGGCAATAATAAAAAGAAGGCAGATCTTCCTAAACAACCAGATGCTCCAGTTGAAACTAAAGGTGGTTTTGAATTTAACTACCCACCTGGGGCATATAAAATTAAGCAAGGTTCTGCATATGATCCTCAAGGGCGCGTAGATGAAGATAGTCCAGACTTTACAGATGACCCTATTGAACTTGCTCAAAAGCAAGATGAAAGAGACATACTTGTTGCATTAGAGCAAGCAGTTTCTCCAGGAGAAAACGGGGAGAATGCTTTAGGAGTAGGCGCTCTTCCTTTTGCTAAAGGCGATGAGTTTGTTCCTGCTGAAGCACTTTTCTTTGCTTTAGAAGAAGCAGGAATTGATGCTCCTATGGAGTTAGCAAAGATTTATGATAAAAAACTTGGTGCTGATAACAATGAAAAAGCATTAAATGATTTTAGAAAGAAAGCAGAAATTATTTCTGGCAATACTCCAGAACTTGCCGAGTCATTTAAAAAAGTTACAGAACAAAATCCTGATTTAGAGCCTCCTACTCAAGAACCAAAGTTTGATGCTAAAGAGATGGATTTGATTCCACTTCCTCCGCTTCTAGAAGGTCTTAGCCAAAAAGAGTTAGATCAATTTAATGAAACAAAAGATCACATTCCATACTTGCCTAAAAATGAAGAGATTCAGATGCCAGAAGGCTATAACCCTCTTAGCCCAGAGCCATTTGCAGCATGGAAAGATGTAACTGCAGAAAATCCTGATGCAATTCTTCCTGAAGGATTCTCAGATAATCCTGTTTTCTTAGCGCAAGAAATTTCTACAAATGATTTATTAAAAGAGTTACGTCGATCTGTAGAACCAGGTAACGAGGTTCCAGGTGCTGCTGTAATAGCCCTTCCTACAGATGATGGAGAAGATTTTGTTGCAAACGTGCCAGGAGAAGCAGTTAGAGATGCTCTTCAACTTAAAGGCATAGACACTAACGCTGAGTTAAGAAAAATTGCTGAAGAAGGATTAGTTGGTCAAGTAGAGGATGTAGCCGATGTAAATATCCCTGCTGATGATGCTATACGTCTTATTGTTGATGGAGATGTTCCACTAGAGACTCAAATTAAAGATGCAATTGCTGCTAAACAAAAAATTGCATTCCTTTATAACGGCACTGAGCGTTTAGTTCTTCCTGTAGAAGTATTCGAGAACCCTAGAAATTCAAATGTAAATGTAAGAGCAATTGACGCAAACGGAGACAGAAGAACATTTACTCTCAGCAAGATTGAGAATAGTAAAGAAGGTTCACCAGTCGCAGTTGAAATCACTGATAAAGAGATTTTTGACCGACGTATGGCTGGAGAGTCATTACAAGACATTGCAGATGCTACAGGTATCCCTCGTGAAGAGATTCGCGCAAGAGAGGCTAAGTATGCTCGAGAGAATCCAGAAGCAAAGCCAGAAGCAGTTGTTGGAGACTACAAACCTACTGCTGATCAAATAGATAAACTTCAAAAAGGTGTTGCAGAGATGGACTGGTTAGATAACGGAATTATGTTCCTAAAGCCTGATGATGGCGGTCCTCGTGCAGAAGCACCTATCGAAATCTATGACGATAATGGTTTACCAGAAGATGGTCCATTCGCAAAGATTGATTCAGATGGAAACTTTGAATGGAAAGATCAAGCAGCATATGATAAATATGCTGATCGCTTAAAAGAAATTATTGATGCTGATTTAGTAGGTATTGGTGATAATCAAGATAATCAACAACCACAAGAAATTAATAATGTCCCTGTTGAGCAGGCAAAACTTGACGACAATCAAGAGCCAAAAGATAAAACTTATGTAGAAGAAAACCCTGAAGTAATTAAAGTAAATGCTTTTGTTGAAGCAAATGCTGGACGTCTTGCTCCTACTAAAGCAAGAGATGTAAAAATTGGTGACTTCTTGTGGAATAACTTTAATAAAGTTTATGAAGAAATTCTTGATATTCAACCAGCACCTTTTGGTCGAGTCAGATTCTTAATTAAAGATCCAAGAAATCAAAAAGAGTATTTCCGTTTCTTTGATCGTCGCTCTCCTATTCGCAACATGCGTCGTCTTGGTACTGGAGAAGTACCTGAAGATTTTAGAGTTCCGTCAGAAGAAAATAAAGGAGACGGACCAAAGCGTGGTCGCGCCCTAAGACAGCCACTAGAACAAAGAGTTGAAGTAGTTGCTGGTCGCGATGTAGGAGGATTTGCATACAGAGAAGGCTTCTATAAAGATAAAAATGGAATTGTTTTAAAACCTGGTGACAGAGTTCGTCATGGAAACGCAAAAAAGAATGAGATGTACGGCGAGGGTGTAGTTGTTGTTCGCGCTGGAGACCAAATTGATGAAGCCAAAAAGGTTGGTGGAATTGGTCGTAACGGAAAAGTTTACAAAGACTATGTTTGGGTACAAGTCCCTGGTGAAGACGGTCCACGTTTGTGGAAGTCAAGAATGATTGTTAAGCAAGCAGACGGCGCAGGTCCTGCTCGCGTTGCACCTGAGGCTAGAGATGTTGCACCAGATGCTCCTAAGGTAGAGGTTCCTAAAGCAGAGCCAATAGCAGAAAAAATTCCTGACGCTGCTGATATGAATGAAGAACTTGTTCAAAAAGAACTTAAGAGAGTTAGAGTTAAGTATTTCCCTAAAGCAAGAGATTATGCAGCAAACGATGAAGTCCGTAATGCTGGTAAAAAACTAGATGAACTAGTTAATAGACTAAATGCTGGAGAAAAAATAGAAGATCTTTCCACATCTCCTTTAGATTCAGCAATTCGTAAACTACGCAGAGTGAGAGATTTAGAAAATAACCCTAATGCATTAGTTCTTGCTGACTATGTAGAAAACTTTAAGAAGGAAATAGAAAAATACAAGAATGAAAAAGATAAAGCAAGACGTGCTGAATTTGAAAAAATATTAAATGAGCCAATACCAGATGACTTAATTCCAGCAGATGTAAACGGTCTCGATGAAGAAAAAATTAAAGAGGCTATAAAAGTAATCTCTATCAAACTTCCTAAGTGGAATGAAAGAGGCGCTAATCGAAAAGCAAGTGAGGCTGCTTATTATCTAGATAGTTTTGCTAGAGAGATAGATCAAGGTCAAGTTATTGAAGGAATTGATCCCTCTGATTTACTTCGAGTATCTACATACTTAAAAAATTCAGGCGATGCTAGGTATGAGGCTTTGGGCGATAAGATAGATCAACTTAATGAACTTATTAAACAAAAACAAGCAGCAAACCAGAAGCCTTTTGCTAAAGCAAACATGGAGTTTATTGATCCTGTTGCTGAAGCAGAAAAAAGAGTTAATAATAAAGATAATGAATTCAACGCCTCTAACAAACTACGCTCTGCCTTTGCCTCAGATGAAATTTATCAACAGAACTCTTATCTAGATCCTCACAAAGAGCAACTAAAAGAATTCTTTGCTCTAGAAGGCGGTGCTTCTTTAGCAAAACTAGATCAAAAGGCTCGTCAGGCTTTGGCTCAGTATGCAAGTCAGGAGATTAGAAATCCTGAAGGTATGCAGGGCGCAGATGAGGCTGAGACAGAAAAGAATATAAATGAAATTGCTACTTTAGTAAAAGCACTGCACGATGAAAAAATGGTTTATAGTCCAAACAGATCTAATATTGGACCAGCAGATGCTTTATTAAACGTAGATCCTACTAAAATTTTAAATTTTGGAAAAGCTCTTAATTCAGGAGTTCGTAAAAAGTTAGTTATAGATGGAAATGACACTGGCTTTGATATTCAAAGAGTTTCTCAAGGTATAAATAGCGGTAGCAACTTTAGACTTATACATAGACAGAGTGGTCAAGTTGTTTACTTTAAGAGAGAAAAAACAGAGGGAACAGCTAATGCAGAGTATATTTCTTCAAAGATAGCTCAATCTTTGGGTATTGCAGGTGCAGCATATGTTCAAAAGCACCCAAATGATTCTAGAACAGTTATAATCACAAATGCTGGCGACGGAATAGATTTTAAGAATAAGCCAGTGTTATTTGATGAATTCCCTGGTAAATCTTCAACCGAGACTATTGCTAAAAGAGCCTCTCTTGCAGATGTAGTTGGTTTAGCAGTCCTTGATGCTGTTATTTACAATACTGATAGACATGTACAAAATTTCTTAGCAGGAGTCGTTGACAATAAAGGCGTAGATAAAAATGGTTATGAAGAAATTCAACTTTTACCAATTGATCACGGATACGCTCAACTTCTAAATGGTGGTGGTAGTAGAAGTGTTACAGATCCATTTACCCACATGAAGGGCAGGGATGCTAGATCAGGTGGAGAGATTAATAGGGCAGTAGCTAAACAAATTGGAGCAACTGCATATAAAGAATTAATAGACATGACTGCTCAACAAGCGATCCAAGCACTAAAAAGAATGTATGGTTCTGATATTAGTAAAGAAACTTTAGACGAGGTTATTAGTCGTTTAGAAGCACTAAGAGGTATAAGTAAAGAAAAATGGCGTACTGGTTTAGCGGGAAGGAATTAGGAGATAAAAATGGCTATAGAAATATTTAGAGCATACATAAACTCTGACCTGCCTATTCAAGACGGAGATCATATATTCTCCATTGTTGCTTCTAATACTGATGTTGCTTTTGCTGCACCGCAAGAAGTTGTGGACTTATATGGCCTTACTCAAGAAAGAATTGATATGGCAAAAGATTTATACACTGCTTCTAATTTAGAATTACCTACAACTCCAACAGACTGGGCAGTACTTGCTTCAGAAAATATGAGTCGAGTCTCTGTTATGCCTTTTGATGTATCAGAGCCTTATGACACAATTGAGCAGGCAGTTATTGACGAGACTAGTGATACTCAAGATTCATTAGAAATAAGAAATGAAAATCAATCAGTAGAACCCGTAACTGCTGCTGCTGCTGCAACAGATGCTTGTCCTCCTGCAACACAAGATATCTCCATCAATCTTGCCAACCGCGAGAAGGCAATTAAAGATGCTGCTTATGGTCCACTAAATCCAGCAGAACCAAATGAAGAGTTTTGGCAAGAAAAATCAACACGCTGGTCTATAACAATAGATGAAGCAAAAAAGTCACGTTGCGGAAACTGCGTAATGTTTATTACAACTACTAAAATGAAAGACTGCATTGCTCAAGGCATTGAGCAAGGTGGATCAAGTAAAGATAACGCTTGGGACGCTGTAGATGCTGCTGAACTTGGTTACTGCGAAGCATTTGATTTTAAATGCGCCGCTTCCAGGACTTGTAACGCTTGGGTTGCAGGTGGTCCAATTGATGACTCTAAGGCAAAGGAGTAGTTATGGCTTTCACACCAGATAAACCAAAAAACATTTCAGATTTGTATGCACTGATTGATACAGAATTTGATGAGGTAGTAGTAGTAATTTACGAGTCAGATGAAGGCACTTTCTACAGACAGAATGGTGACTGGATTGAGCTATCTGACGAGGATGACCACTTTGATTTTGATGGTTTAATGGTCATATATGTTGACCCCGCCTTTATAGCCGTATACGACGAAGCCGAAGGTTCCAGTGAGGCTATTGGAATAAACGAACTAAAAGAGTACGAGTCAGCGAAGTAAAAGAGACGGAGTTTAAGTTGCAATTTATAGGTCGTAGTGGGAATAACGCTTTATTTGTGCTTGAAAACAAGGCTGTAGTAATTGACGAGAAAAGAAATTTAGTTTCTTCTATTGACTATGCAGATGCGCTTATTGCCTCCTTTACTCTTGATGATAGCCAAGAGAATCCATCCTCTGTTACTTACGAGTTAGCAACCGCTGCAATATCAGATTTAGATATAAAAATTTTTTCAAATAATGATCGTTTATACACAATTCCAAAATCAGTTCAATCAGAGGCAAAACGTGCCTTAGAGTGGCGTAAAAAGCATGATCGTGGTGGTACACCTGTAGGTTTAAATACTGCTAGAACTCTTGCTCGTGGTGGTCAAATTGGTATTAGAAAAGTTCGTCACATTGCTAAATACTTTCCACGTCATCAAGTAGATAAAAAAGGAAAAGGCTACGAGCCTTCAGAACCTGGCTATCCTTCAAATGGACGTATCGCTTGGGCGCTCTGGGGTGGAGATGCAGGAGAGCGTTGGGCTAGTGCAATAGTTGCTCGTGAAAATAAGAAGGCTCAGGCAAACTCAATTACTGCTTCGTATAAATTTGTTATGACCGACTATGAGTCTCCAGAAAAGGTAGAACTTAACTCTTTTATAGAGTCAGAGATGTTGCCAGAAGATATGGCTCCTCAGTTCTTTATTCGTATTCGTTTAGATGGTAGTGGTATTGATCGATTATACAAAGTAAATACAGATGGATCAGTCTTTGTTTGGGACGATGCAATGTGGGAAGATCTTGGAAATATTAACTATGATTTTCACACTTACGATAAAAGCCTCGATGATCCCTATGACATGGTTGAGAAAATACATGTTCCTGTAGACACAGAAACTGCAATTATTGTTTCAGGAAACTTAGACTCTAATCCTATGAAATCAATTTCTATATCTCAAATTAATCAAGAAGAGTCTGACATATTTGTAGATGAGATGGATAAAATTGATTGGGATTTAATTAATGAGATTTCTTATGATGAAAATATGTATAGCGAGTATGAGGAGTTTTCAGACTCTTCTTTAACTGCTGCCACTGCTCCGACAGCAGGAACTCCTGTAACTAATCAAGATGGAAATTACACTCCAGAAGAGCGCTCTCAGAAAGCACGTTCTCAGGTAAGAGATGCTATAGGTAAGTTTGCCAAGTCTGGTGGACGAGTTGTTATTGGTAAAAAGCCAGAGTATTCAGGAACTATTGAATCTATTAACCCTGCTACTCAAAGCGTTAAGGTTAAGTTAGATAATGGAAAGTATGTTGATGTTCCTGCTAATACTACAGAGCCTGCAGATACTTTTAAACCACTTCCACAAGAAAAAACTTTAACATCTACTAAGCAACTTACTAAAGGAATTTTAGGAGAGCCTAGAGTTCCTATTGATTCCCCTAATGCCACTCTTCCTGGAAAACTTCCTCAATTAAACACTGCTCAAGTTCAAACAATATTAAATGATCTTCCAGCGTGGAGCACTGATCAAAGATTAAAAGCATCTTCTCCTATCGCTCCTACGGCTGTTAGCACAGAAACAAAAACTCCTAATGCTTATAACGATCCAAGTTTAAGAAAGTTTTTAGAGAAAAAAGTTGTAGTAAATGGAGAAACTACTTATCCTAATTCAATTTGGTATCAACCAAAAGTAGATCCTTCTTCAATAGAAGGCTACAAGCCAACTAAAGACTTAACTCCTTCCCCTGGATTAAAAGTTCCACCTGCTTTTCGACAACCTGCTAAAGGTCTTACCTCTGCTGCATCTGTAGCATTAACGCCAGATACTTCAGATGTTCCACCAATTTATATGGCAATTGTTTCACCTGATGACCCTCAAGCGGTAATGGAATTAGTTTCATTAATACCTACTAGTAAAGACTCTGTTGTAACTTCTACATGGAAGCGTAAGCCAGGAGTATGGGAAAAAGATGACTCAATTCTTTCTGATTTAAAGAGTCCTACACCTCCACCAGTTGTTGTCTTAGATGATGACACCTTAAAAATAGTTTTGGATCAAATAGATTCAGCTGCTAAAACTGCATCTGCATATATTACAGATTCAATAATTTCTTCCTTAATTGCTGCTGGAGGAATTGACCGTAACAAAGGAAATGCTGAAAAACTTCGTCGTTATTGGTTATATGGAAAAGGTGCAGCAAAAATTCGTTGGAATACCGCAGGTGATTGGACCCGCTGCGTTCGCCAACTTTCAAAATACATGGGTCCTCGAGCAAAAGGCTACTGTGCATTGCGTCATAAAGAAGCAACTGGCATGTGGACTGGAGATAAGGAGCATCGTCAACTTTATGGCAAAAAAGGAGTTAGAGCGGACGCGTTTAGCACAGATTTTATACTTCCTTCTGAAGCCATACTCGAAGCAACCTCTCTTAAAGCAAGAGCAGCGGATGCCAGAAACAGAGTTGTCTTAGCAGGAGCAGAGATAGAAGATTTTAAAGGAGCAGAGTTTGTTATTCCTTTAGTTATCCCAGAAGACATAGAGTCTGGAGATGGTCGTAAGTTTGAAAAAGGCGCTATTACTATGCGTGAACTTCCTCTTCCATTTTTATGGCAAATTAAGACTGGCGAGGGTCATTCTGGATCAGTTGTAATTGGAACAATTCTTCAGATGGAAAGAGTAGAACAAGGTATTGGAAATGCCAGAGGATATTTTGATACTGGAGAATACGGAAAAGAAGCGGAAAGATTAGTTCGTGGAGGCTTCATCCGTGGAGTTTCTGCTGATATGGACATGTTTGAAGCAGATGAAGAAAAAGAAAATGCTGAAAATGACTCTAACAAAAAAGTTGGAGCAGGTAAAATGAACATAACTAAGGCAAGGGTTATGGCTGTAACTCTTGTCCCCAAGCCCGCTTTTCAGGAATGTCGAGTAGAACTCGCAGACCAAAGCGGAGAAATGCAGGAGGAAGAAGTGATATCTGATGGAGTGTATGTCGAAGGATTAAATCCTTTAGACGCATCAGCGTTAGTAGCGTGTGGAATTGTGGCTGGGTCAATACCAGTTACTCCGCCGAAAGATTGGTTTGCTAACCCAAAATTAAAAAAACCAACCGCACTAACAGTAACTGATGAAGGTCAAGTGTATGGTCACATTGCTGCATGGCATGTAGATCATATTGGAATGTCTTATGGAACTCGTCCTCCTCGGAGTAAGAGCAGTTATGCATACTTCCACACTGGTGCTGTACGTGCTGACGATGGAACAGATGTTCCAGTTGGACAATTAACTTTAGCTGGAGGACATGCTTCTCTTGAAGCAAGTGCTTCAGAAGCAGTTCGTCATTATGACGACACAGCATCTGCAGTAGCAGATGTACATGCTGGAGAAGATGCTTATGGTATCTGGGTATCAGGAGCACTTCGCCCTGGCACAACTCCAGAACAAATTCGTGCTTTACGTGCCTCTGCTCCGTCAGGAGATTGGAGACCAATTAAAGGTGCTTTAGAGCTTGTAGCAATTTGTCAGGTAAATGTTCCTGGCTTCCCAATTGCTCGTGCTCGTGTTGCATCAGGTCAAGTTATGGCACTTGTTGCTGCTGGTGCAAGCGTTCTTGCTCAACTAAAGAACGATCCTTTAGCAGAGTTACATACTCGAATTGATAAACTAGAAGCACCATTAATTGCGGCTAGTAATAGTGCTAAAGATAGAATGAGAACAATTACTGCTGCTATTAAAGCATCTGAATTATCTAATAGAGTAAATAAGATGAAAGAAGAATCTTCTTCTTATATGCTTCAAAGTATTGATAACTCAGATTCAGAGTTAGCAGTCATTACTCGCAAACAACGTATGGAATTAGCAAAAGATAAAAAAGCACTTCCAGATGGGTCATTCCCAATTAGAAATGTTTCTGATCTAAAAAATGCTGTTCATGCATATGGACGTGCTAAGCCAGGAAATCGTGGTTTGGTTCGCCGTCATATTGTAAAGATGGCTCGTCAGTTAGATCGAAAAGATCTAATTCCAGAGAACTGGAAAGAAGCATCCGTAAACGATACAGATAGTATTGCTGCTAGTTTAAGAGCAAGAATCTCTATTGTTGAATCAGTTGTTGCCGCTGGCGGTTTGGATCGTAACCGGGGAAACGCTGAAACGCTTCGTCGCTACTGGACAAGAGGCGAAGGAGCTGCAAAAATCCGTTGGGGAGCACCTGGTGACTGGAGTAGATGCGTAAAGCATTTAGCAAAGTATCTAGGTCCTCGTGCTAAGGGTTACTGTCAACTACGTCATAAAGATGCTTTAGGTATTTACACTGCAACACATGCTAAGCGTGATAGAGCTAAGAATAATTCTGTAGAAGAATTTTCTAGTGATTACATGCCAGAGACAATGGAGCAGATGGAGATTCCACAGGATCAACTACAAATGCCTATAAGCAAAATTATTCAACAACCAGATGATCTATATGACGCTCAATGGGAGCCAGAAGATATGATTGTTGTCATTTTAAATGAAATGGGAGAGGCTTCAGAAGCAGATTTTTTAGCCAATTCTGAAACATTTGCTGAAAAAGATCCTTATGTAGTAGATCAAAGTGAGCCTGTTGGTACACCTGATTTAACAAAAGAAGATCTAAAAGGTCTTACAGATGAAGAAACAGATATACTAAAAAAAGAAGTTAAGAGTAAGCAAGACGCAGAAAAGTCCAGAGCTAAATACACACCTAAAACCCAACCCCGTGATGCCACAGGGAAGTTTCGACAAGTGCTTGCTCGGTTGAAACTGGACCTAGGTGATGCTGGATCAGATGCTGCATTAAAGAAGATTGAAGAGGTTGATAATCTAGATAATGCTGGTAACTACGCTGAAGCAGCCAAGGCTGCTGGCGATTTGCTAGATATTGTAGATAGATTAGATACAGGAGCACTTAACGCTGAGGCTATAGGCAATGTTAGAAACAGTGCTGGAGAGTTAGGCAAGGTTATTGCTAACCTACCTTTTGCCTTTGGAGAAGATGCTCAGAAGATCAGATTTAGTGATGTACCACCTGCCCTACAGGATCTAATGGAAAAAATGATCACTAGGGTTGAGAATAAAATTGGTCAAAAAGACGCAGATATCGCTACTAAAGGTATGAAGGACTTCATGTCAGGTCAAGAGGTATACAGCCAGAGTGAGATATCTAGTCAAATGTCTAAGCTACTTAGACTACTTACCTGATCGGTAAAAACAGTACAAAAAAAGAAAATCACACTATAAGAACTAATGTAGTATTCAGTATTAGGTGGAGTGCCTCCACGCATCTATTGCGTCCGCGAGTCCCTCAGCCTCGACTGATCAGCGAGATGGGGAAAAGCCCTATCCTAACTGACCCTAAGGAGGGACAGTAGTGGACCAAATCAAACAAATGATGGATCAGTTGTCTGACATCACTGACGAACAAGTTAGTGAACTTCAGGCATCTATCCTCAGCGAATTTGAATCGGTCGAGAAGGAGGATCCTACTCCGCAGACAGTTGACGCTATGACGTCACTTGCCGACATGCTCGATGGAGTTAGAAACGAAATCAAGCGTCGTGAGGTAGCAACTGTAGAACTTGCTCAAAAAGCAGCAGAAGCAACTAATCGCGTATACGGAAAAGAAGACGAAAATAAAGACATGGAAACTACTGAAGTTAAAGATGCTGCAATGCATGAAGAGGCTCCTGCCGCTCCTGCTGAAGAAGCACCTGTAACTGAAGAAGCACCTGTTTCTGAAACTCCTGCCCCAACCATGGAAGAGGAGAAAAAAATGGAAGAAGCAGCAGCAATGCCTGCAACTCCAGAAGTTACTCCAGAAGTAGAAGATGAAAAATCTCCTGCAGACATGGAAGAAGACAAAAAGGAAGAAAAGGAAATGGAAAAAACTATGACTGAAGCGTCAACCGAAGCAGATAAGAAATCTGAATTTTCGACTGAAGTTAAAGAAAAAACTGAAGCAGCAGTAGCTGTGGAAGAAACAGTTGTTGCAGCTGCTGAAGAAGCACCAGCAACAACAACAGCAGAAGTACCAGTAGTAGCAGAAGCAGCAGTTGTAGAAGAGGTAGCAGTATCGCAAGATGCTCCTGCAGCTGAAGCAGCAGTTGTTGTTACTGAAGGTGCTGAAGCAGCAATCATTGAAACACCAACACAAACAGAAACTGTGCAAACAGCACAAGAAACTATGGAGGCACCCGTGACCGCCGCTGCAGATAACGCAGATAACCTCAACATTGAGGTACCGGCTGACCGCCGCCCAACATCTCGGACAACAGAAGCAACAGTGGCAATCACTGCGGGCGCTGACATTCCTGGATATACAGCAGGCAGCTCAATTTCAAGCATGGCAGAAGTTGCAGAAGCAATGGCCAAGCGTCTACATGGCCTACGCCGTGTAAATGGTGGAGATGGAGAACAACACATTGTTGCTTCTATTTCTACACAATTTCCAGAGGCTCGCACCCTTAATCAGGATGCACAAGCTAACTGGGACAAGGTACAAGCTGTAGTCGGACCTGAGGCACTTGTTGCTTCTGGTGGACATCAAGCACCTTTCGAGGTTAAGTACGACATCTTCGGTCTTGGCTCAGCAGTGCGCCCAGTCCGCGATTCACTACCTCGTTTCCAAGCAGACCGTGGCGGTATTCGCTACATCACTCCACCAGTACTTAGCTCATATGCTAGCGCTGTTGGTGTATGGACTGCTGCTAACGATTCAGCAGAAACACCAAGCCCAGCTTCAAAGTTGAGCTTAACTGTAGCCGCAGCTGCTGAGACAACTGTCTCAACTGATGCTGTTACTTTGCAACTACAATTCGGTAACCTTCTAAGCCGTGCATATCCTGAATTAATTGCTCGTCACAACGAGCTTGGTTTAATTCAACATGCTCGCGAGGCTGAAGGAAATCTTATGGCAAAAATCGGTTCAGCATCAACAGCCGTTACTTCAACTTCCGTAATTGGAATGGGTCGTGACTTCCTAGTTCAACTAGGTCGTGCTTCTGCTGCTTACCGTGCACGTCACCGTCTAGATGCAGATGCTCCACTTCGCGCAATTATCCCAGCATGGGTTAAAGACGCAATGGCAGCAGATCTAACTCTTTCAATGCCTGGAGATTCAACTCTCAATGCATATGCAGAGATTGATGCTTATATCGCATCTCGCGGAATCATCGCTACATTTGCTCTAGACACCGCAGCAGGAGCTTCTCCTTTCGGTGCACAGGGTTCTGGCGCAATGGTTGAATTCCCAGACACATTTGTTTGGTACATCTTTGCTGAAGGATCATTCTTGTTCCTTGATGGCGGCACTTTGGATCTCGGAGTTATCCGTGACTCAACACTTGTCGGCACCAACGACTACAAGATGTTCGTTGAAACCTTCGAGAACGTTGCCCTTGTTGGCGTCGAGTCTCTACAGGTAACATCAACCATCAATGTAAACGGAGTAGCAGCTGCTCTTCGCGATACACTTGGTGGATTGACTGCAGCAACAATCGAGTACTAAGCCGTAACCCATTTGTTGAAGGGGGGCCTAGAAATAGGCTCCCCCGATACAATAAACAAAAACTAGATTTAAGTTAGGAATAGAGAACATGGCTTTTACCGGAATATTTGAAGCTCCAAAGATCACACCTTCAGAGTTCGGTCTATTCACCGTAGCAAAGCCTGATACTAAAATAAAAGAAGATCAATGGATCAGAGGATTCTCACAAGAATGGGACACAACTCTCCGTGGTCTTGTTAACTATGACGATACTGATACAACGTCAAGTGCGTTAGTATCTAATGCTACCCCTAAGCGTTACACAGAAATTAAACCATTTTTTATTGAAGCTGAAGATTATCGCTCAACATTAGGTTTTACTGGATTTGACTACGTTGCAAGAGTTAAGCGTCAACTCGAAGGTGGAACACAGAAAGCAATGGAGCGTGAGTTATGGGATGGCGCGATTAGAAAAGGCGAATCCCACGAAAATAAAGCACTTAGTGCCGCAAGTGCAACACTTGTTAATGGAACTACAGCACTTTCTGTTCAACGTGCACTTGCATTACTTGACTATGAATTGTCTGATACCTCCCCTTGTGGAGAAAACGGTGTCATTCACATGACAAAGGATATGGCTGGTCTTCTATCTGCTAACTATATGATTTTTGATAATAAAGAAAAAGGCCACCTTCAGACAGTTAGTGGAACTAAAATTATTGTTGGCTCTGGTTACACCGGAAATGGTCCAGATTCACAGACAGGCGCAACAGCGTCAGCGACAAACAAATGGATGTACGGCACTGGCACAATCAAGACACTTATTGGTGATGTTGATGTCGTAGCTGACAATCTGGCTCAAAGCTATGATGTAGCGGGAAATCAAAATGATATGCGTATTAAAGCAATTCGCCCAGCGGCGGTTTACTTTGATACATCTATACATTTAGCAATCAGAGTTGATTTAACAGCGTAAAATAAGAACAAGTAAAAACCAACTAAAGGAGAAATCAGTATGGCCACTCAGGACTACGCGGCAAGCGTCCAAGGTGTGGCGATCCGTGTCACTAGACTGGACGCCTCAGGTAACCTACTCACCCAACCAGGTGATAGTTATACAACCTCGGCGTTCCTTCGCGCTTCATTTACACCAGAGTACGAAGAGGGCGATGAAATCGTAGAGAAGTCAGCAAACGGTACAGTTTGCGTTTCCTACAAAGCCCCAGACACTCTTAAAAGAATTACTATGGAACTGGCAATTTGTGAGCCAGATACAGAACTTACTGCTTTGTTAGCAGGAGGTTTACTGCTTCGTAAGAATCTAGGAACTTATGCTGCACCAGATCGCACATCAATTGGTTGGGCCGCACCAGCCGTTGGAGATGACCCTGCTGGAAACGGCGTTGCTCTTGAAGTTTGGTCATTTGCTGTGAAGGATGGAAAGCGTGCAACAACTCGTCCATACTTCCACTGGGTTTTCCCATATGTTAAATTGCGTCAATCAGGTGATCGTGTAATTGAAAACGGATTACTTGCAAACACTTTTGAAGGCTACGGTCTTGGAAATGAGTTCTTTGATGCAGGTCCAGACGGCCGCTGGGAGTTCCCAGTTGCAGCAGAGCGTCCATACTCATACGCTCGCGATTCATGGGCACCAACTGGTCTAAAGGGCTTCTACGAGTGGCATCCTGAAATTACTAAGACTATTAGTAACTCACAACGCACTGGAACTACTGCAACTATTACAACATCTACTGCTCACGGATTCCGTGTAGGAGATACTGTAACTATTGCTGGTACCAACGGAAACTCTGCACTTCACGGTACTAAAACAATTACTGCAGTTCCAACAACAACAACATTTACATACACCACTACAACAAGCGGAACTATCACCTCTGCTGCTGATACTGGAACTGCATTTGTTGATTATGGATACTGGGCAGTTACAGACTTCACCTCTCAAGGATCTACTACTGCGTACAACGTACCTGGTAGCAGTACATATAATGCTGACAACGCTGTTGACTTCATTATTGCTTCATCAGAGGATCCAACCTCTTAATATAAGTAAAAGAAGGGCGGACGACGTGCTGGTCGTATCATTGATACCACTAACCGTTGTTCGCCCTTACTCTTTAGGATTGGTATAAATAATGAGCAGTCTTTGGGTAGATGTTAACGAACTTGGATCTACTTATGCAGAGTCTCAGTACGCATATGATGCTGTAAAAACAGCTTCCTACCTACTTTGGGGTATGTCTGGAAGAAAATACTCTGGAGTAACAACTGTTACTGAGCGATATGTATCTTCTTATGATCCTTACATCCGCACAGGCGCCTCTATGCTTACATACTCTCCTACTTTAGTTAGAGGAAATGTTGAAAATATTAGATTAAATGGTTCAGGACCATATCAACAAGATGATTTCTCAGGGGATGGAACATCTGCAAGCACTCGTGTACGTCTTCGTGGTCGTAAAGTAATAAGAGTTCATACTCTAAGGGATAGAGATGGTAACGTAATAGATCCAAGAGATTATTATTTAGTAGAGCACTCTACAATTCTTGCTACGCCAGGGGCTAGTTGGACATCTTCTAATATTGAAGTTACTTATTCATATGGAACACCACCACCATTAGCAGGAAAAGCTGCTGCTCGCTTACTTGCCATTGAACTTGTTAAGTTATATGAAAATGATGATACTTGCGCCTTACCTCAACGTGTAACCTCTGTTGCTCGTCAAGGTGTTTCATACACAATTCTTGATAATCAAGATTTTATTGATGAACTTAGAACTGGTTTATATGCTGTAGATCTTTTCCTAAAAACAACTAACCCAGACAGAGCAAGAGCAAAAGCAAAAGTATTTAGTCCAGATACTCCTAGAGCACGTCGTCCTATTCCTAAGCCATATCAATTGACAGAGACTCCTTATGATTTAAAGGTACTTACATCTGGTTCAGCACTAGTTCTTTATTTAAGTGAAATAAATGGAAGTTTCTTAGAAGATGATCCAGCATGGGATGTATCTTTAACAGTTTCTGATCACTCTTATACAAAGTCAGAGAACTTAGAAAATTCTATTAGCCTAAGTCGTGTTAATGGAACAATAACTATCTCTCCAACTTATAGTCAAATATTAGATATTATTGGTCCAAGAGAGCCTGGTGTTTATGACATCTATTGCACTAGACCTAGTTTGGCAAACCCTGCTGTTGATGAAGTAATTAACCTACTTACAGCAAACGTATCATTTGAACTTTACACAAGAGTAGAGCCAATTTACACACTGTAGGATATAGACAACAAGTAGGAGAGACAAATGTCGACAACGATAAATAAGGCAACTGTTAGTAGTGACGCCAAAAATCTTGCTGTATTTTTAGATGCAGTACTTGCTCAAGTTGTTACTTCTTACGCTTCTTACAGTATGCCGCTCCCTCTGCGTAGATACTACACATTAGGACAGCCTGTAGTTGATTGCGAACAAGTAGTTGTTTCTTTTGTACAAATGTATGTTGGTGCCCCTGGGGATGAAGCAACTCAGCCTCGTAGATGTAGTGATCCAAGGAGTGCAACAATTAATGTTTCCGTATCAAGAGCGGTGCCAGTAGTTGGTCAGAACGGTAGACCACCTTCTGCTGAAACAATAGAGAGTGCTTCAGAAATTGCTGCGTATGATGCATGGATTTTATTAGATAGCGCTTCTCAATTAGATACTTGGGAGTCTTCTGGTTTTGGTCTCGGAGTTATTGCAACTGTTGAAGTTCAAGCCCCTGAGGGTGGCTTTCAAACTGTAACTCTTACCCTGACTGCAGCCGTTCCATAAAATGGCAACAGTAGTATTTCGCAGGGCAGAGTTAGATTTTTTACTTAACTCTCCTGAAGGTGATGTAGGAAAATACTTAGCAAAAAAAGGTCGTCTAATAACCGCTGCTGCTAAGGCTCAAGTTGGCGTAAGAACAGGAGCACTTCGTTCTTCAATCCACATGAGACATTTACGAGACTCTCGGGGTCAGTATGTAAAAATTGGATCAAATCTGGACTACGCTTTGCTACACCATCAAGGAACTAAGCCTCATGTTATTCGACCAGATAGGGCAAAAGTGCTGAGATTTGTTAGAGGTTCAAGGATTATTTACACGACTTCGGTTATGCATCCTGGAACTAAAGCAAATCGCTATCTATCAGATAACTTAAAGTTGGTAAAATAGTAACAATATTTACTATAAAAATAGTAAATAAAAGACAAATGAGAAAAGAGGAATATCAACATGACAACAGGTAGGTTTAAGGATTTTGGTAGCGGTGGTGATGTAAACACGCAACCTTTATCTTTCAAACTTTACGGAGAAGATTTCCAATGTAAGACGGCTCTTCAAGGTAAAGTTCTTTTAGACATGGTTGCAGACGCTGGTTCTGACTCAAACGGAATGGCAGCTGCTCTTATTGACAAGTTCTTTGCAAAGGTTTTATTGCCAGAAAGTTTAGATCGTTTTCTAAAACTGGTAGATGATCCTAGCAAAATTGTAACTGTTGAAAAATTAGGTGAAATAACTTCTTGGTTGGTCGAGCAGTACTCAAGCCGTCCTATACCGGGGCTAGAGGACTCGCAGAGTGGGCAGTAGATCTCTGGCCTTATGTTAACGGGAAAGCACTGATGAACGGCCTACAACTATCTTCTATGGAACTAGCAGAAATGCTAGATGTTATCCATGTAATTTTTGAAGATGACATGACCTCCGTCGCTAGTGCAGAACAAGTTGACGTCAAAGACAAAGTAAGAGAAATTATTTATAGGGATTTCTATGAAACTACTTATAAATATAAGACAACTAAAAAAAGTCAAAACGCAGGTTTTGACAACTCTGTTGGAGATTTTGACTACAGCGACATCACTCCGTTTGACCCAAGCAGTCAATCAGTGAAGCCGTTTGTTCCGCCAACAGATTTTAATCCAGACATGCAAAAGCCGTTTGGATCAGTACTAGATGCCCCTTTGGGCTAAGAGATTAGGAGGTGATGGCGCATGGCAATTGTTGGTGATGCATATGTAGTAGTTCGCGCCATCACTACTAGTGTTGAAAGAGATATTCAAAAATCTTTCAAAGGTGTGGACGCAGTAGGTGAAAAAGCTGGAGTAGATATATCTAATGGAATACAAAGAGGTTTTAGTAGATCTAATAGAAGAGGGATATTTCCTTCAACATTTATAACAGAATCAATAGCTGCTAAAGAACAATTTTCATCTTTAACAAGAGCGGGATATGCGTTAGCGCCAGCACTTACAGCATTAGGTGGAATTATCGGTCTTCTTGGTACAGGACTTATCTCTTTAACTTCAATAATTGGAGCCGCTGCTACTCCAGCATTAATTACTTTAGCTGGAGCATTTACAGCCGCTGGTCAAGCCGCACTGACATTAAAATTAGCATTTTCTGGGGTGGCTAAAGCAGTACAAGCAGGAACTAAAAACTCCAAAAAAAGTGCTTCTGCTGCAAAATCAGAAATAGATGCTCAAAGAAATTTAGCAAAAGCATATGAAGATCTGGCAGATGCTCAAAAAGGAGTAAATGATGCTAGAGAAACTGCAATTGAGCAGATACAACAATTAGGTTTTGATTCTGAAGATGCTGCAATTAATGAACAAAAAGCCGCACTAGAACTTGAAAAAGCTCGCGAGACCCTTGCTCGTGTTTCAGATCTTCCACCTAACTCTCGTGCTCGTAAAGAGGCTCAACTTGCGTTTGCTGAGGCAGATTTAAATCTTAGAAGAGCGGTTGATCGTAACAATGATTTAAAGAAGGCAGAAGCAGAAAATGCAAAAGCAGGTCCTGATTTAGCCTCTCAAGTTGAAGCAAGTAAAGTAGTTGTCAACGCTAAAAAAGCAGAATTAGATGCTGAAAGAAACTTAATAAAAGCAACAGAAGCAAGAGATGCTGCTTTACAAGGATCTGGAGCAGATGCTTACGCCGATGCCCTCTCTAACTTGTCAAAAGAAGCCCAAAGTTTTGTTCGATATTTAGTTTCTATACAGGGAGAGTTTAAAAAACTAAAGGCAGCTGCTGGACAAGAACTTTTCCCTCAACTAGAAAAAGCAATAGATAACCTAGTAAAAAATTTATTTCCTGCTTTAAGACCTCTTCTTACCGAAACTGGAGATGTTTTAGGTAAAGTAGCAATAAGAATATCTGAAGTAATAACAAAATCAGAAAACATAAAAAGACTAGAGTCCATATGGAAGACAAATAATAAATTTATAGACAATTTTGGTAGTGCAATAGCCAATCTTTATGAAGGATTTTTAATTCTTTTAAACGCTGCTAAACCTTTAATTGATGCTTTTGGTGAATGGCTAAAGAATGTTACTGGCTCATGGAAAGAAACTTTAAAACTTGATGAAGCAACTGGAAAACTTGGAGAGCGTTTTAAAATTGCTAAAGGAATATTAAAAGATTTAGGCACTATTCTTGGAAACGTTTTTGGTGGATTTAAGAATCTTGTAAAAGCAAATGTAGGCCCTGGCAGCGGTGGTCAAATATTTCTTGATTATTTTAAGAAAATATCTTTAGCATTTAAAAATTTACAAACAATAGATGGACGCCCTCTAAAAGACTTTTTTGCAGATGCAGCAGTAAACGGCACAAAACTTCTAGGACTTCTAGGAGATATTATTGGTGGCTTTATCAAATTAGCCGACAATAAAGGTCTAGGAATTTTCTTAGATCAACTTAAAGTAGTAAATGGTATCTTCGGCGATATAGGTGAAAGTTTAGACTCTTCTTTACCTTCTTTTGGTAATTTTTTAATAGAGTTTTCAACCCTTGTAAAAACAGTTACAGATTCTGGGTCTATAACAATATTTTTTGACACTTTATCTGGAGCTCTTAAAAAATTAAATGATTTTTTAAATAGTGAATTTGGTCAATCATTGCTTAGAATATCTGCTCAAATACTTCCTTTATTAGCAGCCTTTGGATTAATATCTAAAGTGGTAGTATTTTTTGGAAAAGTACTTTTAGGACCTTTATTTTCGATTATTAAGTTTGTTAAGGAAGTTCAATTTTTAGCCCCGGCGCTACGAGCACTTGCAGCGCAGTTTGCTGCACCAATTGCAATTGCCGCAGCTGTTGTAGCTGTGTTTGTTCTTCTTTATCAAAATAGCGAGATATTTAGAGAATCTATTGGAAAGCTAGTTTCTGCTGTTGGTGGTGCGTTAACAGGTGCATTTACAACAATAAAAACTGCTATAGATGGTTTTGATCTTTCTGGAATTATGAATGTATTTAAAATGCTTGGTGATTTTTTAGGAAAATTTATAGTTCCAATAATTAGTGTAGTTTTAGTTACTGCTATAAAAACTGTTGCTGGTGTAATTTCCTCACTGATAAATGTAGTAGGTCTTTTAACAAATGCATTTAGCGGAATTGCAGGTGCTGTAAGCAAGGCTTTTAGTATCGTAATTTCAGTAGTTAAAGGTGCAATAAATGCATTAATATCAGTTTGGAATAATAGTCTTGGTAATTTAAAGATTACGCTACCTAAAATTGGGCCATTCGGCGGCGGAACCATTGGATTCCCAAAAATTACTCCTCTTGCAAAAGGTGGAGTTGTAATGCCAAGCGCTGAAGGAACTCTTGCCACAATCGGTGAAGCAGGTCGACCAGAGCGTATTGAACCACTTGACCCCGATGGTCTGTCAAAGCGTGATAAAGCAATGATTCAAATGCTGTCTGGCGGAGCAGGTTCTGGGATAAACATAACAATTAATCCTTCTGCTGGCATGGATGAAAGAGAACTTGCTTCTATTGTCTCTCGTCAGATTGCCTTCCAACTTCGTAAGGGAGCCGCCTAATGAGTCGCTCAAATTTATTTACAAACCCTACCTATCAAACTAACACTACTGGCTGGTCTGCTGCTCAAAATATAAATAAAAGAATTACTAACTCTCAAAGAAGTTCTACTACTGCAACCATAACTACAAGCACTGCTCACGGCTTTTTAGTTGGCGATACTGTAACTATTTCTGGAACTAATGGGAACTCTGCTTTACACGGTACTTATACAATAACAGCAGTACCAACTTCAACAACATTTAGATACACAACTTCAACCTCTGGAACCATAACTTCAGCAGCCGATACAGGAACTGCCACTGTTTTTGGGCTAGCACCTTCTGCAAATACAAAAACTATTAGCAACTCTCAAAGGAGTACTACAACAGCATTAATTACTACTTCAGCCTCTCACGGCTTTGTAGTAGGAGATGTTGTAACCATTGCTGGAACTAATGGCAACACCCCATTACACGGTACTTACACAATTACAGGAGTTCCTAGCGATACTACCTTTACCTACACAACCTCTACCTCTGGAACTATTACATCCGCTGCCGACACTGGAACCGCAGTAATTGCCACTACATCTTTAGCAAGAGTCACCTCTGATTATTTTGTAGGCTCTTCTTCTTTAGAAATAACCAAGTCTGCTCAGGCTAACTCTGGAGTAATTACTACCGACAGAATTGCTACTACAGCGTTATCTAGTTATGCAGTTTCTGGGTATGTAAAAGTTCCTACCAGCGCAGAAGAAGGCTCTTTTAGTATTAAAGCTATTTGGTATAACGCATCTACTGCTGGAAGCATAGTTTCAATAAGTAGTAATACTGCAAGAGATTTAACTAGTTCCTCAGGTTGGCAAAGAATCACGGCAGTATTCACCGCACCAGCCACTTCAACTCATGCAAACTTTGCTTTTATTCAAAGCACCGCTGGTACTAAAGCCGAAACATTTTTACTTGATGCTGTTTTATTAGAGCAGTCTGACTCAGTAGAGGGCTTTTTTGTTAACTCTAATCAAGCCAATGAAACTTCAAAGGTAAACCTTGCTTTAGCCCCACTTCCACAGCCTCATTTGACGGGAATGAAGTTACAGGCAGATATATCGCTGAATGACTTTACTTTTAATACAATTGATGAATACGGAGTTATTTGGGTAGTCACTGATATTGGTGGCTGGTGGCAACATCCCTCTCCTGAAATCCCTGAGGTCTCTAGAGGATGGGGCGATGGTTCATACGATGTTAAAGGTAAATACAACGCAAGAGATATAACTTTTGAAGGTGTCATTTTGACCCCAGATCCTTCTCTACTTGCTGCTGCTAGAGATAGATTTGTTGCGGCTACAAATTTAGTTTATACAGGTGGATGGCTTAAGACAAATGAAGGCTCTTACATTAAAGCATCTTATGTAAGATTAAGCGGAGACCCAGAAATACAAACAGTAAATGCTCGCGGGCGTACTGAGTTTTCTATCGGACTTAGAGCAGCAGATCCTATAAAGTACAAGTGGAATACAGAAGACCCAATCTACGGCTATGAAAACGTATTAATACCGTGTGAAGCAACATCTACAGCCGCGGATGGAACCGAGATTATAGAAAATGAAGGTAACTACCCTGTTAGCGTATATTTAACTATTACTGGTCCGCTAGTTGGTCCAGCGGTAATATCTAATGACACTTCCGAGGAACAAATTAATATAACAGGTGCTCTAAGAGCTGCTACTACTAAAACAATTAATAACAGAGGCTTAACTGATAATTTAGTAACCCTCTCAACTACTACCACTCACGGATTAGTTGTTGGTGATGTTGTTACTGTTTCTGGTCTTGGTTCACCGTATGACGGGGATTTTGTAGTACTTAGTGTTCCTACAACTAGCACATTTACATATGCAGCAACTGGTTCTAACGTCGCTTATGGAGCTGGTAGTGGGAGCCTTGCCTATGGTCCAGATACTTTAGAAATCAACACATATGATAGATCTGTATTTTTAAATGGAGAGTATTTAGGAGCAAGAGCAAAATTAGAAGTGTATAACGAATGGATTAATTTATACCCAGGCAATAACACAATTAGTTTTTATGACATAGGCGATGCTGCCAATTCAACGGCTACTTTATCTGTAGACTATCGTTCTGGATGGCTTGCTTAAACTTAAAAAACTTAAGGAACTAAAATGACAACTAATGAAATTAACCCAGCTGATTACAGATACTACGCTGTAGATTTACTTACAAACACCTTGTTGGTAGAAATTCCGTTTGTAGATGTTACTTATGGAAGGGCTCTAAGTAAAGCAGGCTCTTTTTCTGGGTCAATTCCTATAGTTGAAGCAAATGCTCATTTAAATTTATATGAAAACACTATGCCAGGAAAAACAGCAATATATATTCTTAGAAACGGTGTCTGCGTCTGGGGCGGAATTATATGGAGCAGAAGTTACTCTCCCATTAATAAAGAGTTAACTGTAGATGGTGCAGAGTTTATAAGTTATTTGTATCATAGAATGGTATGGCAAACTCTTTATTATGGAAGTGAGCCTTACTACTGTAGCAAATACCAAGCAGCATCTGGTACAGCAACTATTTATACTAGTACAGAGCATGAATTTGAAGTAGGAGATGTTGTAAAGGTTTATGCATTAAATAATGCTTTAAATGGTACTCATGTAATAACAGCAATCCCATCTGCTTCAAGTTTTTCTTTTGCCTCCGCTGCGACGCTCTCTTTAAGCCCTTCTGATATAGGTCAGGCTCGTTCTGTTGTTGATTCATATGATGTTGCTAGAGATATTTTAGGCTGGTTAAATGAGGATTTTGTTACAAATGATTTTTTAAATGATGAGGCTTATGGCGATAGACGTATAAATTTCCCAGCCACGGACGAAGAGTACACAGTTACCAATAAACTTTGTGTTTCAAACAGTGTTACTCTAACTTTAAATAGGCCGCATGATTTAATAGTAGGTCAACTAGTTGAAATTGCAGCTGTAGATGATCTACTAGACGGCTACCAAACTATTACAGCCGTCCCAACCAGCACAACTATTAAATACAACGTTACTGGTTCTGTAAATATTTCAACTGCTGCTGTAACCCCGTATACAAGTTATGATGTAACTTCAAAAAGCATATCTACTACTACTCTACCTATAACATTTAAGGCAGTTTCATCTAATATTGCAACAATAACTACAGGTTCTGCTCATGGGCTTGCAGTAGGAGATTATGTGAGCATAGCAAAATTAGATAACAGCGTTTCTTACAGTAAGACAGCCTCTGCATCTAGTGCCTCTACTACCCTTACGGTTACAAGTGCTACTAACTTAGTAGCAGGAATGTTAGTTTCTATAGCTGGGAAACTTAGCGCTAATACTATTGTTGAAAAAATAGTTGGAACTACTGTTACTTTAAACAAACCTACTTTATCTGCTATAACTTCTGAAACTGTAAGTTTTACAAATCAATCTGTACTAAATGGAACTACTAACGTTATTTCAATACCAACTAGCACAACTTTTACAATACCAGTAGACAGTGCTGATATTGGTACTACCGCTGTCGCTGCAAATACAGGTGAGGCTTCTTATAAAACTGTTACCTTAACTACATCCACTAATCACGGAATAGTTGCGGGCACTAGTATTATTGTTGAGAATATAGGAAGTGATTATGATGGTAATTATGTAGTAGCATCGGTGCCAGATGTTAAAACTATAAAATACACAGTTTTTTCTACTTTAAATTATGTTACCACAGGAGTTTCTGGCGGCACTGTTTCTTGGGGAGGCAGATTAGTTGCTGGTACTTATGGTTCATACTCTTCTAACTCTGATATAGGAATAGACTCTACCCAAGAATTAAGTGCAAAATATTTAGGGTCAAGTAGTAAAGTATTTAGAGGCTCTGATTTAAGATCTTTTGGAGATATATTAGAAGATTTTTCTAAAGAACTTGAAGGTTTTGAGTACAGAATAGATTGTGATTTTGAAAATGATGCTTTTACTAGAACATTTACTTTTGTTCCCTTTATTGATCCACCTGTAAGAATACCTGTAACATTTAAACAACTAACATCTAATATTGCAACAATAACTACAAGCACTGCCCATGGGTTAGTTGCAGGGGATGAAATTGTTATTACAGAGGTTGGCTCATCATTTGATGGAACAGTCACTGTTGTTAGCGCTCCTACCGCAACTACCTTTACTTTTTACTCTTACAACAACAATGTCCCCTCTACTGCATCTACAGGATATATAGGAGTGGTTCATCCGTTAAGTGTTTTAGGCGCTGATCAATATGTTTTTGAGTATCCAGGCAATATTTTTCAATTTACTTTAAATGAAAATGCAGAAGACTCTGCCACTAGAATGTGGGTAGGCGGATCTGCTGATGGATTAGACGGCACTGCTAGCCAGCCTTACGCAGCAGCTGCTTCAAAAGATTTATTAAATCAAGGCTGGCCACTATTAGATGAAATTGAAGAAAAAAATGATGTAGACACTGTTGCTGCTGGTAAAGAGGCTTTGTATAACTATGCTTTAGACTTTTTAGGAGAATCTAGACCCCCAGAGGCAACTTTTAACATAGAGGTTAATGGATCTTTAGATCCTGTTGTTGGGTCTTACTACCCAGGGGACTGGTGCTCAATAATTCTTGATGATGAGTTTGTTAGAATGCGTTTAGCAACTGATTTAGAGCCTAGAGGTGATGTAATTGTTCGTAAAATTATTGCGTACACAGTTAGTGTTCCAGAAACTCCATCTTTTCCAGAAAAAGTAACATTAACTCTTCAAACTGAATGGAAGGAGGATAGAAAAAATGTCTAGTAGAAGACGTAACAGTAAGAAAAATTTAGGAACTAATCTATCTGACATACAAAGACGTCTGCGACGTATGGAAAGAAAGCCTATAAGAACTAGGCTTCAAAATAGAGTTATTAAGGGTGCTGCTATAGCCCCTAGCAGTATTACGGCGGATGAGGTTGGGTTTGGTACTGCAGTAGTTAGCAGTGATCCTGAAAATGACGTACTCAATCCAAAAGATGGATTATTAGTTATAAATCCAGATGATAATGCTGCTTCTATTTACTCGGAAGAAGAAGGAGATTATTTAGAGATAAAAGATGTCAATGCGCAAGCATCTGCAGATGGAAAAAATACTATTTATCGTCAGACAACACAGCCTACAGGTGGTACATATGTTACTGGCGATGTTTGGTTTGACACTGATGACGATAATAAAATATATCGTTACAGTTCGGCAACTTCAACTTGGGTAGGATTTACTTTAGGAAATAATGCCCTTGCAAGTATCTCTGCAAATAAAATTACCGCTGGAACAATTGATGCTTCTGTTATTACAGTTTCAAATCTTGATGCAGGAAACATAACAACTGGAACTTTGACTGGAAGAACCATCAGCGGAGGAACCATAACAGGAGCCACTATTCAACTTGCTGCTGGAGCTTTAGGCGGTCAGTTTACACTTACAAATACCTTGCTGTATAACAGTCCAAGTTTAACCTGGGGTCCAACAGCCTCTCCATATTTTGAGATTTATCAGTTTGCTGGAGGTAGTGGAACTATTATTAACGCCGACGGCCCGTCAAACGATGGATATTTATTTATTAATGCAGCGGTGAAAATTGAATTTCAGGCTCCTGAAATGGTATCTTTTTACAACATAACCATGCCTTCTGCAGCTTCAGGTACAGTTGCTGGAGGGGCTGGCATAAGAAACATATACGCTTATGCAAGTCTTCCAAGCGCAGCGAGTTTTGATGACGGCGACATAGTTATAGTGTATTAATATGGATTTTAGAGTAAAGATTGCAAGTAGTTGGAGTAATTCAATAAGCGCAATTGCTATGAAAATAGGCTCTTCTTGGCAAAGCATGCAAAGTGCGTATATAAATATATCTGGGGCTTGGAACTTGTTTTTTTCAGCTGTATCAGTGCCACCACAAACCTCTGCTCCTTCCATTCCTGGTGGAACTGGAAAAGCTTTTACATCAATTACTAGAGGCACGGCTGGGTCCTATACAAGTTTTTCCTCAAAAACACACTCGCTAGTTAAAGCCTTAGCAACAGATACAGTGTCAGATGCTTCAACAACAGATACCGTTAGTACAGTTTTAACTTCAACATATACAGTTACCCAACTAGATGCTAGTACACCAAGTTATGTTTTTTATACAAGGGATGCGGTAGTCGGGTTAAACGGAACAACATACTATTTTTACAGTACTCCATTGTCAGCGTACATTGGCGACATAACAGATAATTTTAATAGAACAACTTCAGGTGGTTTAGGAACTTCAAGTAGTGGATATATTTATAGTTCTTACAGCAACTCAACGGGCTCTTGGTCAACAAACGGGGCTCGTGCAGTGAACTCAACTGCAGTCTCTTCTGGTGCTGTGGCAAGTAGCCATCCACTTCAAACAATTGAAACAGGTGGTCCGAACAAAAACTATTCAATCGACTTACCAGATGGAAAGGGAGGGCAAGGAGTTGCTTTTTGGACTACATCTGCAAACTCTTGGTATGCCGTTACATCCTATTATGATTATGACTCAACTACCACAACCCAAGTATCATGTACTGGTACAGAGACTTGCACTGGTTTAAATTGTTGTAGTGGCGTTACTTTTGGAAGTCTAACAGGACAAAGATGCAGTTCTTGTCCAGCAGCAACAATAACTTATCCATGCGGACAAAATGGAGTTACATATACCTGCAGTGGCTTTAATTGTTGTACAAATAATTTAGGATCACTGGCTGGAGATTATTGCAATTGCACTAATTCCAATACTTCTTCAACAACACAACTTTTAACATGTTCAGGATCGTCTTCTGGCTCATCCTGTCCAAGTACAGGATCAACCGTAGGCGCCAGATGCGGAAGTTGTACCTCTACTACAACATGTACTGGTTCAGGTTCTAACTCAGGTAGAACTTGCCCAGATACTGGACCAAATGTCGGAGATAGATGCGGAGCTTGTACGGAAACTTCCTCGACAGTTAACACTTTAACTGGATATACATATTCTATTAGGCAAAGTTCTTCTAGCACAGTGGATACTTTTGGATTATGCAGAAACTTTGATCCAGTGGCACCATCCTGTCCAGGAGGAACTCTTTCAATTGTATCTACTGGTTGCTCAGGTAGTGCTACAAGATGGAGGTGTCGAACAACAACTGTATCTAATACTTGTACTGGATCGGCAACAACAGTGGGTTGCCCAGATACTGGACCTAATAGTGGAGATCGATGCGGTGCATGTAATCCAAATTATAGTAGCGTAACAACTTATACACAGAGCTATTCTATTAGGCAACAAGCATATACTTACCCTGTTTACGCATATGAAGATGTAACAACATATACTTCAAATTACCAAGTTAGAGGCACACAATACAGTTACACTTACAATATCAATGAACTTGCGACAGTTAGTGCATATTCTTACAACAGCAAAATAAAATTGTTTTCAGCAATTTCTGGAACAGTAGCAGTTCAGTCTTGGGACGCACCTTATTCATCAGGACAGGTGGCCTCTAATTTAGTAGCAGGCTCATTTGATAATACTCGATGGACAGGTATTTACAACATAACAGCTTCTACAAGTGGAAACACTGTAACGGCTACAGCATATGATTCTGGAGGAGGTGTTATTGGACAAACAGTAGGAAAAACAGTATCTAGCCCTACTAAACAAAATGCAAATGGAGAAACCTCAGCGGGGGTAGTTAAAGCGTACAGCCCAAACAATGTAGGAACACTCTATGATAATTTAAGTATATATTAAACAAAAATAGGAAAACTATGTATAATACAATCAATAAAAACAAGGAGGAATAATGTCAGAAGAAGTGCAACAAGAACAGCAACCAGTGCTACCGCCAATTAAATTAGCCTTTATTTTGGATGGAGAAGTTGTAGACATACTACACACCGATGAAAGATTGTCAGCAATTTTTACAAGCAATCCAATAATAGTAGATGTTAGTGACAATTTGGCTGGAAACGGTGGAATAGTAGGAATAGGAAGCGCATACAACTCCGAAACACAGCAATTTTCTGCTCCAGAGCCACAAGTAGCGCAGGGGTAGTTAATGTCTAAGACTGCTTGGCAACTTTGGAAAGAAAAACAATCTGGGGATTCTGTTAGACCATGGGACTTGTTAAATCCAAATATAGGCAGAGTAGATGAAGAAACTTTTAATTATAGGTTTAAAGATAACTGCCTAAATTGCCCTTCGTTAATTAAATTAACAAACACCTGTAAAAAATGTGGTTGTTTTATGACAGAAAAAGCCAAGTTACCGCATGCGAGTTGCCCGATTGGAAAATGGGGAGCAATCCAACAGGTAGAAGATGTTATAGATGATAATGGAAATGACATATACGGAGGACAAAATGGAACTAAGTAATAATGAAAAAAAGGCAATTGTGTCGCAACACATTAAAGGCATAAATACATCTATTTACAATATAAATATATCAATAATATCTGCAAATGCTTTAGAAGAACCAGATCAAGAACTAATAACTAACCTAAATACTCAACTAAGCAAAGAAGAACAGAAAAAAGCAGCATTAATGAATCAGTATTCATTATTAAACGGATAGGGTAAAGATAAAATGACGGAAACATCGCAACAATTAGTAGCCACTGTAAGCAAAGAAGATAAGTTAAACCTTGTTGAGGCCCGTATACGCGATATAGAAATTGACAAATTTAGCGCTGAGTTAAGCATTTTAGAGCAGAATGCTTTAGAGGAGCCCGAAGAGAGCGTGATAGCAAGTGCAAACAAAATTATAACAAGAGCAATTGCTCAGATTACAGCGCTTGAGGCTCAGTACAGCTCTATTCAGGCAGAGTAATATATCTACATGGATACTCCAAAGACAAAAAACGAATTAATGATTATTGCCCTTCAACAACGTATTGGTGAAATTACTGCAAACTATGAAGGACAGATTGCCTCCCTTCGTGCTGACCTAACTCAACTTATGGAGATAGCAAAGATTACTGAAACTGAAACTAAAGAAACATAATGTTTGAGGTAAAAGATAGTTCTAGAACTTTACAGTTTAATGGAACACTACTGAGTAAATCTTCTTCATGGCGTAAGGGATCTGTTCGCTGGATTGAGTTTGCTCTTTATAAAACTGAAAACGGTTCTTATGTACTTTCTCGTATCGGAGTTTCTTTAATTTATCACGGCGCAACCTGTGAAAAGGTAGATCGATATAATTTAGTTGACGAGTTCACCGAAAACCTTGAAGATGACGCCATTCCTTGTGAAGAGTGCTCCCCTAATAGATCTTTACCTATTATTTTTCCAGAAAAGTATCGCTACTGGGCTCAGGTAAGTGATAATCCTCAGCCAGTATTAGACGCACTTTACAAATATAACGAGAATGGGGCAAGATACCTCACCTATGTTGCTCAGAAACTTCTAGACATTGCCGCTAAGAATGACGAGAATATAGATCTTATCTATAGAGTAGAGACAATTCCATAAAAAAGAACTAAACTAAATCAAAACGACAGAAGGATAAATGACAAACGGATTAGATGGAATTCAAGTAAGCCTTGTTGATTCTGTAGAAAAGGCAAATGAATTTATTTTTTGGTTGGGCCAGCGACGTCCTCATGATGCAATTGCAATCGACACCGAGACTGGAGAAAAATTAGGTTCACCTAGAGATCATGCTTTATCTCCTTGGCATGGTGACCTTCGTTTGGTTCAAGTTGGTGATGGTATGCATGGCTGGTCTATTCCTTGGGCAGAATGGTCTGGAGTTTTTTATGAAGCAATGAATAAATTTGATGGACCTATTGTGTGCCACAACATTGCATTTGAAGCAAGATGGTTTGCAATTAAATCTAATTGGGAAATGCCTTGGCATCGAGCACATGACACAATGATTATGGCTCATCTTATTGATCCTCTAGGTCCTGGCGGGTTAAAGCCTTTATCAGCAAGACTTGTAGATGGCCATGCTGCGCACCTTCAAGATAAGTTAGATGTTGACCTAGCAAAAAATGGTTGGACTTGGGGAACTGTTCCTACAAACTTTGAGCCTTATTGGTCTTACGGAGCACTCGATACTATTTTAACAATGCGTCTTTGGGAAAAGTTTTACGAGAAGTGCGGCCCTAATCAGCCTTATCACAAAGCCTATGAGATCGAGATGGCTGCTAGAAAAATAGTTACCCGTATGGAGATAAACGGGGCAAGAGTTGATTTAGAGTATTCAAAACGTAAGTACGAAGAACTTATTGATTACACAGAGTCGGTAAAAGATTGGGCTGCTAAAACCTATGCTGGAACTAGCATAACTAGTAATATTCAACTAGTTAGGTTATTTGAAAAACTTGGCGCAGAGATAACTGAAACCACCCCTTCTGGTCAAAAGTCTGCAAGTAAAGATCAACTTCACCTACTAACAATTCATGGCAATGATGAGGTTAAAAACCTTGCTGAGACAATTTTAAAACAACGTAAAGCAGATAAACTGGCAAACACCTACTTCCTTAACTTTTTAAATAAGTCCATTGATGGCATTGTTCACCCTTCTGTAAAGACCTTAGGTGCTCGTACATCTCGCATGTCTATCACCGATCCAGCGCTACAAACCCTGCCAAAAGGAGATGACACTGTTCGCAGAGCATTTATACCTAAAGATAAAGATCACGTAATTATTACCTCAGACCTTGACCAAGTTGAGTTTCGTATGTTTGCTTCTTTATCTAAAGATCCTAATTTAATTAATCTTTTTAATCGCGCTGATGCAACTGGCTCAGATCCCTTTACTGAAATTGGTCGAGAGGTTTATCAAGAACCAAAGATGACTCGTGCAGATAAAAGACGTAACCTAATTAAGGGAATGGTTTATGGTCGTCTCTATGGCGCTGGTGTTGCTAAACAAGCACTTACTGCTGGAGTTCTAGAGTCTCAGATGAAATCTGTATCAGATGCTTTTGATAAGCGTTATCCAGGAATGATTAAGTTTCAAAGAGATATTGAAAATCTTGGTGCTCGTAGGGAGAGGGATGAAGGTCAGGGTTACATTTACACTTGGACTGGTCGTAAGATTCCTTGCGATGAAGGACGTGTCTACACGCTAATTAATTACTTAATCCAAGGCGGGGCTGCAGAAATATTTAAAAGTAATCTAATAAAACTTGATCAAGCAGACTTGACCGAGTACCTTATCGTCCCTGTACATGATGAAATTGTTTTACAAGCACCTAGGGATGAAGCAGAGGAAGTAAAAAAAGTAGTTCAGGAGTGTATGACAACCACTGAAGGTTGGGATGTTCCACTAACTGCTGGAATAGATGGTCCATTAGAGAACTGGGGACAAAAGTACTGATGAAATATATAGTTTCTGTAGATCCTGGTAAAGCAACAGGAGTTTGTTTAGTTGAATGGTCTGGCTTGCCAGAAGAGGCTCCAGTAGTAAAGATGTCAGCAGAAGTTGATCCAGAAACTTTTGCTTCTTGGATAGACACGGCTATGTCTATTGCTTTTTCCTCGGCTGCGTCCTACGATAATGTTTTGGTGGTTTGTGAGCGATTTGTTATTACTGCTCAGACAGTGAGAAACTCACAAGCGCCATTTAGCCTTGAACAGATAGGGGTTTTAAAGCATATGTGTCGAACTAAAGAATATGACCCTGAAAAAATTATTTTTCAATCCCCTGTTGATGCCAAAACTATGTTTCCTAATGATGCTTTAAAGAAGTTAGGCACTTGGCATAAAGGCGGAGAAGGCCATGCAAATGACGCCATACGACACGCCCTTTTAAAGTTGGTTAAGATCGGTTGGAAGCCATTAGTTCTGTTAAAATAGGTATGGACAGAAAAAAATAATTTAAAAACTATTTCAGTCCATATATAGGTAGGGAGTAAAAGTGGCAGTATCTGTAGATATAGATGCCCAAGGCGAACATATCCTTATAAGTGCTGACTGGCGCTACAAAGAACTCTGTAAAAGCCTCCCAGGAGCCTCCTGGAGCGCTTCTGAGCAGGTTTGGAGAGTCCCCCTAAGTTGGACAACCTGTTTAGCCTTACGCTCCACTTTCCGCAGTGATTTAGAGATAAAACCTACTTTAGGCGCTTGGGCAGCTAATCAGTTAGAGACAAGAATTGCCCCTGCTAACGCTTTAAGAGAGTTAGAGACCTATGAAGGCGATGAGGTGCTATTCCCTCATCAAAGAGCAGGAGTTGCCTTCCTAGCAACCGCTAAAAGAGCCCTTCTAGCCGATGAACCTGGCTTAGGTAAGACTGCTCAGGCTATTAGAGCTTTAAAAGAGTTAAACGATAAAGGAGAAGAGGTTTTCCCTATCCTTATTGTTTGCCCTAACACTTTAAAGAATAACTGGGCAAGAGAGTTTGCTAGATGGTGGCCAGATGTAAGTACACAAGTTATTAAAGGATCTGCTGTTCAACGCAAAAAACAATTTGAACAACCAGCGCAAATTTTTATTATTAACTGGGAGTCACTCCGTTCTCACTCAAGACTTTCTCCTTACGGATCTATCTCTTTAACAAGATGCCGTGCTTGTGGTGGTCAAGATGAAAAGATTAGCGAGAATCGTTGCGAAGTACATTTAAGAGAGTTAAACAACTTTAAATTTAAAGCAGTAGTTGCAGATGAGATTCATAGAAGTAAAGACCCCAAGTCAAAACAGTCTCGTGCTCTTTGGTCTGCCTCTGGCACTTCTGAGATTCGCTTTGCATTAACTGGAACACCTATTGCTAACAATGTTGTAGATCTTTGGTCAATACTTCACTGGATCTCTCCAAAGGACTGGCCTAGCAAGACAAAATGGATTGATCGAATGGTTGATGTAATGCTTAATGCTTTTGGTGGAATGATGGTTCTAGGAGTTAAGCCTCAGATGCAGGATGAGTTTTATAAAAGCGTAAATCCATACATGAGACGCATGCTTAAAAAGGTTGTACTACCAAACCTGCCTCCAGTTCTAAAAGAGCGCAGAGATGTAGAGATGTCTACTAAGCAGAAAAAAGCTTATGAGCAGATGAGAGACTTAATGATCTCTGAACTTGAGTCTGGCGATACTCTCGCAGCACCTAGCGTTCTAACTCAAACAATTAGACTTCTTCAATTTGCTAGTTCTTATGCAACTATTGCCACCAATGAAGTTACTGGTGAGCCTAGAGCAGTATTAGATGCTCCTTCATGCAAAATTGATGCTCTGATGGATGATATTGAAAACGGAGACTTTGGAGATGACTCTGTAGCGGTAAGCGCCGTCTCTAAACAACTTATTAATCTGCTGAGCGCTGAGTTAACAAAGAAAAAAATTTCTCACGGATTAATTACAGGAGATCAAGATGAGGATGAACGTCAGAAGGCTATTGACGATTTTCAGTCTGGAGCAATAAAATGGATTCTGTTTACAGCCCAAGCGGGAGGAGTTGGAATCACACTGACCGCTGCTCGTCGTCTGATAATGCTTCAAAGACCTTGGTCTTTAGTTGATTATAAGCAAGTATTAGATCGCGTACACAGAATTGGAAGTGAAATACATGACTCTATAGTAATTACCGACTATGTTACGGAAGGAACTATAGAAGAGAGAGTTATCCAAGTTTTAGAAACTAAAGCCGATAACTTTGAACAAATTGTTAAAGATAAAGATCAACTTCTAAAACTACTACAAGATGATAAGACAGGAAACCTATGAGTGGAGTCATAAGACTATCTAACTCGGAAATACAGACATTTAAAGATTGTCGCCGTCGTTGGTGGCTAACTTACTACCGTTCATTAAAACCTAAGCATCAAGATATGACTGGTCCACTTGCTATGGGAAGTAGAATTCACGCCGCTTTAGATGCTCACTACGCAAAAGGTGTTCCTCTACTAACTGCACACTCTGAATTAATTGAACAAGATAAACAACTTTTACTACAAGATTTTAGAGATGTGTCTAACCTTGAAACAGAAGGAGAGTTAGGTCGCATCATGCTCGAGGGCTATGAGCAATGGGTAGAAGAAAATGGTATTGATGCAGAGCTTGAGATGATTTCAACTGAAGAAACAATTATTGCTCCACTGTTTAATGGGGAAGTAGAACTTCAAGGAAAACTTGATATGCGTGTTCGTCGTAAAGCCGATGGCGTAAGAATGTTTAGAGATTTTAAAACTGTAGGAGGCTCTCTATCTGAGTTTGCAAATATGGCTCACATGAATGAGCAGGTTATGACATACATGCTTTTAGAGTCTACTAAAACAGATGAAAAAGAAAGAAGTGAAGGCGGAATATTTACTCTTCTTAAAAAAGTTCGTAGAACTGCGGCTGCTAAACCTCCGTTCTATGATCAAGTAGAAATTCGCCATAACATATTTACTTTACGTTCCTTCTGGAATAGAATTCACGGAACAATCACAGATTTAATGAGAGTAAGACAAGCGTTAGATGCTGGCGAGAGTCATGCCTTTAATGCTTATCCAAAACCAAGTCGTGACTGTAAATGGAAATGCCAATTTTTTGCTATCTGCCCAATGTTTGACGACGGAAGCGCCGCTGAACAAGCACTTAGTGAAATGTATGAGGAGACTGATCCTTATGCATATTACGACACAGAGAAAAAAGGAGGCGAGTGACGTATGAGTGAGATCCAACGCTCTCTTACGGTTATGGTGTACGGAGAAAGCAAGGTAGGTAAATCTACTTTTGCTGTAACTGCTCCATACCCACGACTCATGCTTGACGTCGAGGGTGGGCACCGATTCCTACCTATCGTTGTTAAGTATTGGGATCCTCTTCGCGAGGAACCACCAATCGCTGATGGAACTTGGGACACTGTTGTAGTTACAGTTCGTGACTATGACACTGTTATCAAGGTTTATCAGTGGTTACAACTTGGAAAGCATCATTTCAAGAGTTTGATTATTGATTCAATCTCTGAACTACAAGTTAAATGTATGGATAGCATCGCAGGTACAGAACAAATGAAGATGCAACAGTGGGGCGAACTTCTTCGTCACATGGGTGGGCTTCTTCGTGATCTTCGCGATCTAACTATGCATGCTACAAATCCTCTTGAAGCAGTTGTACTTACTGCTATGTCAAGAACAAGCCAGGATGGAAGACACCGTCCATATCTACAAGGTCAACTAGCAATTCAAGCACCATATTTTTACGACATTCTTGGTGCGTTGACAGTAGAGCAAATGGCAAATCCAGACCCACTACAGCCTCCTTATAAAGTAAGGCGTATGTATGTGGAAAGAACAAACGATTATGAGGCTGGCGAGCGAGTACAAGGTCGTCTAGGTTCTATAGTCGAGCAAGATAAGTTATCAATTGAAGTAATGCTTAATACCATTTTTGGAACTAAGCAAACTACTCAAGATAAAACAACTAAAGAAAAGAAAGAGGTATAACAAATGAGTACTCTAAATTGGGGTGACCTCATCAAAGAAGCAGGCGAATCAGGTAACTATGATCCGCTTCCAGATGGTGATTACGATGTTCTAGTCCTAGAGGCTACACATAAAATGACACAGAGTGGCAAAACAATGTTCTCTATAAAAGCGCAGGTTGAAGGTGGCGCTCATAACAAGCGTCTTGTTTGGGATAACTTAGTTGTTTCTCCAGACAGTCCTGCCGCACTTGGTATCTTTTTCAAAAAGATGCATGCTCTTGGTGTTCCTCGTGATTACTTCTTACAGCAACCAGCGCCAACCAATGCTCAGATTGAGCAAATAATTACTGGTAAACGTTTCCGTGCTCAAGTTGGAACACGTACTTGGAATGGTTCTAAAAAGAACGAAATCAAGAACTACTATCCAAACGCTGCGCAAACTTCTGCAGCATCTGCTCCAGTTGCCGCTGCTCCAGCGCCAGCACCTGCACCAGCTCCAGCGCCAGCACCTGCTGCTGCTCCTGCTGCTCCGTTCTAAATAAAAAATAGAGTTTACTAGATGTTGTTGTTGTTCAGGGGAATTACCAACAACATCTAGTAACCATCTTAGATATAAGAGGTTTATATGAAGGTATTAATTACAGGGTGCACAGCCTCTCACGCATCCAAAAATACAAACGAAAAAGTTCCTTCATTTGCTGGAAATATTAATAGTGCTTTAACTGAATTAGGTTTTGATGTTACTTGGGAAGATCCTTCAGTAACTATGACTAAAGATTATTTATCTCAATATGACGTCATTTTGGTGGGTATTGCTAAGCCAACAGGTATTGCATCCCACAGGGCATACGGCGCTTTATCCGTAATAAATCACGCTAGTGACTTAGGAACTCTTTCTCTTTTTATAGACACCATAGATCCTCACAAACTTTACTTTAGTCTAGGAGATATATACAGGAAGCCAGAGTCTTTCTTTGGCAGTTTCTACTCTAAAAAGCGAGAGTACAAGTTAGCTTTAGAGCCTAAAAACTATGAAAACGTAATAGAGGGCGCTAGAAAACTTTATGGCGGTGCTTGGCCTAAAACAATTATTCCGTCTTATCCTTGGTCTACTGAAGAGGTAGTCACTAAATACATACCTAATATAAATAAAACAAAATTATTCTTAGTTAACCCAGACGCCTATCTTTTAGAAATTAATAATCCGATACACAATTATGCTGATGGAAGTTATTGGTGCATAGACAATCCCAAGACCGATTGGTATCGTAAGGTATCTGTTTCTTTATCCAACCCGCAACTTAACTACAGAGCAACTAAGTGGGAAGGCAATAAAGACATATTGACTAGAATATCTAGTTCAATGGGAGTTTTAGTTTCAGTTTATAAATCTGGAAATCCTTGGTGGTTTCCAACTTTATCTCAAGCGCTGTACATAGGAGTACCTGCAATTACTGATTGGAGGTTAACTACGTATATGGGTCCAGAATGGTCAATGCTTCCAAACGCTATAGAGGAGATGAGCCCTATTGAAAGAGTGGAAGTATCTAAGAAACAGAAAGAGTCTTATATTCAAAATATACCCTCATGGGAGAGTGTAAAAGAAAATATAGGAAACATACTGCTACAAAAGTAATAAACAAACTAACTAGGAAAGGAACAAAAAATGGCTGATGTAGATATCGCCTGGGTAAAAGAGCAACTGACAAAAAACAAGACCAGAAGAATTGTTGGTGACTCTGTTTTAACTCTTCTCAAGTCTTGGGAAGATGTGAAAGAAAAGAATAAAGAACAGAAAGTTGACTACTCTAAAGATATTATTGCTATCTTTGCTAAGTTGTCATTAGGTCATGCTCTTGTAAAAGAAGAAAAGGGCGAGACTTGGATTCAAGTAACTCCTGGCTCAATTGTTTTGGCAGATTACGTGCGAATAAAGTCTGATGCTTTTGATAATAAGAGCGGTAAAGACTTTAATGGAAGGAGAGGTCGGGTTGTAGGAATTCGTTATGGAGATATTATTATTAAAAGTGATGATAATAAAGCTCCTCTTTTAGACGGAGTTCATTTAAGACCAGATCAATTAGAGAAACGCTTGTAACTTGAAAACAGTTACATATAAGTTCTCTGTAGTTGGGAATAATCATCAAGAGATTATTGACAATATCAAAGAAGAAATATCTTTGTACCTTGCCATAAACTCTGATGACCCACTAAAATATGTTAATTATGAGGTAACTATTGACGGCACCTCTGATAAAAATCTTCCCAAAAAATACAATGCTCAAGTGATAGCGAGGATAAAAGATGACATCAGGTAACGAAGAAACACCAACAACTAATGAACCTACTACCTTACGAGTTGAGGCGCTACGGGAAGCCGCCAGAATTATTTCTGGGGAGCGCAATAAACAGTACGGAAATCCTGAAGATAATTTTGAACGAACAGCAAAGATTTGGTCTGTAATTTTAGGTATTGAAATTACCAATGAAGATGTTGCAATGATGATGGTTGGTCTTAAAGTGGCTAGGTATGCTTCTAAGTCTGGTTTTCAACCTGACACTTGGGTTGATATTGCTGGTTATGCTGCATGTGGTTATGAGGTCGGGAACTTGGAGAATAAACAAAAGTAATTTGTAAGTAAATAACCCGATAACCAAACTTTAAAAGGAGAGCCAAGTGTCTCGTGGACCATGGGAATTTGAAGAACCGTTATGCGCAGAAGTTGGTGTAGATATATTTTATACTGATGATAAAGATGAAAGAAAAGTTGATTCAATGAATACATATGCTATGGCAAACTCCATATGCAAAAAATGTCCTCATAAAGCCGAGTGTGCTGACTGGGCTATTAAAAATGAACTGTTTGGTTTTTGGGGAGGACTAAGTCCCAAAGATAGAACTAATATAAGAAAGCACAAAAGAATTCCTGTAAATATAGATTTAAAACAAATATAGAATGGAAAATACAACTAGAATTGTCCTACTAGATACGCCTAAAGAAAGGCTATGTATGGAAGACAGTTCAATAGTTAGCCCTATGGCTCTCTGCGAGTTGTGCTGGATGGAAGAGCACTCCAAGTGGGAGCCTCAGAGTGTGAATGAGGATGGCAACATCCTTGTAAAACTTGTTGGTGTAGATATGCCAACAATAATAAACACTGGCTCTGTAGATGTCTGCTGTATGTGTGGATCAGTAACTATTGCTGGAATATATGAGTTAAAGAAGCAAGAAGAAATATACTTTACCAATGATGAGTTTTCAAAGGATTTTGAGTTTAATTTTTACTCTACAGAAGACGAATAGCCTCTAAAAACTAATGAAAAAAGACACAAGACCTGGGGAAGAGCTTTGGTGTGAGTGGAGTGGCTCTGGCTACAGTAAAAATAACCCTAACTCAACCGTTTATTACACTTTAGATTATGTAGATATGGATAATGATCTTGTCTCTAGAGCACTAGCATCTGCTATCCAAAGAGATGGAGTTGCTGATTCTTTAGGAGATAGTTTTAAATTAATTGAAAATTGTCAAATAACTAGGGGCTGGTGTGGCATTCTAGAGGAAGAGTTTGAGTATGTTGTGTGTGATGAAAATTCTGAGACTGAGTATGGTGATATAGTCGAAAATATTGAATTAACTACATGGATAGAAATATAGTAAATATAGTGTTTTAGTCGGTAGATTTATAGTACTTTAGTTTAAAATAGAGTATATGTGGAAACCAGCAGAAAGCCTTAGATGGCAGAGTGAAGCCCTATGTGCCAAACCATCAAATAAAAAATATTTAGACTGGTTTTTCTCCAAAGATTTTTCTGAAAAATATGATGCTAAAAATTTATGTTTCTCATGCCCCGTAAGAAAAGATTGTTTACAGTGGGCTTTAGAGCACAGACAAATTTGGGGAATATGGGGAGGCAAAGATGAAATTGAGATCCGCAGAACTCTTTCTGTTTCATATCTTGGAGAAGAGACTCGACGTCGTAGATATCCCAACTGTCCGTTCTGTACCGCAAGACCTGGCAAACTAGAAACATCTGTAGAAAAACTATCAACAACTGGAAGATGGACTACAGCAAAAATTGTTACCTGTACCGAGTGCGGATTTGCTTGGAGAAGTAGAACTAGCGCCAATGCAGTAGAGGCATATAAGGCTGAAAAAATTGATAAAGCAGCCAAGTTAGAGAAGAAAAAAGAGAAACTGAAGAAGAAAAACAAGCGTAAAAAAGCAGTTTCATAGCCTACTTGCTATTTTCTAGCCTACCTACTAGTATTGCCTCTCAAGAGACAAAATGACTAGGAGCAGGAATGTTAAAGAATAAAGTACGTATATTAAGTTTAGCCACTGCGCTAACACTTATTGCTAGCCCAGCCTTTGCTGGATGGACAGCAGATACAGATGCGCAAAGCACAGTATCTCGAATGAAGTCCGAAAATTTGTTTCAAACAAGAGCAGATGGCTACTTTGCAATTACATTAGAAGCAATTACCTCAACGCCACAGATGTCAGGTCAAACACCCGCTCCAACTGCTAAAGCAAAATATGCAGTTATTGTGGACGGTGTTGTTGATCGTATTGTTACTTGGGATGGTTACTCACCAAATCGTGTAATTGATTCATATGGAATTATTGTAAAACTTCCAACTAACGCTGGAGTTAAGTATGTTGATTCAAATGGTGTGACTAGGCTTAAGCCAATTACTCAAGGCTCAATTGTTTCAGTATATGTAGCACCTGATGTAAAGGTGACTCCTACATATGAGATCACTCAACTCTCTCCAGTCACACTTCCTACAGAGCCAACTGACACTGCTGTAGCACAAGCAAACTCACCTGTAGTTACAACTCAGGTGCTTAATGCGGATAACTCAGTCTCGATGACTGTTGATGTTGCTGGTATTCAAGACCTACCATCTACCTCAGTTGTTTCTGTATACACAGTTACAGATGGTCGCTCAACTACATCAGTTGGTCTTGCACAAGGCTCAAGCACGGTGACAATTAATAATTTACCACAAGATCAAAATGTCACAGTGAAAACAGTTATTCGTGATACTTTGACAAATACTGAGACAGTAATATCAAACCCTGTAGTTGCAACCGTTGCTTCAACTGCGCCAGCCCCAACGCCAGCCAGAAGTGCTACAGCAGATAGAGCAACAATTACTGCTCCATCTATCTCTTCTCGAGTTGTAGATGCCTCTGGAGCCTTATCTGTGGCTATTGCAATGCCTGCGGTTCCAAACTTTGATGCAAGTAAATCTTGGGCAACTCTTATTGTCCGTGATAATAAATCTGGCTCAACTACTGCAATTGGAACAGATGGCTCTGCTCAGACTCTAAATGTTGGATCTCTTGGAGAAGGTCGTGATTACACCGTTTCGGTTGTAGTTCGTGATCTTGCTACTGGACAAGAGACTGTAATTAGTGGTGAAGGTATTTCTAAGTAATACAACATATAAAGTAGGGATCACTTGTAGAGAGTGATCCCTATTTTTTATGTATTCCATGTTAAAATTGAGTTATGACTCGCTCAGTTATCTTAGTTCCATCTAGGACTCGACCTAAAAGGTTTGTTAGAGCAGTGGACTCTCTAAGATATCACTCGACTGTTTCAGACATAGTTGCTTGCTTAGATGAGGATGATCACGCTTTATATCCAAGGATGCAGGGTATTAAGTATGAGATAGGGCCTAAACCAGAGCAATTAGGTGTTAATGAAAAACTAAATCGCATGGCAAATAAGTATATGGAAGAGTATGACTACATTCTTTGGGCAGCCGATGATACGACTGTTATGACACCTAAGTGGGATGAAAACCTTATTAATGCAATAAAAGATGTGCCTATGGGCATCTCATACCCAGATGATCTGGCTCAAAGTGCTCTTTTACCTAGCAATGGAACTTGTTTTGATTCAAATATTGTAAAAACACTTGGATACCTAGCCCCTCCCGAGTTATTACATTTATATATAGATAATTTTTGGAAACTACTAGGAGATGCTATGCAGACTCTTAGATACTGCCCTGAAGTTATTTTAGAGCATCACCACTACGCGGTGCGTAAAGCACCTGTTGATGATCTCTACTCTGCGATAAACTCTCCTTGGATGTATGAGCGAGATAGGAATGCTTTGGCTAAATATAAGATGACAAATTTTCAAAGTGATATTACAAAACTAAAAGAGGCAATTAACAAATGAAAGTATTAGTAACTGGTGTAGCAGGGTTTATGGGCAGTCATTTAGCAGATGCTTTTCTTGCTAAAGGCTATGATGTTGTAGGAATAGATAATTTACTAGGTGGATATGAAGAAAATATACCTTCAGGTGTTGATTTTCATAATATAGATTTAGATAACTTAGAACTAATCCAACCTCTTTTCAAAGATGTAGATTTAGTAGTTCATACTGCTTGTACTGCCTATGAAGGACTATCCGTATTCTCTCCGTCTCTAGTTGTTAGAAATACCATGCAAATAACAACAAACATAATGAGTGCTTGCGTAAAGACTAATGTTAAAAAAATTGTTCATCTATCTTCTATGGCAAGGTATGGCACTCAGGATGTAGTTCCCTTTGTTGAGTCAATGACCCCTAAGCCTCAGGATCCGTATGGAATTGCAAAGTATGGGGCTGAACTTATGATTAAAAATATTGCAGACACTCACGGACTTAATTATGTAATACTTGTTCCACACAACATTATTGGCCCTAGACAAAAATTTGATGACCCTTATAGAAACGTAGCCTCTATTATGATAAATAGAATGCTTCAAGGTAAGCAACCTATTATCTATGGAAATGGCGAGCAAAAAAGATGTTTCTCATTTATGCAAGATGTCACTGATCCACTTATGATTGCATGTGAGACTGATGTTGCTGATGGTCGAATTGTTAATATTGGTCCAGATGAAGAGTTTGTTACCATAAATGAACTAGCTCAGAAACTATCAATAATTCTTGATTTTAAGTTAGATCCAATTTATATGCCAGGAAGACCTCAAGAAGTATTTCACGCTAACTGCTCAGCCAATCTAGCAAGAGAACTTTTAAACTACAAAACCACTACTTCATTAGAGTCTGGACTAGTAGAACTAGTAAACTGGATTAAATCTAAAGGTGCTAGGCAGTTTAATTACCACCTGCCTCTAGAGTTTGTTACTGATAAAACTCCAAAAACTTGGACAGATAGACTTATGTAAAATTAGTAACAGATTTATACTTTTCTGTTCTATTTTCTTTACTCTTTAAGTAATTAAACCACCACCTAGAGGCCCCAAGATTCTCACTCAAGGTTAGAACTCCATATATAGTTCTGTTGTCTATGTATTGAGTAATTCCTTTATCTCTAGCCGAGTTAGAAAAAACCATATACTCCCAGCGGTCCGATTGCTCTAGGTAATTAAGTTCAGATAGATACTCTCTTTTAATCAGATAAGTGCAGTGAACACACATGCATTCAATTAACCCTCTTACCTCTTGATTTAAAATTTTGTAGTAAATATCTTCTGGAATAATTGACCCGAAGTCATCTACCTTGTCGTGATAGTTTGAGTAGTACCTACTCATATGACCCTCTCGCTTAGCAGCCTCCGCAGGAGTATCAGCGTTTTCTCCAAGCGCAACCGCATACCTTAAGAAGGGAGCAACTATAGGTAAGTCTAGTTTTACTAACTCTTTAAGAGTTTCTGGGAACAAGAAGTTGTCGGTGTCTACTACAAAATAATATTCACAATCTGTGAGTAAAGCTTGGTTCATACTTTCTTGACGAATTTTTCCTAGAACCCTAAATCTTTCTCCGTTCCAAAAATGAACATCATATTTTTCTACCTTTTCTGGCACATCTTCGCTGTTATAGATTAATCCTTTATATTTATCCCCGTACTCTTCTATCCACTCTTCTAAAAGCTGTTTTGTGTTATCTGTGTTGTTATTAGTTCTGATGTAGATAAATATGTTTTCTTTAGGGTAGTCCCAGTCGTTTAAACTTTCTAAAAATAGTGGAAGAACGGCTTCTTTTTGTTTTACAAGAAGGGCTAAAAATACATTTGGCTGTGTCATCAAATGCCTTGGCGGTAGAAAACTAGGTTATTTTTTAATCTAGTCTCAGTTGGATTTCCCTTAAGTGCGCTCTCTCCATACTCTACTGCTTTTGCTTTATCTCCTAAATTATGAGCAGATAAGGCTCTCATATCATCTAGCATCCAGTTCCATAGCGCTTCAGATGATAAATAATGTTTAGTTGGTTCACACGTAGCAACTAACTTGCAAGTTTCCCAGACGCCACCCCAGTTAGATTGTTCATAATAACAACGTACTTTTTCATAGTAAGCCTCACCGCATGGGTCAATTGATATTGCTTTATCTGCCCAAGTATGTGCCTCTTCAAGTCTTCCTAAATTTCTACATGCTTCGGATGCAAATCTACAAACTGCTGCACGTTCTACGTACCAGTCCTTACTAAAATCAGTAACCTTTTGAGCACTACTTATTACTAACTCCCACATTCTGTAGTAGTAATACTCACGGCAAAGGTAAACCCAAATTCTATGATCTTCTCCAAACTCTTTACTTGCTGCCACAAGCATTGTCATATACTGACCACGAGACTTTGTATTATCTGGCTTGTGATACATCTTGGTAGGAATAGTGCAACTCATTAGCGGTGTATCAAGGGAAGGAACAAATACTTCATGAATAGGGTATTTCCAATAAATACCATCTCTAGCGTGTAAGCGAGCACCGAGCCAAGTATGACCAGTATCAAAATCACACCAGCCTTTGTTAGCACCAGGTGCCCAATGTTCTTTTACTTTTTTAAAAAAGTCTTCATCTACTGTCTCATCTAAATCTAAACTTAAACATACATCTACATCTGCTGGCAACAGGCTCTGAGCAGTATTTCTTGCAACATCAAATCTCCAAGGCTTTACGCTTATTTCATAGACAATAACGCCATTACTTCTTAGTATCTCAACTGTTTTATCTGTAGACCCTGTATCACATACCAATCTAAAATCTGCATCTTTAGTAGTATCTGCCCACCGCTGAGCGTGCTTCTCTTCATTTAGGGCAATAGCGTAGGCAGCAACTTTCATAATCCAACTATACCATTTCTGGCATATCTATCCTTTAATGGTAAAAGCGTGTCTTATTCTTGTTAAATTTTTGATCTGACCAGTAAAAGTATGGTCTAATTTTATGTTTATATACAGGTTTTCTAAACTTTATATGCCTTAAAACACGAGGTAGTATTTTTCTGCCTACCCTGCTTTTTGAACAGTAAGATATTTTGGGAGAATGCCCAGGCAATCTATGATCGCTCAGATATTCTTCCTCCTAAGCATTAGGCTAAGCTTACCTTCATCTTGCTATGAGTTCTTAATTCCATATAGGTAAAAGGTTGAACCAACCATAAAATTTGCAGTAGGTGACGCAGAATTTGTAAACACTACGCTTGTTATTGCAGCCTGTGTTCCTGGACTCCAAAAAACAGTACCAAGATCTAAGATGTTACCTGTCCCGTCGTTCTCAACGGCTCCCTTATAGGCAACAGATTTTCCCTTACTTGTTGATGTATAGTCTGGAATATAAAGTTCTGTGTTGCTAAATACGTTAGATGTATTTCCATCCGACGCCGAGTTACCTACGATACGGTAAAGGCCGCCGCTACCACTATTTGAGCCTACCGTTGTGCCGTAGGCGTACAGTCCTCTCCAAGATATGTTAGATGTACCTCCGTTAAATCCAATTAGAAAATTAGTCCAATCTCCAGCACTTGCTGCTCTAGTAGAAAGCTTAAAAAGTAAGTCCGTGTATGTTTGTGGTATTGAACTAAATTCAACGCTTGCGATGGCGGTTCCCAAGGTTTTAGCCTCAATCAAGTTGTATGTGTTTGCCATTACGCTGCCTTTATCCCGTAGATAGTTAAGGTTGAACCAGACGCAAGATTTTTAGAACCACTAGGAAGTATTTTTATTGATGTAATTGCGGAGGTAGAACGCCAGGTTCCAACCCACTGTTGAACTTGATTTCCATATTGTGCAAAATGACCAAGTATCATTCCTTTGTACGTTGTTGTATTTGCGTAGTTATTTATATGCCATAGTTCAACGCTATATAAGTTTGTATCCGTATTACCAACGCTAGAAGCTAAAAGTGAATCAAAATTTTCAAGACTACCATAACCTCCGGAAGAACCATCTCCTAACATGTAGTGCATGGAGTAGTTATTGCTAGTATCTCCATTAAATCTTATAAGCATGTTTTCACCACCTGATCCAGCGTTATCAACTCTTAGTCCACCGGCAATAACTAGGTCTGTATAGGTATTTGGTATTGAGGTAAATTCAATATTAGACTGTGCACTACCTAAGGTACTTGTTGCTATCGGCTCATATGTAGAAGGCATCTATGCTCCCTTAATTCCATATAAGGCAAACTTACTGTATTGTTCTATTGTTCCATCACTTGTTATTTCTAGTCGAGTTACTGCAGTAGTATTTTTCCATAGAACTGAACCAATTCTATTTCTACGGGTTCCACCGTTACTATCGCTGCCACTTATAAATTTAACAACCTTGTACTTACTTGTATTTTTATAGTCTAATAAATCTACAACTCCAAGTCCAGGGTACGTTGGTTGGACGATGCCGATCATCCTATTAGTGTCAGTACCAGTGTCTAAAGCATAACCATAACTAGTTAACGCATGATTTCTATAATTTGATCCGGTATCCCCGTTCATTCTAATAAACAGATTTGAACCAGCGTTTGCGGTTGCTGAATATCTAATTTGCAGATGAGTGTACGTTGAGGGTATAGAATCAAAATCAATAGTCGCGGTACCACCAGACGTTACTGTAATAGTAGCTATTGAATCATATGAGCTAAAGGACTTCCCAGAGAACTGAGATGCAACTGTTCCTAGTATTGGCATGTCTACCTACGGTTTATTTATTCCATATAGGTAAAAAGTACTTCCTGCAAGAAAATTACTGCCATTATATATAGTAAATGCAATAGTAGTAATCACTGCTGTATTTCTCCAAAAACCATTAGTGTAGTCATGGTAGGCTGAGGCGTTCGTGTTGTGCTCTGATACAGATTCTTGCACAAGAGACTTATAAAAAGAACTAGTGTATCTTGGTATATAAAGTCTATGACTTGAAAATGTATTACTTGGAGCATTTGTATTTTGAGCTGATCCAAAAGTTACAGAAGAAGCATTCCTGGAGGTATATGAGCCTTTTGCTGAACCACTCCCAACATATACTGATCTAAAATGATAGTTATTTCCAGTGTCTGAGTTAAGTCTGCATAAAACACCTTGTGAATCAGTTGCACTACATCTTAAACTTGCAAGTAAAACTAAATCTGTATATGTATCTGGTATTAAACTAAATGTAACAGTTGAAGTGTTACTGTCTAAGGTTTTAGCCTCTATTATTTTATTTGTTAGCGCCATGACTATGCCTTTTTAATTCCATATATTGTAAAACTTGTATTTGTTGCAATTGTAGTAGAATTAAAAGCAGAAACTTCTATTGATGTTATAGCATTAGTATTTCTCCATGCTCCTACAATCCAACCTTGATCACTGCTATCATCTATATTTTGCAAAGTGCCATATCTCCATAAAATTGTTTTATACATATTAGTATTTTCATAGTTTTGAATTTGGATGATATGTGGTGTAAATACATTGTAACCTATAGAATCACCAAAAACTAAATTATTATGAATTGAAGTAGTGTTTCCAAATGAACCCTGTGCCCCGAGAGTAGATGTTGAATACCCTATAAAGTGTGTTTGTCCATAATTGGATCCTGTATCTGAATTAAATCTAATTCTAAGTCCTGATGCGGCGTCCATTTGGTTACTTATCTGTAAAATTAAATCAGTATATCCACTAAATGAATCAAGAGTAACTGATGACTGACTACTGTTTAGAGTAGTAGTTGTGATCGAGTCATAAGTTCCTGCTGCAGCCATTATGCTCCTTTAATACCGTATAAGGCAAATTGTGAGTGTTCACTTACTATTTGACCTCCGGTATCTATCTGTATAGAAGATATAGCGTCTTGTGAGTTAAAAAGACCAGAATGAAGCCACAGTATTCCAGTAGTATTATTATTTCCTCCACCATGACTTCTTATAACTTTTGTTTTACTTGTGCTTGAGTAATCTAAAATTTCTACAACTCCAGTAGTAAAAACATTAGCATTTAGACTAGTTGATGCTGCCCAAAAGCCCGTGTTGAAGGCACCTAAATTAGCACCACCTGTTGCATTAATTGCTGTATCTGATGTTAAGTAGTGCTCAAAATAACCGCTAGTAGCACCATTAAACCTCATAGGAACGTTATTAAAACTACCAGTATCATTATTTTTAAGCACAAATCTTAATTGTAAATGTTTGAATGTCTGTGGAATTAATGTAAATTCAACAACATCTTGGCCACCTGAACCAACAGTAAAACTTGCTATTGACTCAAACGAGTTAAAAGGCTTCCCTGCAAACTGAGAGGCTACCGTTCCTAATATTGGCATTGTAGCCTCCAGTCTTTAATACTTGTCTTGCTTTGCGGTGACAAAAATTAAATTACTAGTACAGCCGCTTCTTCTTCAGTAAGGGGAGTTCCAGCGATTAACTTTGCTCTTGCAGAGGCCTTAAGTGCTGCTGTTGCAGCCGCAGCCTCTTCGCGCTCAGCCTGTGCAACTGCATACGCTGCTGCATCTTGATCACGTTGTGCAATCTCTGCTGCCGTCAACGGAAGAATTTGTGTCTCTCCTGTTGTGCAGTTTACAACCATCTTTGTTGGTGTCTCGGCCATGTTTATGCTACCTCTATCCAGCTAGTTGTTTCTTCATCCCAACGATACATTTTGTCATCTGTTGGCATTGGTGTTGGGGCTTGCCAATTACATGTTGCCTCATCTAGTGTCCATGAAGCGTAAGGCTTTGGCGCAATAAACGCATCTCTTGTAGCGTCAAATGTGTAGCCAATTCCTGCATAATTCTTGCGATATGGTGTTCCGCCGTTAGCGTGAACTCCACCTTGTGTATTGTAGGAAGTCTTCTTCCAAGTTCCACCTAGACCTAAGTCATCGGCTAGATACTCTTGACCCCGATTTTCTTGAGCATCTGGAACAACAAGTACACGTACTACTGTATTGCTCTCATCTATCTCGGCAAAATGTGCCATATATTTTTCTCCTTATTTCTTGTAGTTATTATATCACGATTTTTAAGTTAAATTTATTTTGCGTATCTTATAATTACTAAACCGCTACCGCCTGCACCGCCATAGTAGGCAGTGATAGTTGATGCAAAACCGCTTGCACCTCCGCCACCGCCAGTATTTGCAACACCTGAAGTACCATTATCATTAGAACCAGATGCTGAACCTGCTCCACCGCCACCAAGACCTCCTGCTTTGGTAGGACTTGCTCCGCCGCCGCCTGCGTAATAACCACTATTAGCACCAGTACCAGTCGCGGTTGCAAATGTTGAATATTGTAAACCTACTCCACCATCGGTAGAAAAGTTATTACCTGCGTTTGCAGCAGCAGCACCAGCTCCTCCTCCGCCGCCACTCTTGCGATATGTTGCGCCATCGGTTGAACCATTACCACCTACATTACCTTGACCACTTGTCGGACTACCACCTGTACCAGATGTGCTGCTAAATGAACCACCTCCTCCACCTGAACCACCAGAATTACCATCTTGCTGTCCAGATCGGTCATTACCTCCACCTCCACCACCGCCAACCGCAGCAGTTAGTGAACCAAATTGTGAATTTGTACCATTAGAACCTTTGTAACCCTGTTGATTTTGTGCTAAACCACCAGAGCCACCAGCGCCAACAGTTATAGTATAAACCTGAGCAGTTACTGATTCAGACGTTAAATATCTTAAACCTCCTGCACCGCCTCCACCGCCAGAACCGCCACCACCACCGCCTCCTGCAATACAAAGCACATCAGCAGTTAATCCAGCAGTAGGAGTAAATTCTCCTGTTGCTAAAAATGTGTGATAGAAATAATTAGCATCCTCAGTTACATAACCACCGTAGGCTTTAGCACCACTAGCAATAGTACTAGAAATACCGTATAAATAAAAAGTTGTATGTTCACTTAATAAAGAGGCATCAGCGCCAAATAATTTAATATCGGTTATTGGATTACTAGTTGCTACTAAACCAGCGTTCAAAACTTGCCAAGAATCGGTTGCATTATTTTCTGATACCCCATCACAGGAAACTGTTTTATTATTACTAGAAGTATAATTAGCAAAATAAATTGAATTGTTACCAAAAACAGAAGCGGTTGCAGTGCTACCAGTAGAAAAACCTACATTAAGCGCTGTACCTGAATTGTTATCAGATCCAACACCGCTCCCAGTTCCGTAGCCTCTATATTTAGTATAGATAGAACCAGTATTTATTGCACCGTTATAGCCAACCTGTATTGATATATCGTCATTGATTTGACCAGCACGATTATCTCTACTAGATGCTAAAATTTTTATATCAGTATAAGTTTGTGGAATTGCAGAAAAAGTAATAAATGCAACACCTCCAGAGCCAACTGTCTTAGCCTCAATTAATTTCATATTAGCCATTAGACCGCATACCTCACAATTACAATTCCTGAGCCACCTGCACCGCTGTTTGAGCCGCCACCTGAGCCATAAGTACGACCCCCGCCGCCTCCACCTGAACCAGTATTTATTGTTCCTTCACCACCAGCAGTTCCATCAACGCCACTTCCTGCACCACCAATGCTAGAACCACCAGTACCAGCGGCAACATCGCTTCTACAACCACCTCCGCCACCTCCTGCGTAAGTTACAGATGAACCTGAAATACTTGATGCGATTCCAGCGCCACCATTACCTGATGTCGCTCCAGTAGCACCTACCGCTCCCGCACCACCACCACCTCCGCCACGCTCTGCACCACTTGGGTTTCCACCTTGTCCACCATTATTACCTTGAGCTGGAGAAGGCGTTGCTGTTCCACCTGCACCATTTGTTACACCACCACTACCGCTTCCACCACCTGAACCACCTGAACCACCAGCACTTGTTGTCGCACCAGTTTGATTTCCAGCGCTACCATAACCGCCGCCAGTAGCAGTAATTGTGGTAAGACCTGTACCAGAAATGCTTGAAGATGTACCAGAAGATCCATCAGCTGGTTTTGTTGTTGTTGCAGCTCCACCCGCGCCAACGGTTACGGTGTAAACAGTATTAACAGCCAATGATACTGAGGATGTTAAAAGACCACCGGCTCCACCACCACCGCCGTGTTTTGTGCCACCTGAACCACCACCTGCAACTACTAAATAATCAGCAGTAAGCGCTCGAGTAGGAGTGAATGTTCCACTTGATGTAAATGTATGATACCAATAAGACCCATCTGTTGTAATTAAATTTCCACCAGTAGCGTATCCGCTAGCTGCAACAATTCCGTAAAGATTAAATGTTGAACCTGATGCCATGTTGCCGCTATCTAAGAATACGCTAATAGATGTAATTGCGCTGCTATTGCGCCATGTATTTGTCATCAACGCTACTCCAGCACCGCTAGTATTATCCGACCTTCCGATACTGGCTTTATAGTAATCAGTTTTAGCATAGTTCATAAAATTATGTTGATAAAGACCGTAATTAACTGTATCTGTGTAACCATAATATGCTAATAGACCAGAAGTTATACTTTCTTTTTGACCACTAATTGCTGAACCAGTAGCTGTGAGTGTATTATGTGAATAGTTTGCACCTGAATCCCCATTTAATCGATATTTAATTCCAGCAGGAGCAGTAACACTTTTGACTGATGCAATTAAAATTAAATCAGTATAAGTTTGAGGAATGCTACTAAAAGTGATGGATGAAGCGGCACTGCTAAGATTTATGGTAGATATTGGTGTATTTGTACTCATTCATGCCCTCCTAAAGTATTCCATATAAAGCAACTGTTGTAAATTGTGTAAAATTTGCACCGCTAGGATATATTTGAAAAGTAGTTACTGCGTTTGTGTTTCTCCAGTTACCTGACCATATAGCAGAAGCAGTGTTATTTCCACTGTTCGTTTCGTTACCGCTAATTGTTCTTGTTGTTTTATATTTATTAGTGTTTTTGTAGTCTAAAATATCTATAATACCAATGGTAGGAATTGATGTTCCATGGTTTGCTATATAAAGTTGAGTTGAATTAGCAGTGCCACCTGTTTGTGCATCAGTACCACTACCGTATAGATAATGATTTGAATAATTACCAGCAGTATCACCGTTAAGTCTAAAAAAAGTTGCGCCCGTCGCGGAATTTAATGTTAAAAATCTAACTTGTAGATGAGTATAAGTTGAAGGTATATTAGAAAGTGTAATTGAAGAAGCGTTAACATCACCTACGGTATAAACACTAATAGGAAACATAGCACCAGTATCAGCTCGCGCCTGCTGGTTAGATGAGGCAATAGTGCCAAATAAAATTGGCATTGGCTTAGGAGATGTCGCCTACTACTAAAAACGTATTACTTGCTGTGCAGATTACTGCGGCTGAAGAGTATTGAACTCTTAACTTAGGCGCAGTTGCTGTAGCACCAGATGAGTTAATAGTTACTCCAGCCCCTTGAGCAAAACTAACCTGACCTGCTCCAGTTTGAGAAACATTAACAACATCATTAGCACTAAATACTGATGGAGGAATTGTAAGAGTAATTGCCGCGGCATTACTTAAAGTCACAAGATCATTAAGATCACTTGCTTGTAAAGTATAGGTTGTTCCAGTTACGTTATTAATAGCCAAAATAGCGCTAGCAGCACCTGTTGGTCCAGTTACAGTTGAGCCTGTAGTACCCGTAGCCCCTGTAGTGCCAGTAGGTCCTGTTGGCCCGGTAGAACCAGTTGCCCCAGTAGAGTAAGGAACAGTCGAACGAACGACCTCCCAAACGGTACCGTTCCACTTCCAAACACGGTTGCCAACGGTATGGGTATCGTTGACAGATGGAGAGTTTGGAAAATCTATTGCTGGCATTTTTTCCTCCTGGTTACCTAGGTATTATAGCAGGTGCTTATCTGCGTTGATAGTTTAAAAACGGTTTTTTAAGGCGCGATTTTAAATGATTTATAGCCCTAGAAAGGGGTCTATCCATTATTACCACGGTGCTCCTTAATAGTTATTAATATTTGTAGAACAATCCCTCAAAATTATGCTAAAGACCTAAAGCCCTTAAATCCTGGGTAGTTAATCCAAGGGCTGCAAGTTTAGATTCGGCTGCTGCTTTGGCTGTTGCCTTTGCTGCATCTTGCTCTGCTTTCCAAGCATCATATTGAGCAAATCCTGCTTCAAATTCTGCTTTAGTAATTGGTTCACAATCTAAAAATTGAATTCCTTCATAATCATTTCCAATCGCAACATAACCACCATTAGGAAATAACATATTTAGTACCTCACTTGTTTTTGCCATAAATTATGCTCCTATTTCTAGTAAAACCATTGTTGATGTATTGCCGCTATCATATTGACAACCAACAGCATTGCCAAAAGTTATGCTTTGTAATATATCAGTTTTATAAGTTAAAGTACTTGTGCTTGATGGTGAATCAAGATAGTTCATTGTAATAGAACCAATGACAAGAAATAAATTACTATTTGTATAACAAATTACATCAGCAATATGTAATTGACTAACATTGTTTCTTAATAACCTTAAACGGATGCTACTATCAGCATTACCAGCAGCAGTTTTATAACAACCTTGTTGGCTTATTAAAACTAATACTTTGCTTGATGTTGAACTAGGTGTAATTTGTGCAGTTAAACCGGTATCAACAGGTGTTTTTGTACCATTTTGAACTTGAGTAGAATAAGAACCATAAACAACTTGCAAAACTTTTCCACCACCAGCAGGAGCCGCCCAACTAGGGATACCTGATGCCACAGTGAGTACATTTCCTGTGCTACCAATGCCTAATCTAGCAGGGGTATTAGCAGCAGATGCATAGTAAATATCACCTGTAGTTGTAAGGGTAGACTTTGCAGTCTTTGCATCTAACTGTGTCTGGATAGCAGAGGTAACACCATCTACATACCCTAACTCAGTTGCTGATACAGCCGATAATGCTGTTGAGGCATTGGCTAGATCTCTTGCTTTAGTCATTGGTTATTTCCCTCCAAGATAGGTCATCCTCTGACCAGTAGTAAGACTTACCTTCTGTTGTAGGCATAGGTGTAGGTGCTTGCCATTGGCAAGTAGCCTCGTCTAATACCCAAGAGTTAAAAGGTTTAGGTGGGATAAAAGCATCCCGTGTAGCATCATAGGTATACCCAATGCCTGCATAGTTTTTACGGATGTTGCCGTTGTAGGAAGTGCGTTTTAAATATACACCTTCTTGATTAACTGCGTTTGTATAAAATGTTTCCCAAGCCTCAGATGAACCACCTACACCTTGTTGTGTAATGTTTTCATCAACACCAACGGTTACATTAATAACTATATTATTACTATCAATCCAAGCGTAATGTGCCATTATGACCAACTCACATTTCCAGCAGTTGCTGCGGTAATTGTTGCTCGTTTGTATCCACCACTTGCTGCGCTTTCAGTACCAGTTACGCCTGCACCAAATGTAATTGTTCGTGAATCTGGATAACGAAGAATAACTACACCAGAACCACCTGCTGAACCATTGTAAGTGTTATCATTATCACGACCACCACCCCCGCCACCAGTGTTTGCAGTTCCTGCTTGTGATGTTTGTCCACTTGGATTTGCTTGGGCTCCACGACCGCCACCACCAGCACCACCAGCACCAGCACCATTAGGTGCCGCTAACCAACCACCACTTGCTGGGCCTGAACCACCACCACCGCCACCACCGTAATAGATAGATGTTCCAGTTATGGATGTTTGAATACCATCTCCGCCGTCACCTGCAAACCAGTCGCCAGAAGAAGCATCTCTAAATCCGTTTTCTCCTACTTCACCAGCACCACCACCGCCGCCTGATGAGCCACCATCTAAACCTGAACCATTACCACCGCCAAAACCTTCGTTAGCAGTTCCAGCAGCACCAGCATTTGCACTGCCATCACCATAACCGCCACCGCCTGAACCACCAGATGCAGCGTTAAACGTGACTCTAGTTGCACCATAACCACCACCTGTTGATGTTATGGTTGTAATACCAGTTCCGCTAAATGATGAATTTGCACCATTACCAGTTGAACCACCAGCACCAACAGTTACTGTATATGTAGTTCCTAGAGTTAAACTTAAAGCAGTCGGTAAAGTTGCAAGCCGACCTGTGTTATCTACTGTGCAACGAACACCACCACCACCACCACCGCCTGATGCTCCACTTCCACCCGCACTACTCCAACCACCACCTGCGCCACCGCCTGCAACTACAAGGTAGTCAACCTCAATCGGAAGTTGAGCAAAACCACCACCAAACCAATAGTTAATAGTGTTGGCTTGTGCAGCGCCAGTTAATCTACTTCTTTGTCCGTATCTTGACATTAAGCAATCCTATTTACATAACCTGTAAGAGTAACTACGTTAGCAGTTCCAGCAAATGCCTTAACTACAAGTGAGTTTGTTAATAATAATCCAGGAGATACAAGAACTAATCCTGTACCTTCAGCGCCAATATTAATTTCAATATGGTCATCTGGCGCAGCAACTCCACCAAATTCAAGGGTAAGTTTTACTGCTGTTGCTGATGAGTTATGTGCATATAGCCAAATCTCATCAAGGGCTGTTGCGTGTGCTGTATGAATAGTTGTTCCTGCTGTAGCAGTAGCAGCAACCTTAACTGCCTTGCCATCTGTTGAACCACTAAGTTTTACTTTTGTAAAAGTTGCCATTTTGTTTTCCTTATCCGAATATTTGTGCGGCTAGTATTGCTTGGTCATCATCTGCTGGTGGTACTGTAACTGCTGCCCACTCAAGACCACCTGTGGCCGCTGAGTTAGCTTTTAGATAGTAATCATTAGTTCCTACTGCAAGTCTACCAATTGTGTCAGCGGCAGTACCTACAAGTAAGTCACCTTTTGCATCAACTGTAGTTGAAAGAACTGCGTTTGCTACGTTATAGGCACCAATTGCAAGTATCTCAACAATGTCGTTAACAGCAAGAGCGGAAAGGCTAGCAATTGAAGTTCCATTACTTGCGGTGTAATCTGTTCCTCTTACAAGTAAAACACCGTTAAGAAATACTTGCTCATAGCCTGCGGTATAGGCAAGTGTTACTGAGTTTGCATCTGCTCCAGAAACTTCAGTCTCGCCACCTGCGGCTACAAAACGATATCTAGTTAAAGTTGCAGTACCAGTAGGTCCTGTAGGTCCAGTACCTCCAGTGCTTCCTGTAATACCAGTTGGTCCTGTAGGACCTGTATTTCCAGTAGGACCATCATTAGCACTCGCTGCCTCTACCCAATAGCCATCATAATAAATATAAACATTTCCTGAAGATGCGTCATACCATGCATCCCCTGCTTCGGGTGCTGCAGGTGGTGTTGTTGCAACTGTTGAGAATTGACCGTCATCTCCAGTTATACCTGTTGCTCCAGTATTTCCCGTTGCACCCGTTAAACCAGTTGCTCCAGTTATACCCGTTGCACCTGTGTTTCCTTGTGCACCAGTTTGTCCCGTTACACCTGTATTACCAACTGCTCCAGTTGCTCCTGTATTACCAGTTGGGCCGTCATTGGCACTTGCCGCCTCTACCCAATAGCCATCATAATAAACATATAAATTTCCACTTGCAGAGTCATACCATGCATCCCCAACTTCAGGAGAAGCTGGTGGAGTTGTTGCGGCTACGCTAAATTGACCGTCATCTCCAGTTACACCAGTATTTCCAGTTACACCTGTTGGACCTGTAGGTCCTGTACTACCTTTAGCTGAAAGTAAATCCCAGCGTGCAGATACGCTAGGGATATGTGAGATAGCATCCCCGCTTGCAATAAATGTGTTACAAAAATATGTACTGCCGTTGTATTGAACTACATCACGGACATTATATTCAATAAAATCAAAGGATGCTCGCCAATTTATACCTGTTATACCTGTAGGCCCAGTACTTCCAGTTACACCCGTAGGCCCAGTCTGTCCAGTAGCACCCGTTGGGGCAATATTACGGACAACTTTCCATGCGGTACCGCTCCAGCGCCAAGTAGTATTACCAGAGGTAAATGTACTATCTACGCTAGGACTATTAGGAAAATCTATAGGCATATTACTCTCTTACTTCAGCAAAAGGATAGGACTACTATACTATAAATTTGAACTTTCTATATAAAAGAAACTGCCCACCTTTTATAAAAAGATGGGCAATTTCTACCTAATATTTAGGTTATGCGGAAAGATCTCCGATAAGTACCCATGTATCAGTAGCACGCTTGATCAGCGTAGCAGATGAATACTGAGCACGAAGTTTTAGACCAGGAGTTCCATTGATTGTAACTCCAGCTCCTCCAACAGTTACCTGACCTGCGCCAGTCTGTAGAAGGTTAATCTGATCTCCAGCATTGAATCCAGCAGTTGCTGCGTTTGTTGGGACTGTTAACGTAATTGGATTAGCGTTGCTAAGCTCAACTAACTTATTAACATCTGCAACAACAATTGTGTATGAAGTACCAGTTTGTGGGTTCTGAACTAGTGTTAGCACTGCATTTGAACCTGTTGCTCCAGTTTGACCTGTTACACCAGTTGCACCAGTATTACCTACAGCACCTGTATTTCCAGTTGCTCCAGTATTACCAACTGCACCAGTATTACCTACAGCACCTGTTTGACCAGTTGCTCCAGTTGCTCCATTAGCACCTGCGTCACCTGTACGAGCAAACGTAATCGTAACGGACTCTGCCGCCGAGAACGATGTCGAGCCTGATACGTAAGCAACAGCCACCTTGAAATAATCTCCACTTGTGATGCTGTTATTTACAATTGTAAACAATGCATAATCGTTGGAGTTAGAGATGTTTGTTAGCTTTAAGTGACCCTTAATTGGGCTTGTTGAATCATCAATAGTTGTTAAGAATGACGAGATATCTGATGCATCTGCGTCTGTCTTATTGATGTACATGTATGATGCTAGTGATACGTTCGCATTACTGAACTTGACATCACCTGCGCCTGGATCTGAGTCTGCGGTATTTGTATCGAACGCATACTTAAATGTTGCGCCACCGAAGTTACCCTGTGCACCTGTATTACCAACTGCACCTGTAGGACCAGTAATACCTGTAGGACCTACGTTTCCACCAACTGCTTCAACCCAGAAACCGTCGTAGTAAACAAATACGATACCGTTTGTAGGATCAAACCATGAATCTCCAGTTACAGGAGATGGGCTTGTTGGAGGGTTTGCATCAGTTGTTGCAAATGTTCCGTTAGAACCTGTGTTACCAGTAGCACCAGTTACACCAGTTAATCCTGTAGCGCCAGTATTACCTACTGCACCAGTATTACCAACTGCACCAGTTTGACCTGTTACACCAGTATTACCTTGTGCACCAGTATTACCTACTGCACCAGTATTACCTACAGCACCTGTATTACCTACTGCACCTGTAGCACCAGTGATACCTGTAGCACCAGTATTACCAACTTCACCAGTTGGGCCTGTTGCTCCAGTATTACCTACTGCACCAGTAGCACCAGTGATACCTGTAGCACCAGTATTACCTTGTGCTCCAGTATTACCTTGTGCTCCAGCATCACCTGTTCTTGCAAAAGTGATAATTACATCTTCACCATTTGAAAATGATGTTGATGAGCCAGATACATAAGCAACATCTACTTCAAAGAAGCCTGTTTGCTCTGTAACTGCGCTGATTGTGAATAAAGCAAAATCTGTAGAATCTGCTTTATTTGATACGCGGAAGTGACCTTTAATTGTGCTTGTTGAGTCATCAATTGTGCGTAGCATTGATTGAATATCTGTTGCATTACCATCTTCGTCATCAATAGACATCTTTGATGCAAGAGATACGTTAGCGTTGTTGAACTTTACGTTGCCAGAACCTGGATCGGAAACAGTTGTGTTAGTACTAAAGTTGTAATCAACAGTAATACCACCAAAGTTACCTTGTGCACCAGTTGCACCAGTTGCACCAATATCACCAGTTGCACCCGTATTACCGTTTGCACCTGTGTTACCTACTGCACCAGTTTGACCAGTTGGGCCAGTGTATCCAGTGATACCAGTTGGGCCAGTATTACCTTGTGCTCCTGTATTTCCATCAGCACCAGTATTACCAACTGCACCAGTATTACCTACTGCACCAGTATTACCAACTGCACCAGTTTGACCTGTTACACCAGTATTACCTTGCGCACCTGTGTTACCAACTGCACCTGTTTGACCAGTTACACCAGTATTACCTTGCGCACCTGTATTACCTACTGCACCAGTAGCGCCGGTCTGTCCTGCAGCACCAGTTTGACCTGTCGCACCTGTTGCACCTGTTGGTGCAAAGTCACGAACTACTAGCCATACTGTGCCATTCCAACGCCAAGTTGTTGTTCCAGATGAGAACGTCTGATTTAACGACGGACTGTCTGGGAAGTTAATTGGCATAGATTTATCTCATTTCACTCGAGTGGGATGATTCCCAGGACTAATTTTACCCTAGATAAAAAAGGTGATTAAAATATTTTTTAAAATTATTTTTATACTGCAGATTTTAGATATCTAACTACAACTATTCCTGAGCCACCACCACCGCCTGTTGAATCATAACTTTGACCATCACTGCTTCTAACTCCACCACCACCTCCGCCGCCACCTGAACCTGTATTTGTAGTTGCACTACATTGATAAAAATTTAACGCATCTCCAGCAGATGTAAAATAGTTTCCGACCCCTCCTCCTCCTAAACCTCTTGATGCAGAGTTTGAGTTATTTACGCTTCCTCCACCTCCGCCGCCAGCAATATATCCAGAAGATGTTGCTTGTTGCCAAGTTAAATTAAAAAATCCTCCTATTCCACCCATTACCGAACTAATAGCAGATAACCATGTTGAATATGCAGAAGTTCCATTTCCACCTGCTCCACCATTATTACCACTTGCTGCACTACCAGCTGCTCCTGCTCCACCGCCTCCGCCATTACCTTGTGATGCGTAAGTTCCACCTGCATAGCCTTCTACAGGTGAATAACCACCTGCGTTACCAGAACCTGCTGCTTGGTTTGCTCCAAACCAACCTCTACCGCCACCACCTGAACCGCCATTACCACCAGCGCTAGCATACTCTGCGCCGCGGCCGCCGCCTGATGTATTTAAAGAATTAAATGAAGATGGACTTCCAGAACTGTAGCCACCTCCTGCGCCAATAGTTGCATTATATGATCCTGCTGAAAGAGTTGCAGTACTAGAACGAACTCCACCTGCGCCACCACCACCACCGCCACTTCCACCACCACCGCCACCAGCAATAACTAAATATTCAACAGATATACTTGATCCAGTTATTGTTAAATCACTTGTACTAGTAAATACTCGGTAATAGTAAGTGGAATCAGATGAGAGTGTTCCTCCACTTACAAAAGTTCTTTTTAATATTTCAGAGGAAAATACTCCTACAAGATGACGCAATCAAACCACATCTCCAGCCACATACCATAAATTTGCCGCCATTTTAACTATTACGGCTGAACTATATTGAGCCCTTAATTTTGGTGCGGCAGATGAAGCTCCTGTTGACTCTATTGTTGTAGTTCCAGAAGTTGTTGCTTGAATAGTTGTTTGACCAGAACCCATTTGCCAAACTGTAATTGATGAGCCAATTTCAAAATCTGTTGGGCTAGTAGAGACTGGGATACTAAATGTATTTGGCGATGCAACATTCATTCTTACTATTGCTGATGAATCTGAATATACTGCAGTATAAGATGCTGTTTGAGTGTTAATTGCATATACTGAAGATGCACCCGTTGCACCTGTATTACCAGTTACTCCAGTGTTTCCAGTAACACTTGCACCCGTTTGTCCTGTAGCACCAGTTTGTCCAGTTACACCTGTTGCTCCAGTATTTCCATTTGCTCCAGTGTTTCCTGTAGCACCCGTAGCACCAGTTGCACTAGTTGCTCCAGTTGCTCCAGTAGCGCCAGTATTTCCTGTTGGACCAGTAGGACCTTTAGGTATCCAGATTTCCCACTGTGCATTGCTTAAATAATTAATTGGGTCGCCTAGTTGACCACTTGCTTTAGCAAGATAGAGTTGTCCATCTGATCCTCTTACTACTGCAATGTTTGGCACGTAACCAGATGATGGGTTGTAGTTTCCTAAATAATAAATTCCAAATGCATCACCAGTAGCACCAGTAGCACCAGTTGCACCTGTCGCACCAGTATTACCAGTTACACTTGCACCAGTATTACCTGTTGCCCCTTGAGGTCCAACAATTTGTCCTACGCTACTCCACGCTGAACCATTCCAAACATACAAGTCACCATCTGCATCAACTATGTAAGCATCATTTACATCATTTGCCCCAGTTGGTAGGGATCCAGTAACAGCAACGCTTCCCTTAAAATCAATTGATGTTCCTTGCGGACCTGTTGCTCCTGTATTTCCAGTTGCACCTGTTTGACCATTAGCACCCGTATTTCCAGTAACACTCGCACCAGTTGCGCCAGTATTACCTACAGCACCAGTAGTACCTGTAGATCCTGTCAAACCAGTGGATCCAATAATAGATGAACTAGAGTTTGTACCGCCTGAGGTAAGATCTAGATAATAACCTCTAGCATCCCCACCTGCTTCAAAAAAGCGAAGCTTGTTTTGATATACATCAATAATTACACCATCACTTAAAGTATTATTTGTGACTGGTTTATTAAGGAAAATTTCTCCACCTTCATTACCATTGGATAAGGTAGATCTAACGCTTCCATTAACTGAAAGATTAGTTCCATCAAAAGTAAAGTTTGCTGAGCCTGTTGCATTGTTAGAACCATCTTTATAAACAACTTGATTAGCAGATCCTGCTACTGGTCCTGTTGCACCAGTAGCACCCGTGTTACCAACTGCTCCAGTATTTCCAGTTACACCCGTTAAACCAGTTGCTCCAGTATTTCCAGTAACACTTACACCTGTTTGACCAGTTGCACCTACTGCTCCAGTCGCACCTGTTATACCAGTAGCACCTGTAGGTCCCGCAACAGTTGAGTTAGCACCAGTCGCACCAGTTGCACCAGTTTGACCTGCACCAGTTGCTCCAGTATTACCTTGTGCGCCAGTTACACCAGTCGCACCAGTTGAGCCAGTTGCACCTGTAGCACCAGTAGCACCTTCGTCCCCAATAGCATTGCTAGATGCTTGTAACCAAAAACCATCATAATAAACAAACATCATTCCATTTGCTGGGTCAAACCAAACATCACCTGTAACTGCTCCTGTAGGTGCTACATCTTCTGCTGTAGAAAATACTCCACTCTCTCCAGTTGCTCCAGTATTTCCATTTGCTCCAGTGTTTCCTGTAGCACCAGTAGCACCCGTTAAACCAGTTATACCTGTTGCACCTGTTTGACCATTTGCACCAGTAACTCCAGTATTTCCAGTTATACCTGTTAACCCAGTTGCACCCGTTGCACCCGTTTGTCCTGTAGCACCAGTTTGTCCAGTAACACTTGCACCAGTTGCACCAGTATTACCAGTTAAGCCTGCTGAGCCTTTTAATGAGATAGACAGTGTTACTAGATCATCATGAGAAAATGATCCATACCCTGTATGCGAAGATACGTTAAATATTACATAACTTCCATCTACAGTTTCATTTGTAACTGTGCCATCTACGCAAGAAGTAAACTGGTAAGTAGCATAAGTTCCAGGATTACTTTGACTTGTTAAAGTTAAGTAACCACTTTGCATACTTAAAAATAAATCATGAAGTGTTGTATTTATTCCGTAAGGATTGTCATCTACTACAATTTGACTGCTTGTTGTAAACGGTAGCGTTACAAATCCTACATAATCATTGGTTGGATCTCTATCTCCATTATTTGTTAAATCTATCTTATATGTCCAAGAGAATGCACTGATTCCATCAGCACCTGTTGCACCAGTTGCTCCAGTATTCCCAGTTACACCAGTTAATCCTGTTGCACCAGTGTTTCCTGTTGCACCAGTTAATCCTGTTGCTCCTGTGTTACCAGTTAAACCAGTAGCACCAGTCTGTCCTGTTGCACCAGTAGCACCAGTTGCTCCACCTGCTGTAGGACTAAGAAGTTCAAGCCAATTATCTTTTTGAACCATTGATCCCGCTGGGGACACAGCAACTGATGAAACATTTGATGCTGTTTTTGCATAACTAAAAGTAGTTGCAGTTCCAGTAGCAGTTACTGTGTAAGTTCCATTAAATGTGGCATCTACACCACTAACAACTACCGTATCTCCAACTGTTAAATTGTGGCTTGCTGAAGATGTTAAAGTTGCAACGTTTCCTGATAATACTTTATTTGTTATTGAGAATGGATCGTAAGCAAATACAAATGTTTTATTTATATCTGAACGAATTGCAAGATCGCCGCGCTCAACTGATAACTCAAGCATTGCCGTCTCGCTAGCAACAGGGTATGAATCAGATATTGATAACCCAGGCAGTTGGGAAATTTTAATTTTTGCATTAGAATCTAACTCAGCGACACCACTTGCTGCGCCTTTTTGAGTAAGAGGAACATAGTCCCCTAAAGATCCAGTTGCTCCTTGTATAGAATCTATTTGCTCTCTATATGTTTGAGCAACAATTCCAGCTGTTAATAATTCTTCTATACTTTGCTGAGTAAAAGAAGGTTGTTCTGGAAGTGTTAAATTATCAGTTACATCTAAAATTACTCCAACGGCAGCGCCAGGCTCTATGGCACTTCCAGCGGAGTCCCAAGTGACTCTTATTGTTATAGGGTTAGATGAGTCATTTACTACAGTTGTTATTTCATATCTAATTGCTCCAGCATTATTATCGTATAAATAAACACGTTGGCCTACTGCTATATCTGCAGGACCATATAATCCAGACTCATCAATAAAAGTTCCAACTAAAGTATAAACTCCAGCACTAAACTCTGTTACAGAGGATATTGAAAATCTACCTGATAATGGTTTCACTTTTTAGCCCCTCCTTAATTAAAATTAAATCTAATAAGTCTATTAGCAGCAGGCATTCCTAAAGATATTTGATTATAAGTTACTCCACCAATAATTGAATATATACTAGAGTTAGGCGTAACCATTGCATAAGTATCTTCACGCCAAGCAAATATCTGAGGCGGATATCTATCACTATCACTAGAGTTTAAACCAACTGCTGCATAATTAAATATAAGTGGAGAAGCAACGCTAGAAGGAAGTCTCATAGAGCCTCCTAGAAGAGTAACGGTGTTTGTTCCAGAAGGAGCGTATAAAGTAACTGTTGATGTAACTCTAGCCATGTTAAATCCTCTTGAATAACTTCCAGAAGACCCATTGCTACTACCTGTATTACCTACAGTCACAGTAAATGTATTAGAGTCTGAAACTGTTACTGTTAAAGATTGAGCGCCTGAAATATTTGTATTTCTAATAATTACTCTATCTCCAGTTGTTAGCCCATGGGAAGTAGATGTAACTGTTAATGTTGTAGTAGAACGACTCCATGTAAGCGCTGATTTTTGGTCAACATCATATGAGTGTAAATAAAATTCTTCACCAGAAGTGCTTTGTACTTGATATCTTTCAATATAAATAGATGACCCAGCGCCTGCTGGTCCCGTAGGTCCTGTAGCACCTGTTACACCAGCACCAGTTACTCCAGTTACACCTGTATTACCAGTTACACTCGCACCAGTTGCGCCAACTGCACCCGTTACACCTGTATTACCTTGCGCACCCGTAGGTCCTGCAACAGTTGAGTCAGCACCAGTTGCTCCTGTATTACCAGTAATACTTGCACCAGTTGCTCCAGTAGCACCAGTTACACCAGTATTTCCAACTGCACCCGTTTGTCCTGTAGCACCAGTTTGCCCAGTAACACTTGCACCAGTTGCACCAGTTGCACCTGTATTACCAGCAACAGTTGAGTTAGCACCAGTAGGTCCAGTATTTCCAGTAATACTTGCACCAGTTGCACCAGTTGCACCTGTTAATCCAGTTGCTCCTGTATTACCAACTGCTCCAGTTTGTCCCGTTGCTCCAGTATTTCCAGTAACACTTACACCTGTTTGACCAGTTACACCAGTATTACCTTGCGCACCAGTATTTCCTTGTGCACCAGTTTGCCCAGTAACACTCGCACCAGTAGCACCAGTAGCACCTGTTGCACCAACCGCACCCGTAGGTCCTGCAACAGTTGAGTCAGCACCAGTTGCTCCAGTTGCACCAGTTGCACCATTTAATCCTGTTACACCCGTATTACCAGTTACACCTGTATTTCCAGTTGCTCCAGTATTTCCAGTTACACTCGCACCAGTTGCGCCAGTTGCGCCAGTTGCGCCAGCACCAGTAGCACCAGTTGCACCAGTGTTACCTGTACCAGTTGGTCCAGTTGAACCTGTACTTCCTGTATTACCAGTTGCACCAGTTTGACCTGCACCAGTAGCACCTGTTACACCTGTTAATCCTGTAGGTCCAGTCGCACCAGTTTGACCTGAACCAGTTGCACCAGTTGCTCCCGTTGCACCAGAAGGACCAACAATTTGTCCTACACTGCTCCAACTAGATCCGCCCCAAACATATAAGTCACCATCAGCATTAACAATGTATGCATCATTAGTTGTATTACCAGTTGGTGGTAAGTTGCCAGTTGCTGCAACACTTCCACGAACATTTATAGATGTTCCAGCAGCACCAGTATTTCCAGTTACACCAGTGTTTCCAGTAGGTCCAGTTCCACCTGTTGCACCTGTTGCACCAGTAGGTGCGCCAGCAGGACCCGTCGGTCCTGTTGCACCTGTTGGGCCCGCACCAGTTGAACCAGTTCTTCCTGTTACACCTGTTGGACCAGTATTACCTTGTGGACCAACTGGTCCTCTAGATGAAGCAAATGCTCCTTGAGAATTTGATACTGGGGCTACTCTGTCTAAGTTAGAGAAATTAACACTATTTACGCCAGTTAATAAATAAAATTTAAAACTATAAGCCCTAGCCCCTGAAATTCTTACTGTCGCTGTGTAATACCACCCAATTGGAGATAGATCTCTATCATCTGTACATGGAAGTGTGATTGAAAATGCACCAGAAGCATTTAAAGTTTCTGCCTGTGGGTCACTAATAATTACTGCATCATTAGCATCTAAAATTCTGCCAGAAGGTGTAAAAGTTACTGTTCCAGCGGCAGCGCTTCCATTTGTATTCGTGAAGCTGCCCGTGATCGTTCTAGTGGATACATCCGCTGGATATGGCATTAAATCTCCAAAATACTATCACTCGAACACGTCTGAACGAGGTAGAACTAGATAGGTCTTTCTATATTCTACAAGATTTTTAACACTCTTACTTTTTTATTTTATTAAAAAGTGCTTATAAAGTTGTCTTTATTATAGAGCATTTTTCTACCTGCTAGCTGGGATAATGCTTATATCTCTACGAGGGTCGTAACCTTCTCCAATTACCATTGTTAAAACTCCAGCAGGGGACTCAAGCCCTGTTCTATCTCTAAACCAGGCAGAGCCAGGATCTAGAGTCGGACACTGCGCCCAAAATCTAGGACCTATATCCATGCTTTTAAAATGGTGATAATGACCAGATAACCAAACATCACAATTGCCAAGAGCAGTCTGTCCTGCTGCTTGACCTGAAAGATATTTAATTGGATCTCTAGATTGATGACCGTGAAATAAACCAAGCATAGTTCCATTTATATTTATTGCTAGAGTTTGATGATCACTTTCTGGATATCTAAACTCAACGTGGGCTAAGTTTTCATTCTCTGCGCAAGCGTCCTGCACAGCGCTAGCAATCTCGGTGTTCCAACCATCTGCTGGATTAGCAACTACTTGCCTAGTTACCTCATCATGGTTTCCATTAACTACTGGAACAACTACTCGATCTGATATCTCAGCAAATGCTTTTACTTGAGACATTAATAGTCTACGAGCAACTCTTGTCTGCTCGGTTAGTCCTAGATCTGAAGAAGCCTGTCCTTGCAATCTTCCATGCTGGGAAACATTTCCCTCTACATGATCTCCTAGTAATGCAATTACTGTTGTTCCTAGGCTTCTACCTATCTTGCGTAACTCTTTTAATCTGTGGATCCCGCCTTCGGTGGTTTGATGAATTCTTGCTACAGACTCTAAAGTCCCGCCGCCACTACCTTTTTTACCAATTTGTTGATCACTGGGAGCAAATACAAAAGCAAACTCTCCTGTTGCTTTTATTTCTCTAGCAGAAGGTCTCCATTTTTTTATGTCTTCTATAAGTTTTTCTAAATCTAAATCATTTTCTTTTCTTATCATCTCTGACGCAACTACATTTATTCTTGCCGACTCTAGCCACTCGCCGTCATATCTTTGCCATCTAGACCTACGAACTGATCTAACAATCCAGTCTTTGGGATCTAAATTAAACTCTTTTAAAATCTCTATGGCATCTGGCAGGTTTCCTTCTGATCTAGGGATAGAAACTAAGTATCCGCCAGTCTCATCTATCTCCATACGTGGGCGCCATGCTTCTGGCGTGTTATTTTTTCTTATATCCGAGCCTGATTCTCCAGGGGATATAAGTGCGGCTAGCTTTTCAGCTATCGACTCACTCATTAATTTTTTCTAACTTACTGTTTAAATGTTTTTTTAATTGATTAGTCTTTCCTATATAGCATCTACAGGCTCTTGCTCTGTGAAGTCTTACTGAAGCAAATGCAATGTTATGACCTTCACTAGATATAATTTCATGAATCTTTAGATTAGATACAGATCCGTTGCCAGCTTTAGTAGAGAAAATTATCTCTAAAGCCTCACGGTCTTCATCACTTACTGTGGCTAGTAATCTAGAGACTCCGCAAGGGAGACCTGTTTCGGATTTAGTTGCTGTTTTTAACTTCTCAGATAGGCTCACTATAAAGTACCCTTCTCATTCGTATGTAAGTGTTTAGATAACTAAACACTGCTTTCATACGGGTACTTTAACGGTAAATATTACTTTTAGTAGCACCTAAGCAAACTTTTTTTCAGCGTGTCTTTTTAGACTTTTTTTACCTTTTTGTCTAATTTTGCCTTTAGGCTAGGTTGTTCTTTTTTGCCTCTACAGATGCTTGCTGAGTTGTATCTATCATTCCAAGAACAAGTTCTTTAATAATTTGAACCTCTGTCATCATTTGATTATTAGTTTTATCTATCGAGTTAACTCTGTCAGCCAAAGACTGACCCCCATTTGGCCAAAGTTGATACTCGACCTTATCCATTCTATCTGATAGAGTTCTACCTTCCCCATCTACCCCAATTGCTGCGTCTATCCTTTTTGCTATTTTATAAACTGAATATAGAAAAATACAAAGCGCTGAGATTGCTCCTGTTATACCTACTATTTCATACCAAACTTGAGTACCGTTGAACATATGAAGGGAGCACCTATCTGACTAATGTCATAGTGACTTTTGACTAATGATCTAATTTTGACATATATTTAAACATCTTATTTTTTATATTGGCGAGTCTCTTCCTTTTTTGCTTTAAAAACTCTATAGTTTCAATATTGCGTAAATGGTGCATATTTATCAAAACTTGCCCTATAGTTCGTCAACGATTTACATAAAGAGGGAGTAATGGCTTTGATACAAGGACAAAAAAGACTAAGCATAAGAGCCGTTGCCCTGCGGTACGGAATACCCTCTAGAGTTGTTGCCAGAGCAGTATGGCTTGGTGAATTAAATGCAATTAAAACAACTACTGAAACTGGAAGAGAAAGAGTTTATATTCTTATTGAAGATGCGGATAAGTGGTTTTCTTCATTACCAGTTGTTTTAGAAACTGCTTATGTAAGTAGGTCAAAATGAGTACATGGGAGTACGCAAACGGCAGACTTGCACCAGGTGCAAAATGGTATGCAGAACATGGTTGGAAAATTCTTCCATGTTATGGAATATCCAATGGAAGATGTAGTTGTAACTCTTCACACACTGAGCCAAAAGATACTGGTAAACACCCAGCGATAGCCCAATGGAACGCATCTGCTACATCTGATGTAGATAAAATTTCTGAGTGGTGGTCTTCTGAACCTGATTACAACATTGGAGTCGTTTGCCGTTCTAGTGGATTTTTAGTAATTGATATCGATCCTCGTTCTGGTGGTCCAGAATCATTTGAAAAATTTGAAGCCTTACTTGAAGGCGCACTTCCATCAACTGTAGAAGCGATAACTGGTGAGTACACAATTGGTAATGGAAAAGCCATGCGTGGTCGTCACTTATTTTACAAGTGCAGTGAGTCAGAGGAGTTAGTTGGAAATCTAAATAAACAAGGCTTAAAAGGCGTTGATATCAAACATAATGGCTATGTTCTTATCGCACCTTCTAGACACTTTTCAGGTCACTGCTATGAGTGGGTAAAAGGTAAAGGCCCTCATGAAATGGAGATGGCTGAGGCACCAGAGGAGTTACTTAATGTTTTAAGAAAAAGATCAAGGAAATCTACTGGAACAAGTGTTGGTCTTGGAGACTGGTCTGCAATGGTTGGAGATATAGGAAACTATGATCCAACAATTGATGTTAGTAAAATTCTTAAAGAAGGTATTGATGAAGGTAGTCGTGCTGTAGATATATATGCACTTGCTTGTTCTCTTGCAAATAAATTTCCTGTAGAAACTGAAGCAGGTCGTCTTGCTGTTGAATCTTTAATGATTCGTTTTAATGCCGAACAAGTTAGACCCCCTCTACCACTTGAGGGAACTAATAGTGTGATGATGCACACTAGACGTGCAATTGATTTTGTTTTAAAAAATCCTAAACTAGATAGACTTTTACCTCCTGGTCACAAAGAATGGGCAGAAGGTTCTCAGAAAGAAACTAGAGCATCTCTAGGAGGAACTTCTTTAGAAAAAGTAAAACCAATTTTAGGAGTTGTTCAGCCTCCTGTTAATAGTGATAGAAACAATGCAATAATTTCTTCTATTGAAAGTGGTTACACAAATGAACAAGTTTTATCTGCTAAAAATTTAGATATACCTCCTGAGCAAGATGCTATTTCCGCCGAAGATGGTGGAACAGAGGGTATGCGAACATTTACAGATATTGGAAATGGTCGTAGATTAGTAGATACTTTTAAAGATGTAATTAGATATACACCTGGCTTAGGATGGTTTCATTGGAATAATGGATACTGGAAGCCAGATGCCGAAGGCTTAGAGGTAAGAGAGTTATCTAAAATGATTCCTACTCTTATTTCTAGTGAAACTGTTAAATATGCTGACCCAGATAAGCAAGGTGAGGCTATTAGGTGGGCTAACCAAACTAGATCAATTGCTCGTATTCGCTCTGCAATTGAAGCAGGTAACTCTGATCCTAGAATTAATAGACATGTAGAAGAGTGGGATAAGGATGAAAACCTACTAGGTGTAATGAATGGTGTTGTTGATCTTAAAACAGGAGAGTTGTTAAAGAATCGTCCTGACCTATTTATAACTAGAAGAGCGCCAGTTGGATATATTGTTGGTCAAAGAAATGTTCGTTGGGAACAATTCTTAGACTTTGCTACTGGTGGAGATAAAGAGTTCCAAGAGTGGCTACAACGTGCGGCTGGATACTCTTTGACTGGTTCTAGAAAATATGATGTTATGTTTTTAGTCTACGGTCCTGCTGGTTCTGGTAAAAATACATTTGTTGAAGCATTAGTTAAATGTTTAGGTACTCAACAATATGCTTGGCCTTTAGACTCAAGCATTCTTGCACAAAATGATGGCAGAGCAAATAGCCAAGATCTCTACCACTGGGCTGAGTTGCGTGGACGTAGAATGGTTTGGGTAGATGAATTACCTGAGTCTGAAAGATTAAAAGAAAACTCAGTTAAGAAGTTAACTGGTTCTTCTGAAATCTCTGCTCGCTCTCCTGGCGAGAAACCTTTTACTTTTAGCTCTCGTGCAAAACTTTGGGTAAGTACTAATCACAGACCAGTAATTAGTGATGATGCTATGTGGAGACGTATTAGACCAGTACCGTTTTTACATGTTCCAGAAAGTCCAGATCCAGAGTTAAAAGAGTACATATTTGATCCAGACGGTGCACTAAGTGCTGTTCTTGCATGGGCAGTAGAAGGAGCAATTAAAATTTTAGGCTCTGGATCTAAAGATGGTCTTGGTTGGTGTCGGGTTGTTAGCGATGCGGCTGAGATCTATAGAAAAAATGAAGACAGAATTGGTTTGTTCTTAAACGAAGAGACTAATGAAAATGCAGGATCTACTTTATCTGTTAAAACACTTTACACTGTTTACAGAGCATGGAGTGAAGATCGTGGAGAGAGACCTCTTACTCAGATTGCATTCCATAGAAAACTTATGGATAGAAACTTAAGCATTGTTGGTTCAGGTTCTCAGGCTACAGTTGGCGGGCGTTCTTTAATTCCTAGAGCCGTTCCTTCTGGAGAAGTAGATTGGTCTGTTGCTGCTAGATTTTCTAGGTAAATATGAAACTTAAATGGACTAAAGAAAGAGATGCCCGCTTCTGGGATAAAGTCTATGTCGAGGAAGATGAAGATTGCTGGCTTTGGTTTGCTGCTATAACTAGCAGTGGGTATGGGGCTTTTTCATATAGCAAAGGTAAATTAATAAGTGCTCATAAAATCTCTTGGGCTATACATAAAAATAATGACACTCTATCCCCACGTAATCTACAAATTATGCATCTTTGCGACAATAAAGTTTGCGTTAATCCTCATCATTTAGCCATGGGAACTGCTAGACAAAACAATCTAGATGCTTTTAAAAGAGGCTTAAATACTCCTATAAATAAGATAGTTGGTAGACCTAGTCAAAATCCTTACTGCAAACACGGACATGAACGTAGTAAAGAGAACACTATTATTAAAGATGGCTACAAACTTTGCAAACTTTGTAGACAAGAAACCTACCGTAAATCCAAACTCAAAAAACACCCCTCCCCCTAATCTCATCCTCCTCCTCTGCTTCTTACGGAATGAGAGCGCGGAAAAACGCATTTTTAAAGTAAGATATAATTAAGCATCTAACAAAGGATTCCCGTGCCACTTTTAGGAACTTCTGCTTCACAAAACACAAAAAGTTTTTTAACATTTCCACCAGAAACAATCGAATATCTTGTAGTTGGCGGCGGTGGCGGAAATAATTCAAGTCAAGCAAGCGGTGGTGGAGGCGGAAATGTACTGCTAAGTACTAGTTACTCTATAACTTCTCTAAGTTCTTGGAACATCACTGTCGGCGGCGGAGGTAGCGCATCTAGTTTTTATAATATAACAGCAGCAGCAGGTACTAGCTCTTATGGACCTGGAGGAACTTCTGGTAACGGTAACGCAGGTGGTGCTGGAGTTTCTGGCTGGTGTGGCACTGGACAAGGTTATAGTGGCGGTGGTGGCTGGGCAGGTGTAGGAGGAGGCGGCGCTTGTGTGTACAACGGTGACAGAGAAGATTATTTTGCAAGAGGTGGTAATGGAGGAGATGGTAGATCTTCTTCAATAACTGGGTCAGCTACTTACTATGGAGGCGGAGGCGGTGGATTTGCTGGTGGCAACTATGCAGCACCAGGATCTAATGGACTTGGCGGCGGTGCTAGTGCAAATACTGGCGGTGGGGCATCTGGAACTGGTTATCAACCTGCTGGCGGATCAGGAGTTGTTGTTATCGCGTATGCTAGTGATAAATCAGAATTAAGTGTTGGCGCAGGATTAACATATTCAATGTCTACTAGCTCAAGAGCAGGTTATCGTGTATATAGATTTACAGCAGGAACAGGAACGGTAACTAAATAATGCCTAAAAATGTGAGTTTTGCATAATGCCAATTCTTGGAACAATTTCTAGTAGTTATTTTCAATTACCTCCTTTAACTGTTGACTACTTAGTAGTTGCAGGTGGCGGCTCTGGAGGTAGTGGTCAATGGCGTACTGGTGGTGGCGGTGCAGGAGGTTTACGTTCTACAGTAACAGCGACTGGTGGTGGCGGTTCATTAGAGTCTGCTTTATCTTTAACTGCATCAACTAATTACACAGTTACAGTAGGAGGCGGAGGCAGTCCTAGCGGTAGTTCTACCGTTAGAGGATCTAATGGTTCTGACTCAATATTCTCAACAATAACTTCAACGGGTGGTGGAGCTGGTGGTTCTAGAGACGCACAAACTGAAGGTGCAAACGGAGGAGCCGGTGGCGGTACTCGTTTTACATCTGTTGGAACTGGAACTAGCGGTCAAGGATTTAACGGAGGATCAAACCCAACAAATTATGGTGATCATGCTGGTGGTGGCGGTGGTGCAGGTGCAGTTGGTGGAAATGCAATTTCATCTAAATCTGGTAATGGAGGTATTGGTGTTGCAACATCAATTACTGGGACGTCTACATATTATGGCGGCGGCGGGGGAGGAGGTAGTGAAACTTCTGCTGGTTCAGGTGGTTTAGGTGGCGGAGGTGCTGGAGGAGCAAACACAAATGGTGTCAATGGAAGTGCTAACACAGGTGGAGGCGCTGGAAACAACAGATCTGGTGGCTCGGGGGTAGTTATACTTAGATATCCAAACGAGTACATAATTACAGTTGGCGCAGGGCTAACAGGCTCAACAGCAACAGATGGTTCATATAAAGTTACAACAATCACTGCTGGTACAGGTAATGTGAGTTGGGCATGATAATCAATTGCAGTTACAAAGTGTATACTTCTACTATCAATATTAGAAAAGCGAGTCAATAAACATGGCACATTATGCGTTCTTAGATGAAAACAACATCGTTACCGAAGTTATTACAGGTATTGATGAGACAGAATTAATTGAAGGCCTAACCCCTGAGGTTTGGTATGGAAACTTTAGAGGACAAGCCTGCAAGCGCACCAGTTATAACAATAATATTAGAGGGATCTACGCTGGAATTGGGTATTCTTATAACTCAGATGAAGATATTTTTGTTGCTCCTCAACCTTTCCCTTCCTGGACTCGCTCAGGTTCTTTCTGGAATGCACCTACTCCAAGACCAGAAGATGATAAGTTCTACACTTGGGATGAAGACTCCCTTACTTGGATAGAGCAAACCCAGCCTTAACAAGTTTTAAATTTACTACCTATATCTCCAATTCCTTTTAGGGAATGAGAGCGCGAAAAAACAGATTCTAAATTCACGATATAATTAGTAAATACTTTTAGGAGCCTCATGCCCATTCTCGGAACGCAAGCATCACAAAACATTAAATCATTTTTAAGTTTAACTGCTGACTACCTTGTTGTAGCAGGCGGTGGCGGGGGTGGTGGTGGTTATTATGCAGGTTCAGGCGGCGGCGGCGGAGGTGGTTATAGATATTTTACATCTCAAACTTTGGCATTAGCAACTAATTATGCAGTTGCAGTTGGTGCTGGTGGCACAGGTGGAACAAATAGTGCACAAGCTACAAATGGTGGAAACTCTACATTTGGAAGTAATTCATCAACTGGTGGTGGAAAAGGTTCATCAGGATATGGCAGTACACTTTATTCTCCAGGTTCAGGCGGATCAGGTGGCGGTGGCGGTGCAATAAATGCAAATGATGCATCTAGAACTGGTGGTGCAGGAAACGCAGGTTCATACTCTCCAGTAGAAGGTTATGCTGGTGGTAATGGCCAAGGTGAGAATCAATTTGCTGGTGGTGGTGGTGGCGGTGCTAGTGAAGTTGGTAAAAATACAACTGGAGTTCATCGCGGTGGTAATGGCGGAGAAGGTAAATCTAATTCTATTTCTGGGACTTCTCAAGTATATGGTTCAGGCGGAGGTGGCGGCGGTGGTTACAGTGGTGGTTCTGAGCCTGGAGGAGTAGGTGGAACAAATGCTGGTAATGGTGGAGATAGGCAACCACCTTATGCAAGCGGTATACCAACAGCAGCAAATGCTAATTTTGGCGGTGGAGGTGGTGGTGCTTCTGCAGCAGGAGTTGCTAATGGTGCATCTGGAGGTTCAGGAGTTGTAATTATAAAATATCCTGATACTTACACAATTTCAATTGGCGCAGGATTAACTGGTACAACATCAGCGCCTGCTGGTGGGTTTAAAGTTACCACAATTACTGCTGGTAATGGAAATGTGAGTTGGGCTTAGTTTTAAAAAATGAAATACATAAGTAAAAAACTAAATATAGACACCTTTTTATCTGTACTTATAGCATCCTTATTTCTTATTCTTTTTTCAAACCAAT